AAAGATGCAAAGAACATAAATTGGAAATATCATCCAGAATTAAAAGAAAGTGTTGAAGAACGTTCGTTATCTAAAGGTGAAGAAAAGGAAAAAGAACGTATTGTAAAAGGTATGAAGAAAGCCAAAGGTGATTTTAAAGATCGCTATGGTAAAGATGCTGATGCAGTAATGTATGCAACTGCAACTAAACTTGCTAAAGAAGGTAAACACATACCTAATCCTAAAAATGCATTCATTACTAAAGCAGATACTGCTTATGACTTTATTAAAATAGGTACCAATATGGCTAACTTGAAAAGTATGCCAACAGGGGTTAGTAATTATGACGAACCTGATATTATGATTGCACCTTATGCAGGTAAAAAAGAAATGAAATACCTACAAAAAGAATTAAAGAGATTAGGTTATAAGGTACAAGATGCTGACGGTTATCAAGATGCACACTATGATGAAAAGCCAACAGGTGGAGAAGAACCACCACAGGTAAAAAACGAAGGAAAACTAGGACGTTTAAAAATTAGTAAAATGCGTCCAGTACATAAAAAACGTAAATTTAGAAAACTATTTAATCAACTGAAACGTATGGGTGAAAATACTATGTCACCTATTACAGTTGACAAACACGGACATATTGTAAACGGACATCATCGTTATGATGCACTACGTTTAATGGGCGAAGAGTATGCAACTGTAAGAATGATAGATGTACACGTCAGTGAAACATTAGATGAAAATTTTGCCGACGGTAAAAAAAAGGGCAAAAGTAGACCAGGTAGAGTAAAGAAATCTGGTGCTAGTTGTAACGGATCAGTTACAAAGTTACGTAAAATGGCAAAAAAATACAGTGGTGAACGTGCTAAGATGTATCATTGGTGTGCCAATATGAAGTCAGGTAACAAAAAGAAGTAGTAAATACAGCATAGGAGTGCTTATGGATTACTTTTTAATACCTGAATTATACATAGATAAACAATTATTCACAAAAAAAGTTAAAGAACAATGCGAATCATGGGGCCATTTTGGTTCTGGACGCTTTAAGTTTTACTCTGGCATGCCTGATGATGAAACATTAGATTATTTAGATAATACTTTTAAAAATGCAGGAGATATTGTAACCAAAGTACTCTTTAATCGTGTAAAAGCAAACAATATTATAGGTCCACACACAGATTATGGAAGAGGTTGTACAATCAACATTCCAATTTGTGGCGACTTTGCAAACAGTAGCCTAGATGCATATGAATGGACACAGCCTGTAACTGTTGTTAGTCCAAACGAAGATATTGAAGAGACTGAAGAAAGTCGTTTTTTCCCACATAGTGAAATAGAAGAACAAATAAATTACACAACCTCAATATGTTTTGATACAAGAGTGCCACATGGTGTCACAAACCAAACAAAGGAAGATAGATTCATACTAGGAGTAACATTTAACGATAAGTTTAAAGTTGGACACATAAAAGAACTATACGAAAAGGGGGAATTGCTTATATGATATTTTGGTTAGGATTTACAGTGATGGTATTAAACGAAGGATTCGTTATAATGCGACATGTACATCCTTGGTTTGCACGTAAACGTGAAGCACTTATGGCCAAGTACGGTAGTAACTGGAAACGTTTTCATGCAACACTTGATTATGTATGGATAGGTGGCGTAGGTTTAGGAATAGTATTAGACTTCGCTAACTGGAAATTTTATGCAACAGTGTTAGGCGTATTTTGGGGATTAGTTGGTATAGTTGTATACTTACCTATGCTAATAAAAAGGATTTTGCGATGATTATTAATGGTGTATACATACAACCTAATCCTTATGAAGATGGATTATGGGTGACTCTTATGTGTCCGCATAAATACATTACAGAAACTAAACTAATTGTTGAAGATTTCGAAAGTAATCAACAACGTAAACAAATAGGCATATTTACGCCTACGGAGGATGAGAATGAAGGCTAAAGAGTTTATGTCAGAAACGACTTCTGCAGGTGCAGTAGCGGCTGTTGCAATGCCAATAGGTGCTGTTCAATCAAGAACAGGATCAAAAAAGAAGAAAAAAGATACTAAAACAAAAGAAAGCGGATTACAACGCTATACAGGTATTAAAAAATACGGAAAAGACGGGTTTGAAGCACTACAAAAAGCAGGCAGAGATGGTGCAAGTGAAGAACAAAAAGGTGCTATTAAAGACAAGTACCTAAAAAAGAAAAAGTAGGATAAATACTATTGTAATTCGGAGTAACACAATGAAGCAAAGTGAGTTATTAGAAAAATCCAAAGGCTTATATCACAACGTTAACAAACGTAAAAAAGCCGGGACCAGCAGAAAGAAAGGTGCAAAAGGTGCGCCAACTGATCAAGACTGGAAAGATGCGGCTAAGACTGCAAAAGAAACTACTAATGAAGGCTTGGCTGAATTAGCAGGTGTTGCTGAAAGAGATCACGAAGTACAAATGGCTCGTGCTGATTTATACAAAATTGCCAAATATGCTATTAAGTTACATGAAATGCTAAAAGGTGTTTCCGAAGCAGAAGGCATGCAAGGTTGGCAACAATCAAAGATTACTAAAGCGGCTGATTATATGGGATCAGTTTATCATGCAATGGATTACGAAAACAAATTTGAAGGTGTAGAAGTAACCGAATCACAAAGAGACACACATTGCTCAGACAAATGCTGTGGATCAGATGTTAAAGCAGAAGATTGTGGATGTCCTCCAGACTGCGATCATTGTAATTGTAACGATACTAGTATTCCTGAAGGCAAATCACCACATAAAAAAGGTACTAAAAAGTACAAAAAACATATGGCGGCAAAACATGCTAATATGGGCGAAGACTATAAAGAGTCAATAAGAAACAAACTTCAAGAAGCACTTCAAGAAGTAGAAGAAGTTGCTGGGTTATGTCCAGAATGTGGACTACCAAGTTATGCAACATTACCAGAAGCAAAACAAAAAGGTGTCGACGGCAAAGTATGCTGGAAAGGCTACAAAAGAATGGGCACTAAGAAGAAAAATGGTAAAACTGTAGATAACTGCGTAAAAGCCTAACCAAAAATCCAATAAATTACTTGACAAATACCTAAATACAAAGTATAATATACTGAATACTTTTAATTAGGAGATAATCATGAGTTCACGTACCTATGGTGCAGAAGAAAAAGCGAAACTTGAAAGACTAGTAAACGAAGGTGTTACTGTGCTTCAAGAAGTAGAAGACCTAAATTCTGGTCTAAAAGAAACAGTTAAGTCTGTTGCAGAAGAATTAGACATTAAGCCAAGCCTTATTAACAAAGCAATTAAGATTGCTCAAAAAGGCGAATGGCATAAAGTTTCAGAAGAGTTTGATGATCTAGAAACACTTGTTGTTACAGTTGGCAAGGACAAGTAGTGCAGAAGATAAAAGACTTTTGGATTAATAGTTATCAAAGCGACAAGATTGCATTTGCATTTGAACTTGTCAGTTTTATTTTCACAGTCGGCGCCAGTATGACGCTGGCAATAACAGCCAAAGAACCTAATATGTTATTAGTTTATCCTGCATTTTTTGTTGGTAGTACAACACAATGCTATGCATCTTATCGTAGAGGTGCCGCTTGGGTAATGTTAATAACAGGTTGGTTTGTATGTGTTAATATATTTGGATACGGAGTAGCCGCTTTATGGTGGTAAAACCTTACCAACCTTTGGCCTGGATCAGTACAGGTTGTTTACTGATAGCCGCAACATTAGCGGCATTTAACATTTACCCTTGGTATATATTTGCATTTATTGGAAGTAATACTTTATGGGTAATTATAGGATTACTTTGGAAAGAACGTAGTCTTGTTGTTCTTAATGCAGGACTTACAGTCATATATATTGTAGGATTAATACTTTGAATGTACTCATTGCAGGAGATAGTTTTGCGGCTGAATGGCCTGGACACAATAGTTGGGTCAAACTTCTCGCAAGAGATTATGATGTAACAAATGTTGCACAAGCAGGTGTAAGTGAATATAAAATACTACAACAAATACAAACTGCAAACTTAGATGAATATGATTTAATAATCGTTAGTCATACAAGTCTAAGTAGAGTACATACACCCAAACACCCTTTACACAAAGAAGGACTTCATAAAGACTGTGATTTAATTTTTAACGATATTAATCGCATAAGTTTTTTTAATGCAAGTCTAAAAGCCGCTAAAGATTATTTTAAATACCACTATGATGACAAGTACTACCAGACTGTATATAGTTTGCTAAGAAAAGAGATAAACACTATATTAGCAGAAAAAAAGTATCTTAGTATGTCACATGTAGAGGTAGCAAAACTTTTTATACACGAAGATAATCATTTAGATTTCAGCGAATTTTGGCAATCACACAAAGGCACAGAAAACCACTATAACATTACAGGCAACCAAAAAATATATGATATTGTTGTTGACAAAATCAATAAACTATGCTAGTATTATAATACGCCCAAGAGGCATGCAGATGGTCCGTTGGCCACAAGCAACGAGGAGATAGAGTTGAGTTACGTAGACGCACATTTTGATCGCGATTCTGATATTATCAGAACAGTTGAACGTAAAGATGGAAAAAGGCATTTCCACGAATATCAAGCAAAATATACATTCTATTATAAAGATCAACGAGGCAAGTATAAAAGTGTCTATGGTGATCCTCTCCAACGTATTGTATGTAAAAACACAAAAGACTTTCGTAAAGAAGTTGCTATTAACAAAAGCAAACAATTATTCGAAAGCGACATCAATCCTATATTCCAATGCCTAAGTGAAAATTATCTTAACCAAGATGCTCCAAAACTAAACATTGCATTTTTTGATATTGAAACGGACTTTGATCCTGAACGTGGATTTGCTGATCCTAGCGACCCGTTTATGCCTATTACATCTGTATCTGTATACTTGCAGTGGTTAGAAACAATGGTATGTTTAGCAGTTCCGCCTAAGACACTTACAATAGATCAAGCAAAGAAAGAACTTGAAGGTATTGAAAACGTAATGCTTTTCGAAAAAGAAGGTGAAATGATTGACACTTTCTTGACACTAATTGAAGATGCTGATGTATTATCAGGTTGGAACAGTGAAGGTTATGATATTCCTTACATTGTAAATAGAACAAGTCGTGTACTTTCAAAAGATGACACAAGACGTTTTTGTTTGTGGCAACAACTTCCTAAGAAAAGAGAATACGAAAAGTATGGTAAATCAGCGGAAACCTATGACCTAGTAGGTAGGGTACATTTAGATAGTTTGAATTTATATCGTAAATACACGTATGAAGAAAGACATAGTTACAGACTTGATGCTATTGGTGAAGTTGAAGTTGGTGAAAATAAAGTTCCTTATGAAGGCACTTTGGATCAATTGTACAACAATGACTTTAGAAAATTCATTGAATACAACATACAAGATACCGCTCTACTGGACAAATTGGACAAAAAACTAAGATTTATTGATCTTAGTAATGAACTGGCTCATGCAAATACAGTTTTGCTACAGACCACAATGGGAGCAGTTGCAGTTACAGAACAAGCGATTGTAAACGAAGCACATCATCGAGGACTTCAAGTTCCAAATAGATCAAAATATGATGATGAAAGCACAGCCGCGGCAGGTGCTTATGTGGCATTTCCTAAAAAAGGATTACACAAATGGATAGGTAGTATGGACTTGAACAGTCTGTATCCTAGTGTGATTCGTGCATTAAATATGGCACCCGAAACAATCATAGGACAAATACGTCCAACTATAAGCGAAGCCCGTGTACACGAAGATATGACGCTTAAAAAGAAAAGTTTTGCAGGATCTTGGGAGGGACGTTTTTCAACAGAAGAATATGAAGCAGTAATGGAACAACGTAGAGATGTATCACTTACTGTTGATTGGGAACAAGGAAAGTCACCTGCAGGTTCACCGAGTGATGTACTTAGTGGTGCAGAGATTTACAAATTAATTTATGATAGTAATATGCCTTGGATGCTTTCATCTAACGGAACAATCTTTACAACTGAGTTTGAAGGTGTTATTCCAGGTATACTTGAACGTTGGTATTCAGAACGTAAAGAATTACAAGCACAACTTAAAAAAGCAAAAGATGCTGGCAATAAAATAGAAATTGAATATTGGGACAAAAGACAATTAGTTAAAAAGATTAACCTAAATAGTTTATATGGTGCTATTCTTAATCCAGGTTGTAGATTTTTTGATAAACGTATTGGTCAGTCAACAACACTTACAGGTCGTACTATTGTTAAACACATGTCAGCAGAAGTAAACAAAGTTATAACAGGCAAATATGATCACGTAGGTGAAGCAATGATATATGGTGATACAGATAGTTGTTACTTTAGTGCTCATCCTGTTCTTAAAGAACAAATAGACAAAGGACAAGTGCCTTGGGGTAAAGATAACGTAATTAAACTTTATGATCAAGTATGTGAAGCGGCTAATGAAACATTTCCAAAGTTTATGCTAAATGCATTTCATTGTCCTAAGTCACGTTCAGATGTAATTGCGGCGGCAAGAGAAATTGTTGCAGAGTCAGGCTTGTATATTACAAAGAAACGTTATGCGGCATTAGTATATGATATTGAAGGCTTTAGAAGTGATGTAGATGGAAAGCCTGGTAAAGTAAAAGCAATGGGATTAGATTTACGTAGATCAGATACTCCTGTGTTTATGCAACAGTTCTTAAGCGAACTATTATTAATGGTACTTACTGATAAACCACAAGCAGATGTACTAGAACGTATTACACAGTTCCGTAAAGAGTTTTCAGAACGTCCAGGTTGGGAGAAAGGATCTCCTAAACGTGCAAACAAGATTGGACACTATCAACGACTAGAAGAAAAGCAAGGCAAAGCAAACATGCCTGGACACGTAAGAGCAAGCATCAACTGGAATACACTTAAACGTATGAATGGCGACAAGTATTCGCAAGAGATTGTAGACGGTATGAAAGTTATTGTGTGTAAACTAAAACAGAATCCGTTAGGTTATACAAGTGTTGCGTATCCAACAGATGAACTACGTATACCAGATTGGTTTAAAGAACTGCCATTTGATGATGACGCAATGGCAGAAACAATTATCGATAACAAACTAGACAACTTAATTGGTGTGCTTAACTATCCATTACAAGATACCAAGCAACACAATACATTTAACAGCCTATTTGATTTTGGAGAACAATGAAATTGAGCGAAGAACAGAAACTGATTTTGATCACAGACTTTATAGAACAAAAGTTACGTAAAGAAAAAGAATTAGAATATTATTTGAAAGAGTTAGAAGAGTTGCAACGCAAAATAGGTTATTTGCGTAGCGAAGTAAGTCTTACTAATACAATTATTAATATGATTAAGACTGAACAAGTGTATGACATAAAAGATAATATGTTAGACAATGAAAATAAAATTATAGAATTACCAAAGGAAAATAAATGAAAAACTGGACTAAAAATTCTCCGTATAGAAACAAAGACAAAGATGAAATTGCTGATATATTTTATGAACAATTTAAAAAGCATGGTGTGAGACTTCCAGAAACATATACAGAGCAAGAACTAATTGACTTAAATCCTGGAGTTCCTATATGGTTCACTAAACAACATATGAAATTGAAAGACAAAAAATGAAAGTAGGATTTACTTGTAGTACATTTGATCTATTACATGCAGGACATGTGATTATGTTGCGTGAAGCAAAAGAACAATGTGATTATCTTATTTGTGGATTACAAGTTGATCCAAGTATAGATAGAGCAGAAAAGAATGCACCTATACAAACTGTAGTTGAACGCTACACTCAATTAAAAGGTGTAGAATATGTAGATGAAATTATTCCATACGGTACAGAAGAAGACCTAGAAGATATTCTTTCTATGTACCCTATCAATGTGCGTATATTAGGAGAAGAATACCGCGACAAAGATTTTACAGGAAAAGATATTTGTCGTAAACGTGATATTGATATACATTTTAATAAAAGAGATCACCGTTTTAGTTCAAGTGATCTACGGAGAAGAGTTTGTGAATAAATTTATATTTGATGTTGATGGAACACTTACACCAAGTCGTGGTAAGATTGATGATGATTTTAAAAAATTCTTTGTAGAATTTTGTAGTAACAATAATGTTTATCTTGTTACTGGAAGTGATAAACCTAAAACAGTCGAACAAATAGGTGAAGATCTTTATAGTATGGCCAAACGTGTATATAATTGTTCAGGTAGTGAAGTATGGGAAGGTGATAAAAGAATTAAAACTAATGATTGGAAAATTCCATATCATGTTAAGACTTGGCTTTTAGAAAAGTTGGAAGAAAGTGACTTTCCTTTACGAACAGGTTTACATATCGAAGAACGAGTAGGTATGCTTAACTTTAGTGTTGTAGGACGTAATGCAACAATAAGTGAACGCAAACTTTACGTAAAATATGATAAAGAACATAACGAACGTAATTTTATAGCAGATTTATTTAATAAAGAGTTTGTTGATTTAGTTGCAAGGCCAGGAGGCGAAACAGGAATAGATATATCACCTAAAGGCAAAGACAAAAGTCAAATCATTTATGATTTTAATCAAGATGATACTCTACACTTTTTTGGTGATAGGATGGATTCACAAGGCAATGATTACCCTTTGAAAAAAGTTATTATTGATAACGACTTAGGTTTAGCAATACAAGTTAACGGTTGGCAAGATACTTGGGAGAAATTAAGATGCGTATAATGCTGACTGGACATAGAGGATACATAGGTTCTCATTTGTTAAAACGTCTTACAAAAGAAAACAGTGTTGTTGGATTTGATTTAGTAGATGGTCAGGATTTAATAACATGCGAATTCAACGAAGAATTTGATTTGATTATTCATCTAGCAGGTCAAAGTGGTGTAAGAGATAGTATTAAAGATCCAGGACTATATTGGCGTAACAATGTAGAAGTAAGTAAAAGATTATTTGCACGTTACCCTAACACTAGAATAATGTATGCAAGTTCTAGTTCAGCATATGAACCTGATCTTAATCCATATGCGGCAAGCAAATATTGTGTAGAAGAAGCCGCAGAAAGAAATAATAACACATTAGGAATGAGATTCCATACAGTGTATGATCATAATCCAAGACAAGGTATGTTTATACAAAAACTAATTGACGGCGAACTAGAATATGTTACTAATCACTATAGAGATTTTATACACGTAGATGATTTATGTGACGCTATTGAATTGTTAATACGATCCACTTATACTGGTACTGTCGACATAGGCACAGGAGTGCCGTTTAGGATCCGTGATTTTGCAGAGGATTTGCCTATCCGCCTAAATACCCCAAATGAAAGGCAATGGACATGTGCAAACATGGACAAAATGAAAAGTCTAGGGTTTAAACCTAAACATAGTATCGAAAAACTCTTGACAAACCCGCCAAAAGATAATATAATAAAACTTGAAATAGGAGAAACTACATGAAAGACATTCTACAAGACGTTGTTGCCCATACACACGCATTAGGCTTTTTAGCACTAGTGAAAGTAAGCAATGACGAAGGCACAACTATCGATGCAATGGCTGAAGACCGTTCAGTAATTTTATCAGGTAGTACACATTCGCCAGTAGCAGAGTTTGAAGGAACCTTTGGAATGCCAAACTTAGATAAACTTAGTTTGCATTTAAAAAATCCTGAGTATCAAAAAGATGCAAAGATTGACGTTGTAAAAGCAGAACGCAACGGAGAAACAATCCCAACACATATACATTTTGAAAATGCGGCAGGCGATTTCCAAAATGATTATCGCTTTATGAACAAAGCAATCATTGAAGAAAAACTAAAAACAGTTAAGTTCAAGGGTGCGGCATGGAGTGTAACATTCCAACCAAGTATGGCAAGTATTGCACGTATGAAACTTATGAGTGCGGCACACGCAGAAGAACCAACATTTAATGTAATGACTAAAGATGGAAATTTAGTTTTTAGTTTTGGTGATCAAAGTACACACGCAGGTGAATTTGTTTTCCAACACAATATTGAAGGTACATTAGCACACACTTGGAGTTGGCCAGTAGCACAAGTACAAGCAATTCTAAACTTAGATGGTGATGCTTCTATGAGCATTTCAGATCAAGGTGCAATGATGATTAGTGTAGACAGTGGTATGGTCAAATATGATTATATCTTGCCAGCACAAAGTAAGTAGGAGTTTTATGACAGATGATAGATCAGAAGATGCAACATACGAAAACGAAAGTAGTACGGTAACGATACCTTTGAGAGAATACGATAAGTTACGTGAGCGTCAATCATATATTACTGATAAAAGTTTAATTGGTATAATTGATAAGTTAGAAGAACTTGTTAGAGCATTGAGAAAACATATAGTAAGGACGGACTTTGATTAATAAAGATTTAACAGCAACACAAAACGACTACGCACATTTTTTGCCAGCATTGAGCGGCTTCTATGCAACATATGTAGGTAAGCAACGCTTTCCTGATCCTGTTAAAGGTCCTTACATTGAAGACACACGTATTCCTGCTAATTGGAATAACAATGTAGAAAGTCTTAACTATCTTAACAAACAACAAGGAGCATTTACTTACAAGTGGTCATTGTATTCAGCAGGACATGCTGATTTAGATACAACTAAAGTTGTTCCAAAAGAAGATATGGTTCGTAATAGAGACCGAGATAATACTTGGTTACTAGGCGACTCAGGCGGATTCCAAATTGGTAAAGGTGTTTGGGAAGGAGACTGGAAAGATCCTAACTGTCCTAAAGCACAAAAGAAACGTGATGGCGTTCTGAAATGGATGGACGCATATATGGACTATGGTATGATACTTGATATTCCAGCATGGGTATCACGTTCACCAGCAGGTGCAAAAGCAACAGGTATTAGCACATATCAAGAAGCAGTAAAGGCAACACGTATTAACAACGATTACTTTATGAAGCATAGAACTGGTGCTTGTAAATTTTTAAATGTTTTACAAGGCGAAAATCATGCAGATGCAGATGATTGGTATGACCAAATGAAAGATTACTGTGATCCTGTTAAGTATCCTGACACTCATTTTAATGGTTGGTCTATGGGTGGACAGAACATGTGCGATGTACATTTGGTTCTTAAACGCCTAGTTGCATTGTATTATGACAATCTATTACAACAAGGTGTGCATGATGTAATGCATTTCTTAGGCACATCTAAATTAGAATGGGCTACGTTGTTAACTGATATACAAAGAGCAGTAAGAAAATATTATAACCCTAATTTTATGATTACATTCGATTGTGCAAGTCCTTTCTTAGCAACTGCTAACGGACAAGTTTACATACAAAATGAAACTCCTGATAGAGGAAAATGGACATATAGAATGGTTCCGAGTATAGATGATAAAAAATATGCTACGGATACACGTACATTTAAAGATGCTGTATTACAAGATGGTATCTTTAAAAACTTTGAAGACAGTCCTGTAACAGATGGAATGCTTGTAAAAGATATCTGTGTTTATAAACCTGGGGACTTAAACAAAATAGGTAAAGAAGGAAAAACATCGTGGGATAGTTTTTCATATGCGATCCAGATGGGTCATAACGTGTGGAGTCACATAAATGCAGTTCAAGAAGCAAACAGACAGTATGACGCTGGAGTTATTCCTAAAATGCTTGTACAAGAGCAATTTGACAGGATTCTATTCAGAGATGTTGTGGAAGAAATATTCTCAAAGACTACAAAAGAAGAGTCATTAAAAGTAATTGATGAGTATTCAAAGTTTTGGATGGCTATACCTGGTACTAGAGGTGCTGTTGGTAAAAAGACAGTAAACAGTAGTACCTTTTTTGATGCTTTGTTTGATGTAGATCAAACTCAAGAGCAAACTGATGAAGAGGAACTAGATGAAACCAAATTGGAGGAACTAGAAGATGAGCAACTACACGGACAAACACGATAAACTTGCAACACACTTGCAAGAGTTATACAAACGTCATAGGTCACTTGATCAAGAAATAAAAGTTTTGTATAATCAATTTGTAGAAAATCATGAACTTAATCTTTTGAAAACAAAGAAACTTTGGTTAAAAGATGAAATATACAGAATAGAAAATGAATTAAAGGCTTTAGGATGAGTAAATTAAATCAACGTCTGCATTGGACTACAACTATTACAGAGAAAGTAATGCTTGGAGGTATTGGTGGACTAACAGTAGTTGCCGCACTATTAGAAGTGTATGGTATGTATCAAGCAAGGAGTATAGAACTTGCTGATTTATTCTTGTTATTCATTTATACAGAGATCGTAGGCATGGTAGGTGCTTATTATATTAGTAATAGAATACCTGTCACACTTCCAATTATTATTGCAATGACGGCTTTGTGTAGATTAATTATCCTACATAGTAAAGATGCTGATCCTTGGGTACTAATAGCAGAAGCAGGTGCTATTGTTATACTAGCAGGAGCGGCATACATTATGAGTGCAAAAGAAAAACTAAGTTTAGAAAAGAAAAAAATAAAAGAAGATGCTGAGTGAAAAAGATGTACGTTGATACAATAAATCCTGTAGAATTTAAAATTATTGGTAAAGATTTAAAAGAATTTTTACAAGGTTTAATCACTAATAACATAAACAATATAGACAAAGAACCCGTAGAAACGTTCATACTTACGCCTCAGGGTAAGATAAAACATCAAGTTAAAATAACAGATAAAGGTGACGGCTTTAGTATATTATGTACTAACGACCAAAGCAGTTTGTTTGCTTTTTTGAACCTTTATGGAAAATTTAAAGGTATAGTTGTAGAAAAAGTAGATGTCAAAGAAGTATATGATAAGAAATACTTCTTAAGACTTTTAGAACAAGGTAAACTAGATACTAACTTTTTAACACAACCATCATTGTATCCTGCTGAGGTAGATGATAGTTTAGTTGATTACGATAAAGGTTGTTACTTGGGTCAGGAAGTAGTTTCAAGAATGAAACACAGACAAAAGAACAAAAAACAAATAAAGATAGCAAATATACTCAATACAAAGCCTTCAGATGCAAAAGTATTACTAGAAATAGAGAACTATATTATTATTAAGGTACCAGTATAATGATGACTGAGAAAGAAGTAAGAGCAGAGTTTAAAGAACACAGAAAAGATCTAGTGTTTGCTGAGTGCTGGCCTAATACAGATCGTGCTTTTTATGAATGGTGCTCGCAGTATCTAGATTACAAACATATTAAAAGAGATGATGATGACTACTAAAAACGAAATGCTAAACAAAAAAATTGATGAATTGGATAAGAAGATGGTCAAATTACAGTTGACTTTAGATGATTTAAGTGTTAAACTCAGTAAGCATATAGGATTTATTGACGAAACATATGAAGGGTTGAAAAATCCAATTAAGGTGGCAAGGAGGTTTTTAGGTAAATGAAAAGAAAATACGAATCAGGTATAGCAGATAATGTTGTATTCTTTACAGGAATAGAAGTAGAAAAAACTCCTGCACACGGTATGGATACATTATTTGTTACAGGTTTACAATCTTGTGATGTTATACAAGAAAAACTAGAAGATAGACAGCATATATTCTTTGGTGCTAATCATTCTTTCGAGCCATCAAATCAAGATTTATGGATACGATGGGAAAGAATGATAAAGGCATTCTTAACTGCTGGCAAATTGTGTTCACTTGATATTCCAATTAATTACGCAGAAGACTTTCTCAAAAGTGGTCTTACTGAATATGAAAACTTTATTCCACAACTACGTATTCCGTTGCCTTACGTAAAACAGTGGAACTACAACACTATGTTGAAGATTGACGATAAAGACTTTAAGGCAACTAATCCTGGCGTTTGGTGTCATAGTTTGCACGATCTATTAGATAGAAATAAATTTACTGATTGGACAAAGTATGGCCTTGACAAAGTAGTAAAGTGAGTGTACAATGGATAGTATAACAGATGAAAGATATTACGATTATATGATACGTAGATCTAGAGAGGAAGATACAATAATGGTCCAAGAAAATATAATAAATAAGGCGGCAAGAAGTATATGGGTAACCTTTAGAAAAGAAGGTGTTCATATGTATCCAGGAGCAGATAGTGATCCAAAATTGGCAACAGGTGATTGGGACGATGTTTCGTTTCTCGGCGTGCCTCATCGTCATATTTTCCATTTCAGGGTGCGTATCGAGGTGTTCCACAACGACAGAGATATCGAGTTCATCCAATTCAAAAGGTGGATGGAGAGACTCTATAATGGAGCGAGTGAGACCGACAATGAAGTGCTCGTTCTAAATCACAGGTCCTGCGAAATGATTGCAGATGAACTGTACGAAAAGATTTCAGCAAAATACCCAGGCCGATTTGTTGAAATTGATGTTGCTGAAGATGGCGAAAACGGCTGTTCAATATATTACCCCAAACCATAAATGCTGTTAAAAAAGGAAATTATAAAATGGCAATCAAATTCAATCGTGAAGCGTATACGAAGGTATTTAACGACTTGGATAAGTTCCGCGACTACTGTCGCTTTGAAGGCAAGATCTTTAACGAAAAAGACTTGTATAAATCCGATGCTCCTGTTTGGCAGGCGTATCAAAAACATGCAGGTTGGTTACGTGCCAAGGCTCGTAACTCCGGCAGAAAGTTTCATTCTCGGAGAAATTAATGACTATTCATATAGTAGACATTGAAGCAGTAGATACAAGATACACAAAACAATGGAAAGATTATCTTCCACCACAACTTCAACGTGCTACAAACGAAGATGTAAAAGTAATTAGTGGAGGGGAAACACCTCAGGCTACAACACCTGGTGCTTTTCTAAACTTTGGTGGTACTAATGTTTACAAATCAAAACAACTTGAAAAAATAGGAGCAATGTTCTGTGATGGATCTGTTGAAGATGGTGATTATTTTCTCTATACCGATGCCTGGAATCCTACAGTTATTCAACTACGGTATATGGCAGAACTATTGGGTGTTGACATCACTATTGGTGGTCTCTGGCATGCAGGTAGTTATGATCCGCAAGATTTTTTAGGAAGACTTATAGGTGACAAACCTTGGGTTAGAAATGCAGAACAGTCTATGTATGACTGCTATGACGATAACTTTTTTGCAAGTAAGTTTCATATAGATTTGTTTAACAGAAATTTTCATACTTCAGATAACAAAAATCATCGTGTAGGCTGGCCAATGGAATATTTGGCAACTAGTTTAGATAGTTATAAGCATATGGAGAAGAAAGATTTAATTCTTTTCCCACATAGAGTTGCACCTGAAAAGCAAGTTGAAATATTTCGTGATTTAAAACAACAATTACCACAGTATGAATTTATTGTATGTCAAGAACAAACCTTGACAAAGAATGAATATCATAACTTGTTAGGTGAAGCAAAACTAGTGTTTAGTGCTAACTTACAAGAAACACTTGGTATTAGTTGGTACGAAGGTGCTTTAGTAGATACTATTCCTATGGTGCCTGATAGATTAAGTTACAGTGAAATGGCTTTACCAGAATTCAAATATGAAAGCAAATGGACTGAAGACTATGATAGTTATTTAGAGCATAGAGATAAAGTTGTTGCACAAATTGTTGAGTATATAGAAAATTACGAAGACTTTTTACCTAGTATTAACAAACAAGTTACTAAACTTAACAAAGAATTCTTTAGTGGCAAAAAACTTTATAGGGTGATTGCAGATGGCGAATGAAGATAAAGATTTTGTTGAAGGATGTGATACTATTACTATTAACGGCGAAACTGTTTTTAGTGTAAATCCAGAACCTGATTATAAAATTTCCTATTCAACTCCAACAATAGATGTAAGTTCAATATCCACCACATCCAGTAGTACAATAGATTCTTCTCACTTGACAGTAAATACTAGCACTATTGGTACACATACTTTTGATGACAATTATACATTTACAACAACATATGAAACGCCAACTGTGTTTGAAGATGTTATGCCTGATCTAGTAACTGTAAATGATATGATGGTAGAATACCCAACTTTAAAAATTGCATTTGAAAAATTCAAAAGGGTATATAAGATGGTTGAACAAGATTATAAAGGAAAAACTGAAAATGAATGAACCATATAATAATGAAGGCTTTGGTTGGGCATTTTTAAATATTGTGTTATTTGCACTAGTATTACCGGGAATAGTAATTTTAAGTATCGATAACGGATTTTCTAAATTTGCACAAATGCGTGGAGTAACAGGAGACTGTTGGGAAAACAGTAGACATGAACGTGTATGTACTGTACCAACAGAAGGTGCAAAATTAGCAAACTGTAAACTTTGGAGGAACTTCTGTGATTAAAAAACATTATTATTCTTGGAATGATATAGAAGATATGTGCCTAAGTATTGTTAATCAGATGTACAAAGACCAATGGAGACCTGATTATATTGTAGGTATTACAAGAGGTGGTAATGTTCCTGCAACGATAATTAGTAATATGACTGGGATACGTTGTGAAGCAATTAAAGTAAGTTTACGTGATGATAGTAAACTAGAAAGTAATACTTGGATGGCGGAAGATGCTCTTGGATACAATGACGGTACACAAATTACAGGTGGACCTTTATATAAAAAAATTCTTATCGTAGATGATATTAATGACACTGGTGCAACCTTTAATTGGATTGCAAAAGACTGGCAACAAAGTTGTCATCCAACTAATGCACGTTGGACTGACGTATGGGGAAACAATGTTCGTATTGCTACACTAACAGATAACATGGCCAGTGAAACAGTATTACCAATTAGTTATACATGTCATGAAGTAAACAAAGCAGAAGAAGATATATGGCTTGTATATCCTTGGGAAAATGTAGGAGTATATGATGGATGAAATAAAAGTAGATAGATTAGATTTATTTCCTGTTCCAATTATTGGATCAGAATATGCACACGCAGAAAGTTTAGCACAAACGCTAATTCCTATTTTTAAAAAAATAGAAGAAGAAGATGAAAATCCAAGACCTTATAGTGCAAATGGTTACACAAACTATGACCCAGGAACACAAGTTATTGAACGTATTGAATGTAATCATTTGAGAGAATGGATCGGTCAAGTTGGTATGGAAGGTAACAAAACTTTAGGCGTTGAAGCAGATTTAACATTTGTTGGTAGTTGGTTTAGTATTAATAGAAAACATACATACCATGAAATGCATAATCATATTCCTGCAACATGGAGTGGAGTATATTATGTGCAAGCAAAAGAAGATGATGCACCTATAACATTTTACGATACTAACAAACAAACTAATTGGCCTTGGGCAGGCTATAAAGAACCAAATGCATATAACACTCCTTCATATAGTGTTACTCCTAAAACAGGACGTTTATTAATTTTTCCTGCACACTTAGTTCACGGTGTAAGCCAGCAGAAAAAAGATAGTGAAAGAATTACAATAAGTTTTAATTTACAAGCAACACAGGGTTTTAAATAATGGGACCTTGGACTGACATAGTAGTTAAATCAAAAGAGTTTACAGTTTTTAGAGATGCTTATCCAGTTACGGAAGGACATATTCTTTTTGTTCCTTCTGAAGAAAATTGGCAATCTCTTACTAAATGTTTCGAAGCCGCATATAAATGGGGCTACGATTGGGTTGAACGTGGATACTGTGATGCGTTCAATATAGGACAGAATGTAGGCGAAGCGGCAGGGCAGACAGTAATGTGGCCGCACGTACATCTCATACCCCGACGAGATGGGGATATGAAAGACCCAAGAGGAGGAGTGCGACATGTTATTCCTAGTAAGGGCAAATATACAAGGAAGGAAAAGCAAGAATGAAACCAGGTGAAGCAATTATCTTAGCCGCACGTAAACAAGCGGAAGGTCAAGTAGCAATCCATCTAGCAAATATCAAAGTTTATACAACGATGCCTGCAGGTATAGGAGAACATCCAGACGTTACTGAACAGGTAATATCAGAGTTAAATAAACTTGGTAGTGCCAACGAAAGATTAGAAATGATTGAAAAATATTTTAATGACTAAGACGCTTTTTATAGGCGATAGTCATACATGCGGATACAAAACAGTTCCTGGTAAAGTAGGACCAGGTAGTTACTCTGTATGGAATGAAAATAGTTATGTAAATGAATATGTTAACTTACATAATAAAAAGGCTGTTGTTTATGCAATGCCAGGCGCAAACAATCGGACGTATGCAGACTGGTTAGGGAGTATGTTTAAAACTTACGATGACATTGATGAGGTAATTATTTTGATGTCATCGTTAAACCGTTTTATGTTAGGATTTAATGAAAAACTATCTCCTAAGGTAATTCCAATAGAACAATTTACACATTTTGAAGGCACAGATAACACAGGCATGATTGATAGATATATTGATGAGATTATTTCAGAAGAATATTTTCAATTATATCAGAAACCTACCAACGATGATTATGAAAAATTTCCTGGATTAAATTTTAGTTATGACAAAGGATTGATAGATCCAGATATACGTAAATCTTCTTACATGCAAATAAAAACATTTTTTGAACTTAATACACATTTAGAACAACGTGATTTCTTTAAAGATATCTATACATGGGATAATATGTGTGCAGATAGAGATATTCCTTTATACCTATTTAAGATGCGTGAAAGAACATTCTTTCCAGAAGCATGGGATTTTTACGGAAAACTTAAAGTAACTAAGATAGCAGATCAAAGTGTAGAAGAATTTTTTACACAAAGGAATATTGATTATAATAACTATTTTGAAGAAGACAAAGAACATTTTAACCAATTATACCATAAACTTATTGCACAAAAGTTTTTAAAACACTTGACAAAGGTCTAAATATAGTATATAATGTTTAGTATAATGGAGAATAATATATGTCATTAGCACAACATGAATTTGGTAAAACTGTAGAAAAGAAGTTTTACTATTCAGAAATATTTCATAGTATTCAAGGTGAAGGACACTATACTGGTGTTCCGACTGCATGGATTAGATTTTTCTTGTGTAATTTACAATGCAACGGGTTTGGACAAATAGATCCTACTAATCCTGATACATATGAATTACCTTTTCAAGACTTTGATGTATCAAGTGTAAAACGTGTTGAGGACTTGCCTGTATGGGATAAAGGTTGTGATTCAAGTTACACATGGGCAAAGAAGTTTAAAGACTTAATGGGTCAAGAAACGCCAACTGTGATGGCAAATAAAATTATAGATATATTAAAGAACGAAAGTAATCCAGAAGGATTGTTTAAACATCCAGTAACAGGACAAAGTCAACACTTATGTATCACAGGCGGAGAGCCTTTAATGGTAACTGGACAGACAGCAACTGTTGGAATATATGAAGAACTTGAAAGACAAGGTAACTTGCCGGGCAGTATGACATTTGAAACTAATGGTACACAAAAACTTAGACAACCATTTATTGATTGGGTAAACAGAATAGACACAGAAATATTTTTTAGTTGTAGTCCTAAACTATGGTCAGTTTCAGGTGAGAAAAGAGAAAAAGCAATTAAGCCTGAAATAGTAGCAGAGTATAGAAAACTTTCAGACAAAGGACAACTAAAATTTGTAGTAGGTCCTGAAGGTAAAGAGTGGGATGAGATGGAAGAAGTAATTAAACTTTTTAAAGCAGAAGGTGTTGATTGGCCTATATGGGTTATGCCTACAGGTGCTAGAGAAGAAGAACAAATAGCAGGTGCAGGTAAAGTTGCTGAAAAGGCATTTAAACGTGGCTATAACGTAGCGGCAAGAGTACATGTATACTTGTTTGGTAATGCAATAGGAACTTAATATGTTACAAGTAATAAAAAATTTATTTAAAAGTAAGCCAGCAAACAAGCCATACCACCCGCCTTATCCACAAGACGAACTTGAAAACATACGTGAATACAAAAATCAACAACATAAAAAAGCAATGAAGGCTAAGATTGATAAAGACCCTTCAGATGCAATTAGGAAGGCAGGATGGTAATGGACTGGGATAAAGTAAAAAAAGCAATAGGTATTAAGCCTAAAATTACAGAGAAGCCGCCCACTTCGGAAGAAACAAGACGTGCGACACTTGAGCAAGAAAAACAAGAAGCAACAAAAAAAGGCGAACCTTGGGTTGCAGTATTAGATACACAAGTTAATCCGGACAATATACGTAATGGATTTTTTGAATTAGATTGGAATAATGAATTCATCGAACAATTAGTAGATGCAGGATATTCAGGCGAAACTAATGAAGAAATAGTTGATGCATGGTTTAGAACTATTGTTAGTCAAATGTTAGAAGAAGAAGGACATGACAAAACAAGAGATGCAGGATATATCAATGTAGTTCCAATAGATAAAGGCAAAAGTGAAATATCATAATGCAAGACAACTTAATGGTCCAACAACAAGTAGAAAATGTTTGGCAACATATGGTAGGTGTCATATGTCTAAACCTAACCAATCGTAAACAAGTTAAAGCAGTACTACCTAAATTCTTTGCTAAGTGGAGTACACACGATTCGTTGGTACATGCTACACGCAGAGAAATTGAAGAAGTTATCCAACCTTTAGGCATGAAACACGTTCGAGCAGAAAGACTGTATCGTATGAGTGAACAGTTTAAAGACTGGGACGGAGAAGATGCTACACAACTATACGGAATTGGCAAGTACGGTTCTGATAGTTATGAACTATTTTATAAGAAAAGAATTCCAAAAAACGTAGGCGATCACGAGTTAAAACGGTATATTGAAGAAGAATTTGTGGTTGACACAAGCCAGATTTAGTGTTATAATAGTACTATAAATTATACAAAGGCACACTAATGGCAACTTATATACTAGTAGATACTGCAAACACATTCTTTCGTGCAAGGCACGTTGTACGTGGCGACATAGATACAAAGGTCGGCATGGCATTTCATATTACATTATCAGGTGTTAAGAAAGTATGGAAAGAGTTTAATGCAGATCATGTTGTGTTTTGTTTAGAAGGGCGTAGTTGGCGTAAAGACTTTTACGAGCCTTACAAACGTAACAGACAAGAAAGTCGTGATGCACTTACTCCTGCACAAGCAGAAGAAGACAAAGTGTTTTGGGAAGTGTTTGATGAGTTCAAAGACTTTGTAGATACTAAGACTAACTGTACAGTTATGCAACATCCACAACTAGAAGCAGATGATCTTATTGCAGGTTGGGTACAAGCACATCCTAATGATACACACGTTATTATTTCAACTGACGGTGACTTTGCACAACTTATTGCACCTAATGTAAAGCAGTACAATGGTATACAAGACGTAACAATTACACATGAAGGTTACTTTGATAAGAAAGGTAATCATGTGTTAGATAAGAAAACTAAAGAGCCTAAGCCTGCACCTAATCCTGAATTTATGTTGTTTGAAAAGTGTATGCGAGGCGATACTAGTGATAATGTGTTTAGTGCTTATCCAGGTGTACGTACTAAAGGCACTAAAAACAAAGTCGGTCTTACTGAAGCATTTGCCGATAAAGAAACAAAAGGCTTCAATTGGAATAACATGATGTTGCAACGTTGGGTAGATCATAATGGTGAAGAACACCGTGTGTTAGATGACTATCAACGAAATGTTATTTTGTGCGATTTATCTGCACAGCCAGGCAACATTAGAAGTATAATCAATGATGTAATTGAAGATCATATGACTCCTAAAGAAGTACAACAAGTAGGTATGCGTCTTATGAAATTCTGTGCTAAATGGGATATGCAACGTATTGCAGACCAGGCACAACATTATGCAGAACCATTACAAGCGAGGTACCCAGTATGATAAAAGCAAAAGAAGTCCTTAAAAATAAATTTTGGATTGTTGAAGAAAACGGCTCTAAGGTAGGAACTTTAAGTGCCGCCGAAGAGTGTTACACATACTCTTGCGGAGCAGGAACACAGGTGTTTGGAGATTTTAATCAACTTAAAAAACACTTAGGAAAAATTACTTGGAGTACTGCTGATGGCGAAACATCTACATCAGAGTTTGAAGTACACGGATATCCAACTAGTTGCGAACCATTCAATCCTATGTATGATGTAAAAAACAAATTGCCTTTGTTTAGCAAAAGTAATAAATCAAAAAGTTTATATTGTGCAGGATATTACTGTATTCAATTCGAAAAAGGTTGGGTCAAAAGTTTTTGTCCTAAACAAATAACAATTGAAAGATATAACTATAGCGGTCCATTTAAGACTGATATAGAAATGAGAACGGAGTTATCACGTGTCAATGCAAGATCCAATTAATACTGCACCTATACAAAACTTTATTAATAATGTAAAAGGTGCTGATGCAAGTCAGGCTAAAGAAGTTAAATTAACAATTCAGCAAGCAAAAGGACTGGCATTTACATTAGGTATTGTTATGGCAAGACTACAAGGCGATATGGAAAAATTTGTAAAAGAAAATGCAAGTAAAGAAGAAACAGTTGAAGTCCAAATGGACGGAGGCAACAACTGGTAAGGAGCCTATGAGTAAAAGAAATCGATTAGAAAGAAAACTAGATGAGTACAATCATACAATGGAACTTGTAAGAACTGTTGTACCGATTGCTGTCTTAGTATTACAAGTAATCATCTTATTAAGGATATTATAAAATGGATGAACAAGATGCAATGTGGGAAGCATTCGACACACTAGTACCTAAAGAAAGTTGGGTACCAAGTGTTGAAGAGAAATGGTTAATTGATAAAATAGCAGAAGTTTTAAAAAAAATAGCATGACAACACACGCAATGATTGACCTAGAAACACTAGATGTTTTACCGACCGCGGTAGTGTTAACTATTGGTGGTGTAAAGTTTGATCCCAATTCTGTAAAAGAAACTACACAACATTTTTATTATAGATTTAATGTAGATGAACAATTATCCAAAGGACGCACAACTTCAAAAAGCACACTAGATTGGTGGGCTACACAAGAACAAAGTGTAGTTGATGAAGCATTGGGCGATCATGATAGAACACCTGTGTTAAGTGTTTTAAAAAAATTAAACAAATGGTGTGTAGGTGTTGATACAATTTGGTGCCAAGGACCTGCATTTGATATTGTTATACTTGAAGATATGTTTAGACAATACGATCATCATTTGCCTTGGCCTTTTTGGAAAATAAAAGACAGTAGAACATTATTTGGTATTATGCCAACAGACCCACGTAAGGAAATAAAGTTTGAAGCACACAACGCATTAGAAGATTGTAAAGTACAGGCTTTGTGTGTGCAACAGACTGTTAATAAGTTAGGTTTAAACCTAAGATAACTACTACTATAACTTAAAAAAAGAGATAAATATATGCGTATATAATTAAAAGGAAATACGCATGAGTAGACCAAAACCGACGGTATTACTAGAATATGTAAATAAGAAAACATTTCGCAGTGAACAAGTATTAGAAGCAGAAGCCATTTGGGCTGTTTTTCATAAAGATAAACCTTTTAATTTAAAAAGTTCTAATATGTTGACTAATTACCCAGGACCTAAATATAAGAAAACTAGTTTTTCAAATCCAGGTCATGCACATAATCTAGCAAGTAAATTAAATGATATGTTCAATTGCAAAGACTTTTCTGTATATAAATTAAGTACAGGTGAAGTAGTTGAAGAAGAATGAACAAAGAAACATATACTAAGGTATTTCTAAAACAAGCCGAAATTGCTATATCAGATGTTACTATGAAAGAGTATATGTCTAAATTATGGCAAAATATCAGAGTAAAAGATCAAGGCGGTTTACGCCTTACTGATGCAGGAATAGAATTTCTAAAAGATAAACTAGAACTTGCAACCTATGAAATACCTTTTCCAAAAGATTTTGAACTTACAACCAATACTATAATTTGGTTAGACCAATTTATTGATTGTCCTTATTGGTTATGTAAGTATTCTATAGAAGTTACGGACGAAAAGAAGGCACTCGAACTACATCTTTTTAGCGGAGATGTAAAGAAATACGGACTTACCAAAGCATTAAACAGACAAAAAAAGTAACCAAAATAGGTTGACTTTCCTCTTAACCTATGTTATTATATATACATACTAAGAAATTAAGTATGGCACTGATACAAACAAACGAGGAATATAACATGGAATCTGTAGTACGAACTGTTACTCCAAATGGAGCAAAGAAAAGTATTATTAGGGCATTCAAAAAGAAACGTCCTATTTTTATGTGGGGCCCTCCAGGTATTGGAAAATCTGATATTATTGGGCAAATCACAAAACAACTAAAAAACTCACATCTAATTGATGTACGTTTATCACTTTGGGAACCGACTGATATTAAAGGTATCCCGTATTATGCGGCAAACGATAATACAATGATGTGGGCACCACCACAAGAACTTCCAACAGAAGAATTTGCAAAGAAGTTCGATTATATTGTTCTTTTCCTAGATGAAATGAACTCTGCGGCTCCGGCAGTACAAGCGGCGGCTTATCAATTAATTTTAAATAGACGTGTTGGACAATACAAATTGCCTGACAACGTTCTCATTGTTGCGGCTGGTAACCGTGAAGCAGATAAAGGTGTTACTTATAGAATGCCTGCTCCACTTGCCAATCGTTTCGTTCACTTAGAACTAGCAGTTGATTTTGATGACTGGTTTGCATGGGCAGTAGATAACAACATTCACAATGATGTTGTTGGTTACTTAACATTTAGCAAGAAAGATTTATACGATTTCGATCCAAAGTCTCCTTCACGTTCTTTTGCAACGCCAAGAACTTGGTCGTTTGTTTCTGAACTACTTGAAGATGACGATGACGAAACTACCACTACTGATTTAATTAGTGGTGCAGTTGGAGAAGGTTTGGCTGTCAAATTTATGGCTCACCGTAAGGTTGCCGCTAGTATGCCTAACCCAACTGAAATACTCGCAGGTAAAGTTAAAGAAATGGCCACTAAAGAAATCAGTGCCATGTATTCCTTGACCGTGAGCCTTTGCTATGAACTTAAACAGGCGTCAGATAAAAATGACAAAAAGTTTGATGACATGGTTAATAACTTCCTGCGATTTGCAATGGATAACTTCGAAACAGAACTTGTTGTTATGGGAATTAAAGTTGCTATTACACAATACCAACTTCCAATTGATCCAGACGAAGTTGCATGTTTTGATGAATTCCATGAACGTTTTGGCAAGTACATTAGTGCCGCCAGTAACTAATAGTATAAAGGGTAGGGGCTTCTCTACCCTTTATTCTTACCAAAACAGGTTGACTAATAACGTAAATATGCTATTATATATGTATAGTAACAAAAAGGACATGGCATGGGCTTAGATACTAAAGGATTCAAACCAGTAGAATTATCCAAAGAAGAACTAGAAATAATGCGTGAAGAAGTTCACGATAGGGTAATTGTTGCAAGAGTAGGTCTTTTATTAAGACACCCATTCTTTGGTAATATGGCTACTAGAATGCGTGTACAAAACTGCGATGACTGGTGTCCTACAGCCGCTACAGACGGTAGAAATTTATACTACAATACACAATTTTTTAATATGCTAACAAACAAACAGATTGAGTTTGTTATTGCTCATGAAATTCTTCATTGCGTATTTGATCATATTATCCGAAGAGAAGACCGACAGCCTCGTATATTCAATATTGCGTGTGACTATAAAGTAAATAATCTTTTAGTACGCGACAAGATTGGCGAGCGTGTTGATCAAATTCAAATTTTTCAAGACTTCAAATATGATGATTGGACATCTGAAGAAGTATATGATGATATCTATAACAAATATGATGACGAAGAATTAGAAGCACTTGGAGAACTTTTAGACGAACATATTGATTGGGAAAAAGACGGAGATCAACAAGGTGAAGGCGATGCACCTAGTAAAGGTGCAGGTAACGGAAAAGGCGATAAGAAGTCTAAACGTCCTTCATATTCAAAAGAAGAATTAAAAAAGATACGTGACGAAATAAAAGAAAGCATGATTACATCTGCTCAATCAGCAGGTGCTGGTAATACACCAGGCGAAATTGCACGTATGATAAAAGAACTTACTGAACCTAAAATGAACTGGCGTGAACTATTGCGTCAACAAATTCAATCCACTATTAAAAGTGACTTTACTTTTAGTCGTCCTTCACGTAAAGGTTGGCACACTGGTGCAATATTACCTGGTATGAATTTTATGGATACTATTGATATTTGCATTGGTATTGATATGAGTGGATCTATCGGAGATATACAAGCACAAGACTTCTTAGGTGAAGTAAAAGGTATAATGGACGAATACAAAGATTACAAAATTAAATTATGGTGTTTTGATACTAAGGTGTATAACGAAGAAGACTTTAGTGCAGACGGTGGACAAGACTTGACAGACTATGAAATTTTAGGTGGCGGTGGCACTGACTTTGATGCTAACTGGAGTTATATGAAAGAAAATGATATACAACCTAAAAAGTTTATTATGTTTACAGATGGATATCCATTTGGTAGTTGGGGTGACGAAGATTATTGTGATACAATTTTTGTTATTCATAGCCATCGTGATAAGAACTTACAAGCACCATTTGGGATGACTGCACACTATGATGAAGCCGCTTAAAGCACCAAATCCAAATAATATTTTTAAAATACGAAATCCTAAGGTACTTCCTCCGCATTTTGAGTATGCGGACATAGAAGTGCTTTATAATCTAGAATCCGCAATCCAGGACTGGATATCTGAGCATCTTAAAGGAAGGTTCATTGTAACAAAAACGGCGAATCCTTCACGCAATAATACCGTAGTCAGAGTAGGTTTTGAAGATGGTAAAGAACTAAGTTATTTCATGTTAGCCTGTCCACTTTTGCGGTACAAATAAATAAAGTACGCATATATATAATATAGGAGTAAATAATGAGCGATACAAAAGATACTAAACAAGACGCACCGGCAGTGGATTCTCCGGCAACTGCACCAGCAGATGCACCGGCAACACCACAAGCAGGAGCAGACTTGTCAGTACAAGACCTCCAAGGACTAAAAACAATTATTGATGTTGCTAGTTCACGTGGAGCATTTAAACCCAATGAAATGATGAGTGTTGGTCAGGTTTATGGTAAACTTGAAGCATTCCTTTCTGCGGTACAACAAACCCAAGCACAACAGGCACCTACTGAAACAGGACCTGCAAAAGGAGCATAATATGGCTGAAATAAAACACGTTGGTAGACTTACTACTAACAATAGAAAATTAGTCGTGGCATACAGAGTAGTCCCAGGTGAACCTGATAACTGTCTTGTAATTCATACAGAGAGTTTAGAAGCGGCTGACCATGACACACTAATTAACATGGTAGAAAGTAATGCTGGACAAACTTCAGATGAACTTTCAACTGTAATGGCTAGAACACAACTTACAGATGGTTCTAACATGTTAGCACGTTTTCACCAAACAGGTAAATTAGTAAAAGTTCCTACTAAACTTGTAGAACTTACACCTAATAGAACAACTGCTATTAAATTAGATGAAATTAATCAAATGATTGCTGACCAAAAAGGTGTAACAATCGAAGAATTAGCAGTGCCAGATAATACACAACCGGCACCAGCACCTACTGCACCAGCAGTTGAGGATGCTACATCAACAGGCGAAGCACCGCTTGATGACGAAGCATTAGCCGCACAATACAGGTCACAAGCCGACTCTATGTTTAAAGAAGCAAAGAGACTAAGGGAGCAAGCAGAAGAACTAGCACCTACTAAGAAAAAGGCAAAGATGACCGAAAGTGTCTCGTAAAAACAACAAGTTATCTAAAGACGTCATTGCTCATTGGCCGGAAGTATTCAAGGACATAGAAGTACGTACTGTACCCCTTGAATACCTCCATTCTATTACTGTCAGATTTCGTGACGGTAAAGCATGGGTAATAGAACTAGACAAAAAAACACCCCCAAATCCTGACTTAGAGTATGGTTTAGAGTCCTTATTTCGCGAATATGATAAGGCTATTGACACCATAGATTTTAGGTTAAATACTCATAAAGTACGAAAAGACATAGAAGGACGTACGAAATCCTTTATGAAAAAACGTAAATAAATAAAATACAGTTAGTTTGTCAAAGGCATAAATACTGTATAAGTTAGATTATGGAATATTCAGGAGCCATTAAATGAGTTTAAGAATTAGAAGAGGAACCAATGCTGAAAGATCCGGAGTAACTTTCTTTGAAGGTGAATTAGTTTATACAACTGATACAAAGAAGTTATTTGTAGGTGACGGAGCAACAGTAGGTGGTATTGCTGTAGACAGTACAGCAGGTAGTATTAACAGCCTTACAGATGTCAACATCGTAGGCATACAAACAGGTCAAATCCTACAATGGGACGGCGCACAATTTATTGCAGGTGATGACGTAGGTGACAAAGAAAGCGTCACTGGCGCAGATAGCACTATTTTAGTAGATGCAACTAACAGTTCAATTAACTTAAATGGCACAGTTAAAGGACATATTATTCCAGATCAAAACGAAGTGTATGACTTAGGCTCCACTACAAAACGCTTCAACGATTTATTCCTTTCAGGTACTACTATTGATTTAGGTGGTACAACTATTACATCATCAGGTGGTAAACTTTCATTCAGTCAACCTATTGTAGCAACAATGGAAACAAGCGGTGACATTGATGTAAAAGATAATAATATTATTAACTCAGGTGCAACTGGTGATGTTATTATACGTCCTAGTAACACAGGCGAATTTGCTGTAGATAATTCAGTAGGTGCAAGATTATTTGAAGTTGATCTAGCAGGTAATTCATTTGGTTCTGTAGGTTCAACAGTATTACAACTTCCTGTATATTTAAGTGCAGACTATACTGCACATGCAAGTAAAGTCGAAACAGGTCAACTAGTATTTGATAACACAACAAAATCATTAAAACTTTACGATGGTAATGCTTGGGTAGCAGTACAAGGTTCAGGCGGCGGCGGAAGCGGCATTATGGAAGGTCAAACATATGATATCAATATCGTTGGTGATGTTATTGCTGGAGATAGTTCAATTATATTAGATGCTTCTGCATCTAGATATTTTGGAAGTGTAAATGCAACAGATGGTGGTCCAGTAATTACTACTGGTGCTACAAATGTTTTATCTTCATTAGATTTTGGTACTGGTACAATACTTGCTTTAAAAGTTACTACGTTAAAAAACAATACTAGTGATGAAAATATTATTAACATGGGTAGTGACAAAGCAACGTCTAATATTTCTATTGGTACTGTCAATGCTGATGAAATTAATAGTGGAGCAATTTATGGTAACTTTGTAGGTTCACTATACAGTGATGCAAGTTCACAAATAATTGATGGAATAACTGGTGCAATAAACGCGGCTGGTGGTATAACTACAGATGATTTAAACCTTCCAGGATCAACATTAAAAGTAGGAGTTGCTACAACTGGTCCAAGTATACAATTACAAGCAACTGGCACAAATGATATGTCAGCACAAACAAGTGATAGAGGTAAGATTGTTTTCCAAAGAAATGACACAAACGGCGAAGTAACAGAAGCAGTTATTGCTGGTGGACGTTCTTCAGTGAACATGGTTATTAACGATGGTACAAATAACTTTCCTGAAACACATACATTTATTTTTAACAACAGTGCTAACTTTGGACTTGGTAAATATGTTCCGTCAACTAAACTACATGTTGCAGGAAGCATAACAGCAGATGGTGGATACATCGGTGGTGTACAAACTATCAGTGGTCCAGGTGCAATTAATTTAACAACACTACACACAGAAATTACAACAACTGGTGCTGATGCATATACACTTGCAGATGGTACAGCAGGTCAACTTAAAATTATTAGTATGAAGGTCGATGGCGGTGATGGAACACTTACTCCAACTACACTTGCAAATGGTACAACTATCACATTCAACGATGTTAACGATAGTGTTACTATGATTTATAGTGGTTTAGGTTGGTTACCAATTGCTGTACAAGGCGCTGTTGTAGCGTAAACCAACTATAAACACACATTACTAAGATAAGGATAAGTATTAGTATGGAAGTTCTATACCTAATATTATTCGCTTATGTTGCATACATGCTGATTGTCACAATTGGTATTACATACGGATATCATCGTTATTTTTCTCATAAAGAATTTAAAGCCACTACTTGGCAAGAAGTAATAATGTTGTATTGTGGTTTGTTATGTGGTGGTAGATCTCCGCTTACATGGGTAGGTGTTCATCGTATGCATCATGCTCATAGCGATACAGAATTAGATCCACACAGCAAAAAATTTCAACCTTGGTATGTAATACTTTTTAGTTTATGGCATGTCGACAGTATTCCACGAAAATTTATAAAAGATATGCTGAAAAATCCAAGAGTTGTATTTTTTCACAAACATACAAATAAACTGTATATTGCAAATGCAATTTTACTTACACTCATCTTTGGTCCTAAAGCACTTCTTGTTTTAGGCATAATTTATTTACTTGCTTACTTTGGTTTTGGTGCATTGAATTTATGGGGTCACGATGCAGAAGGTCCTATTAATAATATATGGATAAACTTGATTGCTCCTTGGGAAGGGAATCATAAAGACCATCATGAAGTAAGTATGAGATGATTTATTACAAATATTTAGATATAAATTATAAAAGTTTAGCAGAAGAAATAAAAAAATATCTTCTTGACAATCCTCATCTAATAGAACGTGGCGACGGTAACTGGCGGGTTGCTACATCTTGGCTTTTAGAAAATTTTCCGCATATAAAAGATTTGTTTGAATGGGAGATAGAATTTGCAGGCATTTTTGTATCACATACAAGTGAAGGTAGTGTGCATATTGATAACGATGAAAAACCTGTAAGAATTAATTTTCCTATAATGAATTGCCACGATACTGTAACAAAGTATTTTAGACGTACAGGAGATACTATAAAAGGAAAACAAACTAATGGCGTATCGTATCACGGAGTTGATACAGATAACTTAGAAGAAGTTGATCACTTTGTATTAGACAGACCGGTTGCTATGCGTGTTTTAGAACCTCACCAAGTTTGTGTTGATCACGAGAACTATCCAAGAGTAAGTTGTACTATACAATTTAAACAAGATATAGAATATTTGTTAAAGGAAAAGATATGAATAATAATGTAACATTTACTACTAGCACCGATAGAGATGAAATTGTAAAATTGTTAAAAGATGTTGGTATCATTGTAATGCGAGATCACGGAATGAGTCTATCACAATACAATGACTTTTTATTAGATGTTGGTTATCATCAACATCCTAAAGTTTGGTGTGCCCATAAAGAATTTCCTATTTTTTGGCGTGTAAACAATCAACCAGTAGACGACAAAGGTCATGAAGGATTGTTTGGTAAGCACGATATTGATTGGCATTCAAACATTTTATACACACAAGACAGTCATGAAGTTGTATGCATATATGGTCATAAAATTCCAACAGGTAGTGGTGATTGTAGTCCAACTACGTATTCAAATACAGTACCTTATTTTAAAACACTACCTAAAAATGTACAAGACCGTTATAAAAAATTATACACTAAATGGACTTATGATGAAAACAAGACAATGGAAAATAGAGACATTAATTTGCACAGAGCAGGATTAGACGGAGAAGCACTAGCAGGCGAAGCAGAAGATACTTCAGATGAAAATTTAAATCATCAAATAAATGAAAATGCAAAAACACAATCTATATTTAATGCTGTAAATTTTGATCCTTCAAACAAACATTTATTCAAAAAGGGAAGACATCAATACGAAGGATATAACAGATTAGTACCAAATCATCCAGTAGGTGCTGAAGGTTTATTTTTTAACTATCTAAATATCGAAGACATTGTTGATGAAAACTATGAACCTGTACCAGACGCACGAGAAATTTTTGAAACACTTAAACAAGATTTACTCATTGACGATACATATCATTATGTACACGAATGGCAAGAAACTGACATTGTTATAGCAGACCAATTGACTGGTGTTCACCGTAGAGACCATGGTGTTCCAGATAGCGTAGAAAGGGAATTGTTAAGAGCAACGTTTTGGTATAAAACACAAGACAGAATTCACTATGACTATTCATTATAATAATATATTACATAACCAAAGCCTTGCAGTAAGAACAAATGTTTTACAGGAAGTTAAAAAAGTTATAGAAAAAGTTGAACCAGACTTTGATAGTGTAGAAAAATATAAAACAAATATTATTGAATGGTTAAAACCTATAGTAGATTTGAAAGATTTTTATGTTTATCCGATGAATGGAATAACTGAAGGTTTGAATTGGTGGTATTATCAAGATAATCGTAGTGTCTATATGGACGAAGGAGACTATCAATGGATACACTCTCGAGGAAACATGTATGATAACTGTATTAAATATGTAAGTGTACCAAGTGCAATAAATGGAAATTTTACAAACATTCCTGAAAACACACCTACAGCAGTTGACTTAGCATACGTTGGTAGTACTAAAGTAAAAAAAATAAACTTGCCAAAAAATGTTGAATATGTATTTTACAGTTTTTCTAAACCATTTGGTATTAGAAATATTAGAACTGGTTGGATATTTACAAAACAAAAAGATTCTAAATTAGATGCATTAATACATAGTGCAAAGTATTATAACTATTTTGCAAATAGTGTTAGCGAAGCAATAATCAAAAATTTTGATGTTGACTTTATATACAATTCGTTGTATAATAAACAAAAGACTATTTGTGAAGAATTAGATATTGTTCCTAGTGATAGTGTTTGGCTTGCTACAAGCACTAGAGAAGAGTATCAAAAATTTAGACGTAGCGGAGATATAGCAAGACTCTGCCTAGCAGGAATATATAATGAACAAGAAACACTTACCTAGTATACATAACTACAATTTAGATATTGACTTAAAACAATTACAAGATGCTTGTAATAAACTGGCAGAAAAGTTTGTTGATGTAAAAACAGCAAACCCAATGTTGTGTGATAATCATATGGAGTTAGTTGCTCATGTTTATGATAACTTTGAACAAATTAATTTAACTACACCTAGCGAAATATTACCTTATACTACAAGTATTAAAGAAAGACTAAGACGAAAAGAAGAACATTTATATAACGTGCCTACAGAAGATTATACAGGCAGTTATTTTGAAAAAATAATTACACAATTAAAAGCACCAGCAAGTAGAATTAGAATTACTAAACTTGCTCCAGGAAAAAATATTCCGTTTCATGTTGACTATGATGTGAGTTATGCTGTCAGATGTATTGTACCTATTTACGGAGACAAGCAAGTAATAAATTTATTTAAACGTGAAGGCAAACTAGAAGCATATAGTCTAGAGAACGGTAATGCTTATTTCCTTAATATTGGATATCCACATGCCGTTGTTAACATGAGTAGCAAACCTCGTATTGCTCTTATGTTTAGTCTTAATGGTACAGAGGATATTCAACATTTATGATTACATGGTACTTAGAACCAATACAATCTCATATAGATAAAATTAAAGAATTGTTTGCTAAAAACGTAGATCATAAATTAGCAAGTAATTATTTAGAAATGCCTCTTTTTGAACATACAAAATTTGCTAGAATGGGATACGATAATGATAAAATGATTTATTATAGTGCAGGTATGGAACGTCCTCAGTATAATGGATCTGTTAGAATAATGAGTAGGCACACAAGAGATAGAGAATACGATTTTGGATCTAAGAGCGATGATTTAGCAAGAGGTTTAGAAACATTAGAACAAAGTGTAGCATATGCCCAGTCATTAGGTTACAAAGACATATGGCTTAGTAGAGAATTTAATCCAAAACTGTTTGAATACTTTGCAAAGCAAAGCAAATACGATTGGACTGTAACACACGAATTAATGCATTATGGCGAATACCAATATATAATGAGACTACAATGACTGTAACAACTTGTAAAACTTCATTTTTTTCTATTGATGATATTGGTGTTATAGTTAAAACAAATAATCAAAGCATTAAAAAACAACCTTGCGTTTGGCTGATACACGGCAGTGGCGGAATCAGTAGTAATGAAGATTTATGGATTGAACGTGCATTTGAATTAGGTCATACAGTTATTATTGTTGACAGTTATAGCAATAGAGGCATATACAAACAAAATTGGGAAAGTATGGAAGAATTTAGAATTGACCCAAAACAACGTGCTAAGGATCAAATAAAAGCATACGAATACCTTTTAAATAAACAAAACATTATACCTTTTGCAGATATAACTAATAGTAAAGTAGTAGGGTTTTCAGACGGTGGTACAGCAGGAATATGGCTACAACAAAATGATTATCCTGACTATTGGAAGGAAAGTTATTGCTTATATCCAGGATTGAAGCCAACAGTATTACCCCGAGAAATATATCAAATACGTAGTAATAAGGTGCATATATTTGTAGGAGAATTAGATAATTGGACCCCGGCTTTTTATGATTTAGATTATCAAAAAGCAACTAATTGTAAACTTACTATATGGCCAGAAACACATCATAGTTTTAGTAAACCGGGTATAGGAACATGGCATGAAAATACACTTAATTACAAAAGAGAACGTGGAGTTTACTGTAAATACAGTGCAGAAGCAACACAACAGACAATGGAAATAGTTTTTAATGGATAATAAAGTTTGTTTTACATTTGAGTTTGAATATGATATGAAAGCATTAGCAGACATAGTGTATAATATTGACAAATGGGATAGTTATATTCCACCAAAGTGGGATGAAACAAAATACACTATTAATAATTTTACTGGTGTAACATATAGGTATTATGAAGATTTACAAAACAAAGAACCTATAAAAACAATAAGAGAAAAATTAAATTTTCCATATTTGGATTATAAGACAACTCAACTACTAAAGTTTCCTCCGCATAATGGACCTACTATTCATAGAGATACGGAACGACATACTGCTATACTTTTTCCGATATATACTAATGAAGTATACGAACCTATAAAATTTTATCATGATGATACATCAGAATGGTTTGAAGTAGACTATCATGATAAGGTAATTGTATTTGATGCAAAAGTGTTACATGCAGTTGCAAATAAAGAGTATAATAGATTTAGTTTACAGTTTGATTTTAAAGAAACGTATAAAGAAGTATATGAAAAATATTGTAACGGAGAATTTTTTGCTTAACGTTTTCGGAGTACAATTGAATGCACACTATACTGTGACACTTCCTGTTAGTTTAGGAACATTGTGGTCGTATCTTTATACAGTAAAAGATGTATACAAACATTTGAATCATACAGGCTGGGCAACTTATCATAAGCCTGAAACTAGTGTAATGGAACTGTTTCCAGAAGTTGATAAAAACGGTGCACCTGATGTAGTGCTTGTTAGTTTATACATGTGGAATAGAAACAGATCCATAAAACTTACAAAAGCAATTAAAGAAAAATATCCTGATGTAAAAATTATTGTCGGAGGAAATGAAGTTCCTCAAGATCCTGAAAGATTTAAACAGTTTGTTGCTGATAATCCTCAGTTTGATTACTATGTTAACAGTGAAGGCGAAATGGCATTAGAAATGATGTTGCGAAAAATACTTGCTGAAAAAGGTATTTACAAGTCAAAATATTATGAAGATTGTTATCACCAAACAAAAAATGGCAAAATTATTAGTAAGCAAACAACTAGACGTTACTTAAATCATAAAGCAGAATTAGATTATCCTAGTGCATGTGCATTAGGACTATATGATGACTTAGTTGCAAAATTGCCTAAAGATATACAAATACAAGGTGTATTAGAAACTAATAGAGGATGTCCTTACACTTGTACATTCTGTGATTGGGGATTAGAAGAAAAACTAAGACGTTTTAGCATGAAGCGTATCAAGGACGAAATTGATTGGTATGTAGGCAACGTACACGAAATAATGTTTTCTGATGCTAACTTTGGCATTTTGCATAGAGATCTAGATATTGCAAAATATTTAATCAAGGCAAAATTACAACATCCTAATCCTAAATTACATACAACAGCAATTACGTATGCAAAAAATAACAAAGAAAGAGTTTTACGTATTGCAGAGATATTAGAGAAATTTGACTTTAGTAGAAGTGGTGCAACTTTTAGTTTGCAAAGTTTACATACTCCTACACTTGAAGCAATCAAAAGAGATAACTTGAGTATTACAAAAGATTTTGAATGGATTGCACAAAACTTTATTAAAAAAGGCTTACCTTACTATCATGAAATGATTATGGGAATGCCGTTAGAAACAAAAGAAAGTTTTCTAAACGGTATGAGTAAGTTGTTAAAATATAATCCATTAGAAATAAATGTATACAAATTAGCATGGTTGGAAAACAGTGAAATAAGTTTAGAAAAACATGAAGATATTTACAAGTTAGAATGGGACGAGTTTGAACAAGGACCTAGTCCGTTTGAAGATGAAAAAGAATATGCATATATCATTGGAAGTACGAGTACGATTACACGAAAAGATATGAGATATATTAGAGACATACGTGATTTGATACAAGTGTTATGGTTAGGAAGAACAATATTCTATGTAGGAAGATATCTACAAAACGAATATGACATTGAAGCATGTGATATGATTGAAAAAATTGTTGACTGGTTTCAAACAAAAGGCGATAAAGAATTTTTTGATACATTGTTAGCAAGTAAAGAAGATGCAGTGCGTGATAAAAAAAGAGATGTACCTCTTTGGTTTCCTTACCAAAAAGATAAATTAAAATTCCATAGGTATTCTAATGCTTGGTTATTTTTACACGGCACAAAAGAAAGAAAAAATCATTTCTATGAACAAATTACACAGTTTTTCTTAGACACTTACAAGCAAGTAGACAAAGACTTATTATTAGATCTTATACACTTCAATAAAAATATACTTATTGATGGAGAACAAACTGAATTCAATACAAACTTTACAACAAAGTATAGTTGGATTGATTATTTTACGAAAGGCCAACTTATGAAATCTAAGACAACATATGATGCTAAAATAGAAGTTGCTGGAAATACAAAAGTTTCTAAAGATGCTGTTGATCGAAATGTTTTCTTATATTATATTTCAGGCGGACATGAATTCATGTTTAACAAACAAAATGCATTTTATTATCCAGATGGAACATACACAAACGAACAAGGCATACATCATTACATAAGTAGAATAGGAATGTTTTATCCTAAAGATACTTACTTTGAAAGTGCTGAAGATATTATTGATAGTATATTAAACGAAGAAGATATTGATATTAAAGAATATATTACTAGTGCAAGACTTAAAATATCAAAAAATATTAACGAAGAATTAAATCCTTTTAAAGTTTCTGCTTAAACTCAGTTACACCTAAACCTATTTTATTTTCATTGTCAAATCTTGGATCATTCCATTCTTTTTTAATTTCTTTTGGAAACGGTAAACTAGTATATTCTAAACTTTCAATATTTTTATAATATTCTTTGTTAGGTTTCCAAGGAGACCCTATACAAACAGTTAATTTTATATCATTACCTGTATTAGTCATACCATGTGGGTGTGAGCCGTTTATAACATATGCATCAGTTTGTGGTTCGTAATAATGCTTATTGCTATTTCCATCAAAGAAATACAGTGTGCTTTCTTTTTTGCCTTTGACCACCCATCTAAATTTATGTTGCATTCCGCCAACTTCTTCTGGCGCACTATCAACATGATCATTTAACATTTCGCCAGGCTTAGTTTTGATAACTGTGACATTTCCTACTCCACCAATATAAGGAAAAACGTAATCACGCAAAGCAACAACTGATGCTGATTCTTTTGGTAAATTAGGATTAAAACTGTATTGTTCAAACCAGCCAACGTCCGGCCTAGCATTATATAAACTACACATCCATGCACCATGAAATTTAATCCAGTACCAATCATTTTCTGGTAAAGATAATATTTCTTGTGCAACTTGTTCTTTGTTAGGAATATCAAGATTTACAAGATCCATGTATGTAATTATTCTGTCCATGCATACTCCTTACCACAATTAACTCTATACAATAACCTATTAGGATTATCTGTAGGCGGGCGTCTGTGTTGTGTAAACAAACTTTCTGTTATAAACAAATCACCAATGTCCCATTTGTGTTCGTAAATTTTTGCTTCCTGAAATTTTGTTTGTAGTAACTCGAAATAGTAATTATTATCAGATGTTCCTCTAAGTTCTGTACAAAATAAATGTGGAAAAAATAAACCTTCATTTCCATAAGGATCTTTAATAACAATTTTTTTCCAATTAGTATGAGGTTTTATTAAGTCTTCTAAATCATTTTGAAATACATCATGATTGAAATAAAAATTTCCTTCTGCTTGTCTTAGTTCATCTTTAGCAGTTTTGCTTAGGTTATTGAAAATCATATTATTACTTAGATACTGTTGTGTGCCATTATCTAAATTTTCTATACCTTGAAACATGATAAACGGAGCAAGAGTTTTTGTAACACAATTATCACTATGCCAACCTATTTCAGCAGATTTACCCATACGTCCTTTAGGTGAACCATCTTCATATTTTTGTCCTGTAATTTGTCCTACATACTTACACTCTGGATGGTCAACTGGACTTGCATCTGTAACATTGCCAAGTTTGTGTGCTATCTCATTTATTACAGACCAATGTGTATCTAATTTTTTCAAAACAACAAATCCGTTTTGCCACACTAATTGTTCTAAATCAATCCAAGGATTATCTACATTATAGTTTTCTATTTGTAGGCCAAAAGGTTTTAGTTGTGTTAATGTGCCAGTCATTGTTTATTCTCTACAGTTGTTACAAGGTGTATTCGTTTTTCAAAACTACCGTTGAACGCAGTATGTGGCTGTGTTGTGTCTACCCAATACAAAGTTCCTTGTGGCATATGAACAGTTTTATTATCCCATACCATCATACAACGGTCATTTGTAATAATTGGTATATGTAATCTATATGTGCTATCTTGGTGCCATGTTAAACAGGTTTTAGGCTCCATAAGTAATAACCTTGTCCTACCTATGTTAAATTTATTTTGCAAGTCTTGAAGCAACTCATAAAGATAAGTTCCTTTTAGATCAGGAACAATATTAACAAAGTCCTTTTCTTTAACTTTATCTTTACGCGGTGGAGGATTTCCCTCTCCATCCCAATTTTCGTAATCCCAATCTAAACTACCTACAGCATCTAAGTATTTGTTTTTTGATTTTTCATTTGCATATGTCAAACCTAATTGTGTTTTAAATGTATCAGAAAATAAATCCTTATTTTCAAAAAGTAAAACCGTTTCAGTTTTAAGACGTTCTATGTCTATGTTGTAATTTATAATTTGTTTATACATTTTTACTCCGATAATATTTTAGAAATACATATCCTATTACATAATCCATCACGACTAAATTCTTTCCAATTATCATTTTTACTTAAACCAAATAATAAAGTATTACTTGTATCAATTCCAAAGAAAGTACATACTTCTTTTGATTGTTGTATATACTTATTATAAATGAAAGACAAGTTAAATTTATTCATTAATTTGATATGCAAATTCATACTAAAGTGATTTAAATAATACCAATCGTTTAATTGTTTGACTGGTGTTTGTATTTCTTCTTTATCAAATTTCATACCTATTTTATTCATACCTGTAGCAAAAACTTTACTAAGACTTGTTGCTACACTTTTGATACAAGGTTCGTTAATATTTACATCACCGATATTGCTAATATTAAGATATGCACAATCTAATAATACATCTACTTTGTTATTATTACAATGTTCTATAATGCTGTAATAATCTTCATGTATATTGCCTGTAGCACTAAATGGTGTACTTAATATCAAAGTTTGCCCTTTTTTTATGTCCGAAAAGTGTTCTAATACAGTACAACCATTACGTGCATGGAATGGATATTCTCCTTTTAACACTACTAAATTTGCTATTGTATAGTATGCATACCAGTCCATAAAAGCACCTGTTACACCGTCTATAACGCCCGTACAAGCGAATTTATCCAGTCCTAGTACATTTGAGTGCTTATACTCATTTAATTGGTTTTTATATAAATTTTTAAATAAATCTATGTCAGCAAACGTCATAATTGTAGTTGGTTCGTTCCAGCAATCAGCCGAGACTTCACGAACATAATCATAAACTTCTTTATCAAATATAGGTCTTGCACCAGTCTGTAAATGTGTTTTATCCACTCTGATCAAACCCCCATTTGCGTTCTTCACACCACCAACACTTACCACAATGTTCCATGCCCGGATCTGGAGTGTCAAATTCTTTAATCCATTCACAACTTCTTGTTAAGGGAAATAAGTTTTCTAAAAGATTATATTTCTTATATATTTTACATAGATATTTTTTATCAATATTAGTCCACGGAGTAAACCCAATTCCGTCTTTTGTATTTCTTACTATATTAGGATCTCGTTCATGAGTTTCTGTTGTTGCTTGACTAAAAGTATCAGTTACAGACTTAGGTGGGTCTTTGGTTATACCTGTGTATACATGAGTGATAGTTTTATTGTTATAATACTGTTTTGGTGTATTAAATAACTTTTCGTCTGTTTGTGTAGTTGCATATGAAATGTGGTGTAAAAAGTTGTAGTTGTTTGTAAGTTCTGCACACTTACTTACTACGTTTACTGATGCTAATGCATTACATATATTCTTACTTTGATTTGCTAACGTAAAAATGTGAAGTTTATGGTTCGAATATTTTAATAAAAAATATAATAGTAATGCACTATCTGCTCCACCACTTACTGTAATACCCAAAGTTGAATCTGGTATTTCTAACTCTAAGTTATCAATAACATTTATAGTAGCCATACTATTTCCTTTTAGGTATCTTTGAATCTGCTGAACTTACACAACTTTTAGTAATACACGTTTTAGGTGTCTTAAACAGTTCGAAACCTGTTTCTATGTTGCCTAGTGGTGCATCATGGCACGAATAACTCCTTTTTACGCTACCGTCTGGCTCGCGTATTATAAGTCCGCTAAAACCGGCGTTACACCGCCATCCTTCGAAATTATTGAAATTAAAGGCATTAAAACGTTCTGCTTGGTCCATATACCACTTTTTACCATTAGAATCTTTTAGTTCTACTTGCATATGCCAAGGAACACTGGCATCATTTTTTCCTTCTACTCCATGAGGTATTTGGAATGAGGCTTTCGGTCTTTCTGCCCAGACTCTCTTACTTTCTGTGTATCCTCTTTGTGGCATTCCGTTCCAGAGTCTTTTAAGATCTTCCTCCTTGTATCCTTCAACCACTCTTGAGGCTGTTGGATCGGACTGAGGTTTAAGAGTGACATTGATACCACGTTCGTGGAAGAAGAGAGCGTTTTCCCAATCCCTTTCAAAGTGTTCAGGCACCATGACCTGATTAATTGTAACTTGTACATCATGTTCTTGACACAAGATCAATTTGTCTGCAAAGTCTTGCATCTTCTCCTTACTGTTTACGTGTTCTACATGCAGACTTGCGGTTATGCTTGCTCTATGAAATGGTTTAGCATATTCAACATAAGTGTTAAACCATTTCATAGGTCGGCTACAATTACTAGTCATATGAATACTAGTATAATTTGTATTAGATACATCGTCGGCTAGATACTTTAATATATCCAAGTATCCAGGATGGAATGTAGGTTCTCCCCCTGACAGGGAGAAGTGAAAACTGTTGAAACCGTTGTCTCTGGCTTGACGTTTAATCTCATCCACTGTTCGCAAGCATAACTCGGTAGGACGGTGGTCTTTACGATCGCTTCTTGCGTAAGGCCAACAGTAGGAACATCTATAGTTACAGAACCTTCCGAGTAGCCAGGATACAGTAAATAAATCACGATAAAGCAAAGTGCGTTGACCCACAGAGACAATATCGCCAAACGGGATCTTTGTAAAATCATAATTGCTCCATTTTAAATCTTCTGTCATGATATTATTATACGATAAATATGATTATATGTCAAGCACAACATACATATACTTATTAATACGGAGAATTTTAATATGAAGGATATGATTAGACTGGCTAGAACTGTAGAACGCTGTCAAAGGAATTTTGATCATACGAAAAGAATACCTAATAAACATGTAAAATACATTTTGAACTGTGCTACTAGTATGCCTACAAAACAGCAACAAAATTTTTATAACATTACAGTTATAGAAGAAGAGCCTCTTGCAAGAGAGTTTTATACTACTTGTTCTATTGCAGACGGTGAAGAATGGAGGAATAGCCAAACTTATGCTCCATTAGTTTTATTATATTCGACTTACCCGAAATATAACAGATATGAGCCATATAATGATATAGCGATGTCTATAGGGCTCAGTTCAGGAGCCGCCGCACTTGCCGCCGCCAATTTGGGATATAAAACAGGTTTTTGTAAATGCATCGACGAACATCTAACAAATGCATTTGTTTGGGATCATTTTCGTAAAAAAGTATGGGATCCAACACTGGCAGTAGGAATAGGACATTCTTTAGAAGGATTCGACAGAACTGAAGGTGTATTAGATGGTGAAGTAAAATATCAAGCAGAATCCAATGGAGACAAAGAAATTAAAATTTTTAGACGTCCGCGGCCATCTCCTTAATTGTTGTCCAAATAGTTTTACCATTCAAACTTCCAATATCTTTTTTGAAAACAGGTTCTAAGTGTTTTGTTCTTTGTGTAAATATTTCTTTTGCATCTTGTTCATGTAATGCTTTAGGACTACAAAGACCACAACCACAATGAAACTTAGGACATCTAATTACAGGCATCTTTCCACTGCGTAACGATTTTCTTAGTTTATCTATTATTGGTTTAAAATTACTTGCTTTTCCAATTGGTCCTATTTCACCATCCATATTAACTTGACATGTTTGATGATGCCACACGCCGTCAAGTTCGCTGTTAATAAAAAGAAAGTCCCAGTTTACCATACAATGCCAACCATGAAAATTAGTTGTAGGTACTCTAAAATCTCTAGACCATTTATCGGCTACTTTAATATTTAGACACTTACCATTACAGCACGGTCTACCAATAGTTTCAAGAGAGGTTTTTTTCTGTGCCATATGCATGGTATTTTTTACAGGTTTCGGTTTTAGTTTCTTAGTCCACTGATTTTTAAAATACTCTAATTGCTTATCTGTATATGCATGTGCAGTACCGTCTAATAAATCAGATTTATTATTACTATCACCTATGGGTCTGCTAGTATATGTTATACCTAACTCGTCAAACCATTCCGCTAATTCAATACACTCTTCAAAATAATCTTTGTGAAACATATGATTAATTCTAAAATTATATCCGCTTTCATGCATTAATTTTATATTTTCTATTACTAATTTTTTCTGCTCCGGAGTGCCTTCAGCATGATAACTTAATGTAGTGCTATTAATACATTCCATAATCTGCTTGCAACGCTTTGCTGTATAACATCCGTTTGTTGTAATATTAGACCTTATAAATGGATATGTTTCTTTAGCATATTGCACAAATTTAAAAAACGCAGGATGTATTGTTGGTTCACCGCCTGTGTATGCAATATCTAATTTAAGAGGATCTTTTCTATATAAGTCTAATAATTGTGCATACTCTACAATTCCGTCTAATGTATGTTTGAGTACGTTTATATCGACTAGTGGACTTGTTTTGTTACTGTGATGTGGTCCGCAATAACTACATGCGTAAGTGCATCTTCTGCCTAAATCCCATACTACGCTAAAATCTTCTTTCCGCGTATGGTTAATAGCGTTTAGCACTTAAATCTCCTTTAGGAATATCGGTAGAACCAAATCCTATGATTGCTCGTTTGTATTCTGTACTTGTTTCTAAAAGTTCTTTGCTAGATAGATACCAACTGCTACTATGCCATCTTGCAGTATCAAACACCATTGCTGTGCCTAATTTCCATTCATAAACACTTTCAACTTTTAAATCAAAATATAACCTGTGATACCATGTGCCTCTTGGATTATACTTTGCAACTTCTTCATCTAAATTTTCTGTATGTCTGTAATTAATAATTTCACCATTGTCAGTATACTTCATATTACCATCTTTGTATATTGCTTTTCTAGGTTTATGTTCTACTCTATCGTAATTTACTGTGTAGGGTTGTTTACAGTTCCATTCTAAAGGTATTATTACTCCTACATCAACTCTACAATCAGTTGTATCGTCCCAAGGTACAGTAGTAAAATCAGTATGTAATCCAGCAGGCTCTCCACTATGAAAATATTGAAACTTCCAATCAAATTTACCAAGTCCTAAAGAATCAGAAAAATAATTTCCAATGTGTTCGTTTATGTTTTTAGGTGTATCAACAAAGTAATTTAAATTAAACTTACCTGTGTATTTAATTTTATCAGAAAGAAATGCTTCCTGGGCCAATTCTTTGTAATAATTTATATCTAAATTTATATCGTAACTTCCATATTGCATTATATACGCTCTTCTCTTTCAACTTTATTTAATCCTTTGTCTGTACCACGTTCATCAAATACACCTTCAATTAAAAACCGTAAAGGTGTACGCACACCAAATTGATGCTTACCGTCCGCATCACTTATCCATCCTACATGAATACTATCTGATTCTTGTAAATTAAAATCTGCACACACTTTTGTATATAAATTTTCATAATTACTCCACCAAAAATCTGTACCAAAATGTTGCATTGCTTCTGCTCCTAGCCACATATCACTTACATTTGCATAAGCAAAATCGTTCATAATAGCAATAGGTCCATTTACACGTTCTCTAGTATAGCGTATGCCAATACGTTGACTGCCCATACCAAGTGCTTTTGATAAACTTACACTAACACTTTTAACAGCAGGATGTGTAACATCAAATTCAAAATTTCTACATTGTCCAAACCATGCTCCATCAATGTGTACTGGAATGTCATGTCTGTCGCAATGATCTAACAACTTGTCAAAATCCTTATGATAATTTGTAGTGATACAACTAGGATAACTTACTATGAAAACATCACCTTTTTTAAGATCACTATAATGAGTAATTTGATTTACAGTAAAGTCTGTTAAGCGTCTATGATACTTGTATTCACCTTTGTATACTGTTATATTACGTCCATACAGTTGATGTAATTCATCTAATTGGTGTGTAGTTCCTAAAATTGCATCTCTACGTACAAAAGTGTTTAATCCTTTGTACTGCACACGTTTATGTGCGTTAATCCATTCGTCGATAATTTGTAAAAATATTTTTGTATACTCATGAGGATCTTTTGGATATCTTTGCATATCTAAATTTTCTCTAAATTTGGTAAACTTGCTAAGGTACATAGGCCTTTGCCGTCTGGTACCTAGCATTTCAAATGTTATATCTTCATACTTCATACTATGCGTCCAAAACCCCAATATCTTTCTAAACAAAAAAAGCATTCTCCACAATGCAAATGATTGCCTTTATCATCTAATAATTCATAAGGCGCATTTTCACAACTAAAAGTATAAGGATATAATTTTTCCATCATATCTAATTCTTCATACGCACTTGCAGTACCTTTTTTGTCAGTAGCACCAAAAACTCTATATGGATTTGTGTTAGGATGTGAAATATTATCCCTATCAGTATCTCTAATATCAAGATGCTTTTGTATTCTTGAGAAATCTAGTCCGTGCGTACTTGCATTTTCTTTAAAATAATTTTTCATTTCTAGTGGAGGTGGATTTTTTGTTAGTCCACTAAAAAATCCTATATCGCCATATTTTTCTTTTACTTCTGCAACTAATTGTTCTTGGCCATTAGTATAATTTTTGTCACTATGTGGCACTGTTATAGTAAAATGTTCAGTAGGTTCTATTCCTGTAAGATCTTTTACAATACCTATAACACGTTTTGCGCCTGCAATATATAAATTTTTAAAATCTGTATCTAAAGTTACTACAATTATTTTAGTATCTAAATTATTATCTTTGATATGTTTGCATAAAGCATAGTATAGGATAGAACTATCTGCTCCTCCGCTTAATTTCATTCCTATGTATTCGCCAATGTTTAAATTTTTAATCTTATCTAATATACTCATATCCATTTCTCCACTATTGCGTCCAATTTACAAGGACATGCTTTATAATTACACACTATAGGATCCTCTGGTAGTGTGTATGCACCCGTTTTAAGATTACCCAAACTTCCACCAACACGTTTTGTACAACGTAGCATATTGCCATCTGGTTCTACCATTAATCTTTTTATACCTGCTGTACAAGTATATCCGTTGAATATATGCTTTTGTTGATCTAATACTTTCATAAACTTTAACGGATCACCATCAAAATGTAAGTTTCGAGGTATGGTCCAATCTATACCAAATGGCTTCATTTTATGCCATGCATTATTTTGTATCCATTCTCTTTGTTCGTCAGTGTATTTAAAATAGTTTGTACCACCTATACTAGTCCTTGTAAATTTTGGAGTTATTTCTACTTTCAGATCAGTCAACCTATAATACAAAGACTTAGCACGTTCAAAATTATCTGGTGTAATCATAAGTGGTATACTTACACTTGCTTTATGTTGCATAATTTTTGCAACTTCATAAAAATGATCATCGTCAGCAAATTCGTTATGCCAACTTAAAAAACAAAATGCCCTGTGTGTTCTAAACTTTTCCCAATATCTTAAAGTCCTACTTGCGTTTGTACTAAATTCTACAAAAACTGTGTCTGAACTTATAGTATCTACAAAGTCCTGGAACTTAGGCCATAGTGTAGGTTCTCCGCCTAAAACTTCTACATAAAGATACTTGTTCTTTTTTTGCATTTTTTCAATAAGATCGATGTAGGGCTCCCATTCAGTTGGCCAACGTTCACTGCCATCTCTATGATAATCGTCACAGTAACTACAATTATAATTGCATACATTATGTATAAACAACGTGATAATAGCACAGTCTAGATTTTCATTAGTTATGTGCATTAAAATAAATCCTTATATTGCGGTACAATATCTAAAATATTTTGATCACGTACTTTGTCAAGTTTTTTAGTTTGATCTACAAAATGTTCTAACCATTCCTCTGAATAGTCTTCGCTCATCATAAATTTTTCTACGCCATTTAAAACTTTTGCATAATTTCCTTTTACATGGTCACTAAAGTCTGTTGTTGCAATCCAATCCTTATGTTCTTGATAATAATCTTTTACTTGTTGTTTTAATTCAGGAGGCAAAACTTTTACATTAAAATATTTAGGACTATGACACATATGATGTGTAAGTATAGGTCTCATACCATCAATAGGATTAAATTTATCTAATCCACTTTCAGTAAGTTTCCATTTCATAAAATCTGCCATATGGAATACATTATAAGGTGTAACAGTAAACGCAAACCATGCTTTGAGATTAATTTTTTCATTTTGCTGTAGCGTCATCATATGTTTGTATACTGCATCAAACTTTGCAGGAGTGCGTTGATAGTTAAACACATCACCTATGCCATCTATACTAACACCAATTCTAATTTGTTTAAATTGTTCCCACAGATAAACTAATCTATCAGGAACCATTGTAAGATTACTATTATATTCTAATTGTATCTGTTTACTTTTACCAGACGCTACTAAACGTTCTAAACTTTCTTGATGTTCTTTAATAATTAAAGGTTCGCCGCCAACTATATAAAGTTTTTTTGCTTTAGGCCCGTACTTTTCAAAATTACTCCAGTATCTATTATTATTTTGAAACCAATCATATTGATCAGTATGCCACTTGCCTTTGGCATTTTTAGTAAGTTTAATTTTTTCATGTGTATCTTTGTATTCTGTTTTTCCTGTTATTGCAACAAAATCATCATACCATTTATGACTGTCTGTAGGTCCACACATTCTACATTTTAAATTACAAAAATTACCGTATCGTACATCCATAAATTCGATTGGCAAACTTTCAGCATCAATAGTTCCATCTTCTTCAGTATGTGGTAACATTTTTTCTAAACTTATATCGCCAAACCATTTACCCCAATCGTCATTTTCATACTCACGTCTGCTACGAATACCGTTTACTTCTTCTTGTCGGCAACGTTCGCACTCAGGATGCCATTCGCCTTTCATCATTGACTTTCTTACTTCTTTTAGTATTTCTGCATTACGTGCTTCGTTCCAATCATCTTTGCCTGCATTATACGGAGTACCATCTTCTTTAGACATGATACCACGCTTAGGACTGTAACTGTTTGTGTTACAACAAATACGCAAATCACCATTGTTACGCATGTTAATACTATTCCACGGTAATGGGCAAAAAGTACAATCACTCATTTGATATCCTCAAAAATATCTTTCATTTCAGGAAAAGTTTCTGCGAAAGAAATACCACGTTGCTTGTCACATAAATCTAAAAATTCTTTCATTTCAGGCAAGCGTTGTGTCCAATCTTCGCTTTCCATAAACTGTAACATACCGTTAAGTCTGCTTATTCCATAACTAGCATTACGCCATGTATCATAATCAACTTTTCCTTTGTGCCAACTAGGAACACCTTTTTCCCAGTTTTCTTCCCACCACGGGTACCATGCTTCATATTTTTCACGACATTTTTCTTTAAACCACTTTGGTAAAATTTTAACATTAAGATGTGGTGGATGATAAACAAAGTGATAATTAATAGCACCTGCACCAAATGGCCACATGTTAATTTTTTTAAAATTTTGTTCTAGTTTCCATTGTATAAAGTCAGGTAAGTAGTAAATGTTTAAAGCCTGTACTGCACAAGCAACTGTAACTTCTGTATTATTAGGTGTTTCGTTATCTAAAATATGAAACACTTCTTCTTGACGTTTCCAATTACTAGGATAACGTATATAATCGTTCATTTCCTTAATACTATCTATTGAATAATGAAAACGTACTAATTTAAATTCTTTCCACAAGTCAAATAAATCTTCACGCCATTCAACTCCATTTGAATTATAGCGTAGTTCTAAATCTTTTGCATATCCCATTTTAATTGCATGTTCAAGTATTTCGTAGTGTTCTTCAATAATAAGGCTTTCGCCTCCTGCAAAATAAATTTGTTGCATACTTGGCATTTGTTCATAAAACTGATTCCAAAATACAGGATTTTGTTTATGCCAATTATAACTACTTCCATTAAAACTACCTTTGTCTTTCCATTGCATAGTTTCTTTAAGACTTTCATCTTGTACTGCTGGAAAAATCTTTTTATAATCTTTAATCCATCCTGATGAATCATGAGGTGAACACATAACACAAGCAAGTTGGCACTTAGTTCCAAAACGTAAATCAATATATGCTAACTGTGGAGGTACACTTCCATCTTCTTTTGTATCTGCAACTATTTTATCAACATCAACACGCTGACTCCAATAGTGTGTTTCCCACATACGTTTTGAATTATGTCCTGCGGCTTCTTCTTTGTAACACTTGATACAACTTGGAGGCATTTCTCCGTTAAGCATTTGTTTACGCACATTCTTCATATATGTACTATTCCATGCTGTTTCAAAATCACTAACATTTAAGTTATTAGGTCTTCCATGCTCATCTTTGAGAATACCAACTTGTCCTCCGTGTTCTTTATCGTTTGTAGGACCAACTGAACTTGCATTTGCAGTACAGCATACTCGCATGCTACCGTCAGGTCTAGTACTTAAATGTACCCAAGGTAGTAAGCAGAATGTTTCTGATGGTGATTTAAAGTCTTTCATTATAAGTGTACATCTCTAACTAATTGTTTGCATTTTCTTACACAAACAAAATATGTTTGTAAGTGATCGTCTATAAGTTTCCAATAACCACCTATTATATCTACTAAATTTGTGTGGTGTAGATTATGTAAATTTTTATCAACTTTGTGTGTTTCCCAAAGTTGTTCAATCTCGTTTGGATTACCCATCCAACAACAAGGCGTTACATATCCTCTTGCATCAACATATATATTGCCAAACTTCTTGTGAAATTCAGTATCGCCACTATTTGTTTTTGCAGGACATTTTACACAACTTATTTCAGTATTTGATTTGTGTGTTTCTTTCTTATCCTTATCACCAAATTTAATATCTGATATTTCTACATCGTCAATCTTGTTTGCATCGCTAGTATCATACCAATCTGGTACTTCAAATTTTGTATCTCTTTCGTTGTCAATTTCATCTACTACTTCTCTATCACTATGAATCAACATTAGTTTTGAAAATCCTTCTCGATCTAACCTTTCCTTTACATCATCTAATTGATGTTTATTGTGCGAGAATACAATAAATTGCCAAACAGCATCTCCTCCTGCGGCAATGTATGCTCTAAAATTACGCTGTAGTATTTCCCATTTTACATTTCGTCTATAAAGATGATTAGTATCTTCTAAACCGTCTATACCAAAAACTACAGTTAACTTACCCTTTTTTTTACTAATACGACCTAACTTGTGCCAAAACGCAACATCTCTTGTACCACCATTGGTGCTAATTGATATTTTTTTTGTTTGTATACTTAATGTATGTGCCCATTGTACTAGATCTATTAATTCTGGATTAATAGATGGTTCATCAACACTTCCACAAAAATGAATATCTGTCAATTGATCCCAATTGTACTTACTAAACCATTTCTTGTAATTTTCTAACGTATGTGCGGCATTATTAAGATCGCTTAAATGCATATCGGCTCTGTCGCATTGCGGACATGCCGCATTGCAATAATTTGTACATTCTAGTTGCAATCTACCAACTTGTGTTGTATTAAACCATTCCATGATATACGTACTTATCTGAACTGTTCACCGTAAGGATCGAACTCGGTGCCACACTTTTGAGAACAAACTCCAAGTTTACCATCTGCAACACTAGACTTATTCCAACTATTTGTTATGCTTCCGATTAGTTGTCCATTAACTACATCTTCTATATCATTTTCTATAATACTAATTCCTTGTTTTCCGCCAGCACTATCTATATGATCCCATATTTGTTCAACTTTAGGATCTGCATGCCACCACTTGTACATTCTTCCTGCTGTCCAACAACACGGCATTAACAATCCCTCTGCTGTAACAAATATACTACCTTGCTTCGCAACTTTACATTTTATAGAACATTTGTCTAAATATTCTTTCATACTTCCATATGACTTTACTATTTCTGCTTGTTTTAACAATGCTAAATTTTTATTTTTTTCTTCTTTTGGTTGTTGCAGTTTTTGTGTTTCAGCACCTTTTCTGTTTACCGCTTGGTGATGATATTTAGGTTTTATATCAGTAGTTACAAATCTACCACTTTTCTTTTTAATAAATTTTTCACACCCCCATTGATTAGCAAGTGCTTCTGCTTCATCTACTTGATGTTCGTTATGCTGAAATATTAAGAAATCCCAACGTGCTCTGCCTCCAGCATCAATAAATGCTTGCATGTTTCTTTCTACATTATCCCATACAACATTTTGTCTGTATAGATGATTTGTATCACGCAATCCATCAACACTAAAAATAACAGCACCCTTTCTTCCTATTACTTCTGCTAATTTTGCCCACCAATAGATATCTTTGGCGCCAGCATTAGTATTCATACTAAGCCACATATTAGAATTATGTTCTCTAAAATATTGAAATATTTCTAATGTATCTTTTGCAACTATAGGATCTCCTAAGTTACCGCACATATACATAACATTCAATTGCTTGATAAATGAAGGACTAAACATACGCTTGGTATCTTCAATACTTAATTCAGCATTTGTTATGTGAGGATTGTCAGCACCGCCATTCATATTACGATCACACATAGGACAAGCCGCCTGGCAACGTTGAGTCACCTCTAAATGAACTTCCTTAATATCTGCGAATCTATACATTCTCATTTTGTTTTAACAATTCACTTAACAAATGTGCTTTAAGTAGCACCGCTTGGCTATAACTTTTGTGTGAGATATTTAAAAAATTATTGTCTACTTTAAACGAATCAGCATCTATAAGTTTTATTTGACCGTCTGATGTAAAAACGATATTTGATAAGTTAATGTCGTCATGGAAAAAATATTGACCTTTAGGAAGATGTTTTTCACTAAACTCAAGACAATCAAAATATACACGGTTGTAAAATTTTACAATCTTAAGAGCATTTTCTAATGTAGACATTTTGTGCAATCTGTCGTACTCATCTGCTTCATCTAGTACATCGTATCCATCACAAACAATATCAAGACGTTCCATTTTATAAATATCTCTTGTTTTCCATTCAATCGGCTTTACAACATAACTGTGATCTTTTGAAAATAGTACATATAAGTTGTAATATTCCTCTTCCCATCCCCTTTGACCAACTTTTATTATTTTTGTAGCATTTTTCTCTTGAAGTTTTATCGTAGCATTGTTTCTTTTAATTATTTTTGCGTTATAAAAATTTTTATCCATCATATACCAACTTTACTTCTTTACCAGGACCTACACGACTTGGTAAATCTCCATACTGTTCAATATACCATTCAATAACAGCCACATACCAATTTTGACTGTTGTGATGTGCTTGCTTGTTGAACTTATAAATGTTATTATTAGTTGCTTCCATACAACTCAAGGCTCTAGCACTTTCAGTTTGTAATTGTCTAAGTGTTAATTTATTTGCGTCCAATTTTCATATACCTTGTGTATTGCCCTAAGTCAAGTTCTCCTTCATATAAAACTGTTTGCATAGGCGCACTTGCACTAAACTCTTGTAAACTGCTAGAGCAATTAACATGTTCTTCAATGCTAAAATAGTTATTACTTTGTAATATGATTAATCTTCCTTCGGGCAATAAATCATACCATTTAGAAAAATTATCAATATGCTCACAACTTGTATTAATAATAGTGTGTGGCATTTCCGTCAACGGAGCAGTTGTTCCGTCAAGTCTTTCAGTTGTATAACTATGTTCAACGTAATCTATATCCATTATATCTTGTGTTGTTGCTTTAAATTTCCATGTATCACTTACCAAGTCTGCATTGAATATTTCTGCTATTTTCCATGCTTTAGAATCTAAATCAAAACTTCTAATTTTCTCAAAATCTATTTTGTGTTCCTGTAACATCGGAACAACACTACTATACCAACCAGCACATAAAAATACTGTTCCTAAATCAGGACAAACTTTTTTTACTTCTTCCACTAACCACTTTTTACTTTTTAACTGACCTCTGCTCATTACGTCTTTATCATATTTAATATTTTGCTTATCAAGTACTTCTAATGGTTTAACATATAAACTACCTGTATATTTTTCTAATACACGCCATAATGCATGCCTATTATTATCCATAGTAAGATTGACTTCGTCAGTAACACTAGGTTCTAATCTTTTAATACTCCAAATATTTTTAAATAGTCCTGCTTTCTTTATATCTTCTACTAATGTATCTTTGCCTTCGATTAATCTAAACAAACTCATTTCATTTGATTCGACTAATGCTTTTCTTAAATCTTCTGTGGTATCACTATTGTCTATAAGTCTAAACAAACTATGAACATTTTTTTCTGTAACTGCTTTACGTAAATCTTCGTATTCATCTCCTAGTAATCTAAAAAGGCTATGTATGTTTTTTTCTGTAACTGCTTTACGTAAATCTTCATGATTGTCTCCAAGCAATCTAAATAGACTATGAAGATTTTCTTCAACTACAGTCTTTCGTAGATCTTCATGTTCATCGCCAACTAGCCTAAACAAACTGTGTACATTATCTTCAGTAATTGCTTTACGTAACTCTTCATGATCTTTACCTAATAATCTAAACAAACTATGCACATTTTTTTCAATATACATTTTTCTTATATCTTCAATACCTTCAATACCTTTATCTTCTAGATATCTAAATAAACTATGGTAATTTCTTTCTTCTACAAATTTACGTAAATCTTCATTTCCGGTTATACGAAGAATGTCTAACATATGTCCATCATTATAAAATCTTCTTAGATTAGTTACTTTATCACCGTACAGTATTTCAAATCTATCTAGCAAATCTACAATAAAATTATCTCTAGGCGGTAATGGGTCGTCTTCTTTAAAAGGTATTGTTTGTTTCCATTCAGTATCTGCTTGTATTTCTGTAAGTTCTATTTTAACAGGTTGTGTGTTAGATGTAGTTTCTTTATCATTATACATCTGTTGCCATTCTTCTGTTGTATCTGTAGTTTCAGTAAACTGTTCATACAACCAATTGAAGTCATTTATTAACCTAAGATCAGACCCACTAGAAAGGCCAAACTCCATACCAGCGGTAGCACCTGCCAAAGCAAACTCCCCAAATGGTCTATCGCGTCCCACGGTTGTCCAAGTTTTAAGTCTTTCATTTGTTTCGTCCTCCTTTTGTCTATCAATTACTTTACTGCTTAGTTTTGCACATTCTCTAAATGCACTACGCCAAGTACTAAACTCGCTTGAATTAAATGCAGTTATGCAAGATATTTTTTCCATTTTTTTAAATCTATCACTAATACTTGTAGTCATATCAGGACGACTAGTATCCATATCACGAGTCATTTGTGTTGGAAATAATTTTACACCGCCATATCCGTATACTAAATCATTTATAGGATTTTGACTACGCCATACGTGTACTGCTCTGTTATCTTCAGCAATATAATCAAAGTTAAAATCATCTGCAATTACAGCATCACCATCTACAATCCAAAACATTTCAGTCGAACAAACGTTTGCCGCGGCAATATGTGCTTGATGTATTCCTTTTACTCCATGTATACGTTGGGCTCTTGGAAAACGTGTTTTTAACTTATTAAAGTTTTCGTCGGCGTTTGCTTCGTCATAAGATATCATTACAATATCATATTCAGTTTTTTTAGTAGGAACAAAGTTAGACGAAAAAGTGTTAAATTGCGTTGTATTTGTACGTATATAAGGATGTTCAGGTCTTGGTGGGTTGCGGTATGTATTTTTAAAAAACTTGCTCTGTTGAGCATCTAAGGGCGTTACAGCAATAGGTAATTCTATATCTGCAAGTATACGTTCACCGTAATCTTCAATTGCTTCTAGTAAGTCACTTTCGTCTTGCACTTTATTTTTCCAAAGATCATTTAAGTATTCAAAGTCGCGTACATTAATATACTCCCAATCAGTACACATTGTTTTGTGCAATCCTTCTCTGGCTCCATAAATTGCCCATAATCCGTTAGTTACATCTGCGCCTGCCATACACCAGACATATAGTCTTTCCAAATTTTTCCAATGATTTCCTATGAGTTCTTTTTTTGCAGGTTTGATACCTTCAATTAAACACATTTTTACACCTTCTCGGAAACCGGCACGCCATGCTTGGTGTGGTGTAGCATTATTATGAACAGTACTCATTAAACTATTAATTTGTATGTACTCAAGGTCCCAACAAAAATCAATACCTGCCGCTATATTATCAGGATCTGCATTTTCGTGTGTTTTCATTTTTAGGACAGTTTCTCTATCCCAACACTTTATACCACCATTTCCGTAACGCAGTCCGTTAATAATATTATCAGCAGTCCAACTAACAACGTGTCTAGTAAGATCAACACCTTCTTGAAAGTTAATCACTTCGTTCAAGAATTGTTCATCTATTTGATTATCACCATCGATGGTAATAAATCTTTTTGTTTTGGCTATTTCTGCACAGGCTTTGTGAGCGGCATCTGATCCTTCTACACCGTGTATACGTTTAGCCCACGGAACTTTAGTTAATAAGTTCGTGTAATTTTCTTCTGCATTTGGCTCGTCATATGACAAATATATGATATCATAATCTAAAACTTTAAATTGCTTCATCTACATATCCATAAGTGTTAAATATCTTTGGTGTGTATATACTTACATCACCTTCTTCGTCATCATATTCGAACTGAACTGTATGTCCGTTTGCTATTTGTTCTACTGTAGCGTCAAATGTTCTAATTAATAAATGCGGATCATTTGCTTTTGTAATACTAAACTTGCACACTTGATTAGGATTTAACAAAAGGTTTTCTTTTACGTTTACAAACAATTTCCAATTACGCCATTTTATATTTCTTGTGATTATACAATCTGCATTGTCTTGTTTAGGAATATGATAAATTACATCTTTTATATCATAACTAAATTTTGGCTGTTCGTATTCTAATAATGTATATTCTTTTTTTGCCAAATCAAACTTTACAACATAATTTTGTTTTTTGTCTGGGTTTTCCATAAAGTCAACATATAAGTCTTCGTCTACTTCTAAAGCATATTCATGATCAGGAGTATAGTTTTGTAAACCTGTTACTTTACTTGTATCTTTATCAAATATTAACCAGTACATTGTTCATACCTTGCTAAAATTTTATTACAAAAATCTTTTTCTGTATAATGAAATACTCCGTGTTGTCGGTGGTTGCCAATTTTCAAACCATCATTAAAATACCAATCAACTTTTTGTTGCCAATGCTCACTGGTATCTACCCAATTTTGAGCATGTAATTTCATATGTACAAAATCTATTATGTCTACGTCTTGAAAATTATCATATTCCATAAGTTCTAATACTATGGCCGCACAAACATCAATACTACAATGTTTAGGTTTATGATTTTTACAGAATATTTCATAAAAATCTTCCCAATTTTCTATTACAGTTTCTAGTAGTGCAAAAAAGTTTGCAACACGTTTTGTTTTTTTAAAGTAATACAATCCTGTATACACATTTATTAGGTAATTTTGTGAAAAGACTTTTCTGTAATAGGTATCATTAATAGGTTCTTGTCTATATGTAATAGGATTTTGTGTAAAATATAGTTCTTGATCTTTAAACTTAGACCAATTAATTTTTTCTAAAAACAAAACATCGCTGTCAACAACTATTGTTTCGTCATATGGCGAAAGGTTAAAGGCTTTCCATCTGTTTTCTATTTTCCATTCACTACTTTTTGCTTGATCATGTTTTAACACAATAACTTTGTCGAATACAAAAGCAGTTTTTTGGTCAACTTCTTTGTCTGTTACTAAAGTAAAATGCATATTATTATTTTTCATACCGCTCATTGCACATAGGTATGCTTGTTTTACATAATCATCTGTAGAATTATTTTGTGCAAATATCAAAACACCTTGTTTCATAGTATTTCCTCTAGACTGTACTTGTTCATAGCATGTACTGTAAGTCCTTTTGTAGCAATCGGATTATCATCAATAAAAAACATAAGTTTATCTTCATTTATTTCGTGTGTAATATCTTTATCAATAGTATAAAAAAGTTTTCCTGGCATAGGATTAACAAAATTACCTTTAGAATGATTGTTCATTATATGAGCACCAATACTAAAAGCAAAATCGTTTCTATATGTTTGCTGTACTATTTGATATAACATTCTATAGTGGCGCCATTGCTCTTCAATATGCTGTAATAAATCAAAAAATATTTTGTTTTGTTTACATTTTACAAAATACACACAAGTTGCCCAATAAAAGTCTACACTTGAATCGCTTATTTTATCAAATTGACGATAATCTAAATTTTGTCCCAGATGATATGCATCTTTATACATTAGTAAAGGATGTGTTTGCTTAAAGCAATTTTTATAAACGTCATCACATATGATTATGTCACTATCTATCATAAGTGTCTGATCATATGGAGACAATTCATAACTTAAAACCCTTGCATTATTTTTAAATGTTAAATGTTTGCCACTATTACCATTGTTATATAATTTGCTTGTATATCTTTGTGGTGTTTTGAAATCAATTACTTTATCAAAAACATTATCTGGAACTTTACAGTCAGTAATTACACTTGTTGGTAAATTAAGATACTTCTTTGCACGTTCTGCAACCATACATGCTTGCTTGACGTAATCTATTTCTTCATTATTAAATGCATGTACTAGTATACCTTTAGACATTAAGGATTCCTTGTACAGTTCTTTCACTATCAACTATTTTTTGATATTCAGAATGATAACTTTCTGAGGCTTTTGTAAATGCTGTGACTAATTCGTTATAAAATGCTTCTTTATTTTTAATTTTAATAGGAGTGTTATTATTGTCTACAAAAATATCACTTTTTAGTGCTAGTATACTTGCAATAAATTCTCTAGTGGCAGTAAATTGCCCGCCTTCATAATAGACAGTGCATTCTTTTGTATACTTTTCTTGTAATATGCGTTTTTGGTTTTTAAATGTTGTAACGTAATCTGCATGTTCTAATGCTTTTTTAAGACGTTGATCCATAATTTCTCCATATAGCAGTATTATATGACAGATCGACTAAAAAGTCAAGTATTAACTACCACTAAAATTGGATTGTCTATTGAGTTGAGGTAATGGTGTATTAACATATACACCACTGGCTCTTTTGAATCCCATTGTAGTAGTAAGATTGCCTACTACATACTCGTCGATTGGAACAACACCTTTTGCTCCAGAAGTATTACCAGTGTCTGCTTCTTCCATACGTATACGGAATTCTATTGTAGAACTGTTTACTTCTTTGCCTCTAATATAATAGTTGTTATCTGCGTAAACTCCACTACCTGTTTTTCTAAAAAGTTGCTGTTCTGATGAAGTTAATTGAAAGTTTCCTATAGCACTACCTGTACCACTGTTACTTGTGGAAGTATAATTGTAACCAAATGATACTGTGCCTGCATTAGAAAGCATTGTTGCCCAGTCATTTGTTTTTGCAACGTTAGCGCCTGATGCTGTGCTAGATAAACTGCTGACAAATGTTATTGTTCCGCCAGCATTAAAAAAATGCCTACGAGCATCTGCACTTGAAAACACTACTCTAAAATAACCATTAAGTTCTTGATTCCATTGTGTAGGTCCAAAGGTTAATGTATCAGGATCAGTTCCTGATGTACTTTGTAATGCTGATAATCTAAATCTATTTGGATTATTTTCCAATACAGACATAGTATTTTCATAATCAGCAAAACCTTTTAAAACTCCGTCTGGGTTATCACTTGTTTCATCTGCAATTAAATCACCTATTAATGCTTGTGCTATTGTTCCTGCAGAACTTTGATTTGTTTGATGTCTGCTTATTCTGTCAATATCAGTATAAAGTTGATTTAGATGTGTGGCTGTTACTAGATTACCTACAGCAACTTGTGAACTTGCTGTATTTTCTCCATATCCTTCGTTACCAGATCCAATAGCAAGGATATTTTCTACCCTTGTTTGCAAATTATTATATCTAGTTGCGGTAATTAAATCACCAACGGCCATTTACTCTTCTCCAATTATATAGTAAAAATGATACTATACTTTATTAATTATGTCAAAGACTATTTGTAGCCGAAAATGCTGGCGCTGGTGTATCAACAAAAGACCCACTTGCTCTCACAAATCCTATTTTGGCTTCTAATAATCCTTGAACTGGTTCATCAATTTTATAACCACCCGGGTTATCATCATAAAAATTGTATTTCACACTAATCGTAGAACTAGTAGGCGCCTTAGCATAAAGAATGTAATTATTATTTCCATACACTCCTGTTGCTGATTTTCTATATATTTCTTGATACGAAGTTGTTAAGTCAAAATTGCCAATACTTTGTACAACACCTGTTCCTGATGTTGTTGTTTCTTGATAATTCATGCTTACTGTTCCTGCATTTCCAAGTATAGATGCCCAGTCTTGACTTTTTGCAACACTATCTCCTGAAGTAGGAGTTCCGCTTAATGAACTTATAAAAGTAAGCGATCCTCCAGCATTAAAAAAATGTCTACGTGCATCACTATCTGCAAACGATACTTGAAATTCACATTCAATTGGTGCTGTCCATTGATTTCTACGTTGAATTACTTCAGCGTTATTCAGTGTACTACTTTGTGCTGATGCTAATCTAAATCTATTTCCTACTGTTTCTATTATACTAATAAAATCTTCGTAGTCTTTGAAACCTTCTTTTGTATCTGCTCCACTAGTATCTTCAGCAACCGAATCTCCTACCTCAACTTCTGCGATAGAATTTGGAGCACCACCTGTTTGGTGAACAAAAATTTTGTTTAAATCTGTAAACATAGCATTAACGTGGCTTACATTTATTACAACATTGCTTGATACTTGCCCACTGGTTACAGTTTGACCATAACCTTCGTTACCTGATCCATTGCCAAGGATTGCACTTACTCTTCCTTGTGCATTGTTGTATCTTGCGGCTGTTATTAAATCGCCAACTGCCATGCCTGCTTCCTTATACTTTTAAAACACACTCTATTAACTGCTCCGTATCAGAAGTGCTTGATTCTAATGCAACACCTACTAATCCGTTACTAGCAATAGTTGAAGCAACACCGTCCTGCCATGCATAAACTGCTTGTCCTTTTGATACTGGACCTTTTACTCTTACTGGCACACGACCTTTTAAGCCGACTGCTTGTCCTTCGGACATACTATTCATTAAATATGCTGGTGATTCTGAAATGACACCTATAGCAAAATCACTTACTTTTGCTGGACGAACTTCTTTTTCTCCGCCTACTGCTACTACTGTTCCTATTGGTAAATGTTCGTTTGTTTCATAATTCTCTGCAAGGTCTGCGTATTGTGCTTGTGTTGCTGTTCCTCTAAAGAAATTAGCATGTAAATCACCCGAACTATCTCTTAATGCTGTTGTGCTTGCAATAGCACTTGTGTCTCCTGCATAATCTGCACTATTAAATCTAATAGCATTTGCACTAGAAGCATTTCCTTGAAAATTATCTGCCCAAACATTTGACCATTTTGCAATACTTGATCCTAATGTATATGTACTTGTTGCACCTGGATTTATTCCTGTTGATTGAATAACTACACTATTTGTTTGTACACTATTTGCATTACTTGTTTTAAATCTAATAATATTATTTGTACCAACTTCATTTGCAATTACGCCTTGGTTACCATTTTCAATATAAATGTGTAAATCGTTTTGATCACCTATTGTAACACCTGCATCTGGAAATCTTACAATATCTTCAAACTCAGTTGCAGTTCCTGGTGTACTTTGTACAAAACTGCTTGCTTCTAAACCATTAAGTTTCAAAGCATTACTTGCCGTTCCCCAATAATAATGTCCTACAGGTGTTGTAACTCCATTAGTTGCATCGGTTGTATTAACAAGTGTTAAACCTTTCTTGACTACATCAAATCCTGTAATAGCATTTAACGGATCAGTACCGTCAATAGTAAATTCTTGTCCGCTTATAATATAGATAATTTCATCTTCGATTGTTGCGGCAATTACACTATGGTTTATGCTTGCAACATCACGAATTGTTTTACTCTGCATCTGTGTAAGACCTGAACCAGCACCTTGCGGTCCAACTAATACAAATGATGTTCCGTTATATGTATATAATTGACTGTTTCCTGAATCCCACCAAAAGTCACCTGCTGTTAAACCTGCAGGCTGTGAGGTTGAAACTTCTGCACCGCCTGTTGTTTTAAACTTTGAACCATCGTAGAATTTAATTTTTCCGTTTGTTGAGTCATGCCATATCTGTCCGCTAACTGGTTTAGGCGGTTGTGATGTTCCGCTAAAGTTTTCTAACAAAAACAAAAAGTTTTCGTTTTGTATTTCGCCGTATCCGGCATAGTTCTTACCAACAAATGTTAAATCTGTTGTAAGATCAACGGTGCCATCTTGCACTACTACTAGTGTTGCTCCGTTGTATTTGTTAATTGTATAAGCCATGTTTCAACCCTTTAATTATAACTATATTTATCTTACACACTAGATGTAAGGTTTTGGCTAAATGTCCAATTCCCACCTGATGTGACGTATTCCTTTAATGATCTTGTTACACTAACTGTAACTGATCCAGTTGCGTTTGTAAAACCAATATCTTGTAATACTGATTCATTTTGTACTCCTGCGGCGTCTACTGCTATAAACGATTTAGTTGTGACTGCTGTTATATCAATACCTGTAACACTTGCACCGCCAAGTGTTGTACAGTGAATTTTTGCAGTTGTACCGTTTGCAACAGTACTTGCATTAACTAAGTCGTTTAGCACTAAGCCAATTTGTGTATCATTTAATCCTGTAATATCCATACTAAATGAAATAGCCGCCGCTGAAATTGATTCATCAACATATTGTTTTGATGCTCCATCTGTTGCTTGTGTTGGTAATGCTAAAGCAGTAATTTTTTGATTTGCTAGATTTACGTCACCGTTTCCGTTAATCGTAAGTCCACTAGCACCTGTAATTGTACTACCATTAATATTGATATTATCAACATCTAAATTAACTAGTGTACCTACGGTTGTAAGGCTAGATGCTGTAACACCGCCTCCTAATGTTGTAGCACTTAGTACTGATGATCCTGCAATTTTGTATTCGTTACCTGTTGTAACATTAATATTTTCTGTTGCTGTCCAACTATTAGTTGCTTGTATCCAAGTCCATTTTTTGTCTGCTCCTGTAACTCTTATAACCATACCAGCATCGTCTACGCCTGCATCTGTTAACAAAGTACTGTCGCTAGTAATAGCAAGTTCAATTTGTTTATCTTCTACTCTTAAAGTGCTTACATCTATACTTGCACTAGATCCTTCTACTAATAAATTTCCTGTTACACGAATATCTCCTGTAACATCTAATGTATACTCTGGTGTGTTATCAAAAATACCTACACGTTTGTTTGCCGCGTCTATGAATACAGCATCAATTTGTTGTGCCCCTGCGGCTGTACTTGTAACTCTTATTGCATAGTTTTCATCTAATTGTGCATTCGCTGTAACAAATGAATTACCTATAATACTTAAAGTTTGGTTAGCATTAGGTCCTATAGTAACCCCTGATGAATTACTAACTGTTAGAGAACCAGTAATAGTGTTATTTGTTGTTGAACTTACAAAGTTATCAGCACCAACTTTCGTACCGTCTGCTTTTATTAATGCCTTTGCCGCATCTGCTGTTCCTTCAAATATAAAATTATCTTTGTCAATTACGTTTATACCTTTTTTGATATTACCTGTAATACCATCTATTGTGTATCCTACTGCTGGGGTAAATTCAACATTACTAATAACAGCGGCTCTTGCTGTTGAACCATCAGTACCATTACCTAAATATAAACTTGCAAGTGTACGACTTCTGTCTTGAGTGTCAAGCACACTTTCAATTCTAAATCCTGTCTCACCTTGTTTTGATTTGTATACCGGTCCTGCTAATGTAGGATTACCTGATCCATCAAAAAAGTATAACTGATCATTTACATTGTCAATCCATAGATCACCAGCAACCATAGCAGGTTGTTGTTTTTGTACAAAAGGTCCACCAACATATTTAAAATATGTACCTTCATAAACTTTTACACGGGCTTCACCTGTATCAAACCAAAGTTGTCCTTTTATAGGATTAGTTGGACTATTAGAATTACTAAAATTTTCTAGTAGTTTTATAAAATTTTCATTAAATGCTTCGCCGTATCCTGTATAATTTCTACCTACTAATGTAAGCGAAGTACTGTTAACATCAATAGTTCCATCAATTAAATCTACTAGTAACGTGCCGTCTGTTTTGTTTAGTTTATACGCCATTAAACTTTCCCTGTGTAAATTATGTAATTTAAGGACATAAACGGATTTAGTGTTTCCATTGCTTGCCCTGTTGTTCCAGAAACTCCTCCACTTGTTGTTACAGCCTGCCCTGCATTTTGCCCTGTTGGAGCATCAAAAATAATTGATGATGTTGGACTATTAACACCTTTTTGTGCATCAAGTATTGCGTAAAACTGTGTACCTTCAACAACTAAGTCGTGTTCGTGATCTGGTAAATTAACTTGCCCAATAGTAGTTGTTTCTTGACCGCCAGTATTACCAAGTTCACTACCTTGTAATCCTGAAATTCTGCCAGCACCTGTTCCGCCCATATCGTCAAGTCCCATAACAGTTCTACCACGCATGTCTGGTAAAGCAAATCTTGCAACACCTGCATCGCTAAGTAGTCCTTGTTGTTTGTAAGTAAATCCTATCACATCAAATAACTCTGGATAGTCTGCTTGAAGTATTTCTTGTCCGTAACATAATAACCAAAAACTAGGAGCAGTAGTTCCTGCATAAGGCATCATAACTCCAGGTGGATTAACTGGTACTGTTGATAGTAGATCTCTTCTACTAATTCTGTACAATCCAACTTGACCTTGGACTCTGTTTAATAAAAATTCATCACTAGCATCTGCGCCATTAGTATAAGTTTTGTTACTAATAAAACTATTTGCAATAGTTGTTTGGAATGTTTTAGTAGTGCCTCCAGTTTGACCATCGAAAATTATAGTAGGCGCACTTACTTCTCCTGCCATTGTAAAGTTTGTAGCACTTGATATTTTATCTGCACTACCTGCTCTACCACTAATTTGACCTGTAACATTACCTGTTACATTGCCATAAAAGTTGGTTGCATATATTCCTTGATATTTGTTTGCTAAAGATCCAATAGTTCTTGAATTAGTAACATCCGGAATAACGTTTCTTGTTTCTGTATCCCCTAAAACATTTATTGTACCACCGATGTTTACATCTCCTGCAACACCTGCGCCACCTTTGACTACTAAACTTCCTGTGCCAAAGTTTGTACTTGCTGTAGTTCCGTCAATAGTAATACCTTGGCTTACTTTTATATTTCCTGTTACGTCTAATGCTTCACTTGGGGCTGTATTATTAATACCAATATTTGTTGTAGAATCAACACGCATTACTGTTTTTGTTGTTCCTTGATCATTAACACGAATGTCTAAACTTGATCCACTTGTGTTATGACTTATAACACCTGCTTGTCCTTCAACACCTAATGTAAGTTGATTACCGCTACCTAAAATAATACCGTCATCTGTGTTTACTTTTAATTGACTTGTTGTTGTACTTACAACATCGCCACGTAAGAAATTTGCCGCTGGCACTTTTGCTCCTGCAACAACTAAATTTTCTGCTTGTTCTGCTGGACCGTAAAATCTTGGAGCGCCGTCTCCTGTAATATCTGCTGTGCTTAAATTAACGCCTGGGTTAATTTGGCTAAAGCCATTAATTTGTGCTCTTGGAGTAAATGTATCTGAACTTATAATAGCAACTGGTTTTGCACTTATTTCAACTTGTAATGCTGAATATTCAATATTGTCTTGACCAATAATTTTTACAGGACTAACACCTGTATTAAGTCCGCCAGCATAATCAGGACCAATTAATGTCCAACCTGAACCTGTGTACAAATATAATTGTTGATTGTCTGTGTCAACCCATAAGTCTCCAGTAATAGATTGTGACGCACCTGGTTCGTTAATTGCTTTTTTCAAACCTCCACTTGCTACCCAAGTTGTGCCATCATAAACTTTTAACTGTTCTCCGCCAGCAGTTGTATCATACCATAATTGTCCTTCAACTGGATTAGTTGGCGCACTTGTGTTTGCAAAATTTTCTAAGAGTTTTAAAAAGTTTTGATTAAATTCAACACCATAACTTGTTGTATTACGTCCAACTAGACTTAAACTAGTTGATACGTTGATATCATTATCTTCAACTGTGATGCTACCTTTGTTTGTTACGTCAGTGAAATTAATTGTATAAGGCATCTATTAAACTCCTGACAAACTTTGTACACGTACTGTATAATCAATTTGAACCAATCTGTTTAAACTTTTTTGAACAGGGTGGAAAATTACATGAGTTATTAATCTACCTGAACCTGATGGATTATAACTTTTAAGTCCTAATTCATCAAACACATAAAGGTTTTCTGTATCTGTAGCAGTATCAAATGCATCTTGACCTTCAGGTTCACCGTAGTCTAATAAACAAGTTACAACAATATCAGTATAGTTTGTTCCGCTTACATGACGTGTTTCAGTTTTGTTTCTTACAGGATCTGTATTACTTGTGCTTCTATCATCTACTACTTTTGTAAATGTTTGATTATACAAACTTGCATTTGTTCCTGTAGAGTTAGGTGTAAGGTAAGTAATTACTCCTGTTGGATCAACACTTGTTCCTCCATTACCAAAACTCATTTCATATATCATGCCTTGACCTTGATTTGCAAGGCTTTCTGCAAGAGCAATACTCATATTTTCATAGTGGATAGCATTACGCTTATCAACATACACTTCACCAGTATTAGGATCATGTATTTTGATGTGTCCTTTAACTACTACTCCGCTTTTATCATTTAATTTGTCTGTCATGTTTTCTCTCACTGCTACTGTATTTATTTAGGTAATTCCGTTGTTCTTGCCTTAAGAAACTGTGCAACGTCATTTTCTGCATCAACCAGGCTTTCTCCTGCGTTTGACCATGTTTGACCCACTCGTCGAATCACCGTAACCTTCTGATCTTGCTCTGGTGTAACTGCTAAATTCAATGTACTACCACTTAAAGTGAATTCCACTGGCAATGTTACGTCACCCTCGGCACTATCTTGTGCAATAAATCTAGTTACAAAGTTTCCTGCACTATTTTTAGTGTCTACTTGATAACTACTTATCGCATTTTTACGAAGTCTGTTTCCAGCAACAAATACTTCAAACTCATCAACACCTTTTGTAGGAGTAAAGTCTAATTCATATGATGCTGTAGTACCATCTGCTGTAAACACCTGTGTAAGTGTCTGATCTGCATAAGGCATATTTTCGCCTGGACTTTGATCAATTACAGACGTTCCTGAAGCAATAAATGTGTTTACACCTGTACCTAATGTACCTCTTCTAATTTGACGTAAACTATTGCCTTGCTTCACGTAGTACTCAATTCTTTCACCGTTTATAAACACAACACCCGGAATTTGTTTCTTTTTACCTGGTTCAGGTAATTTTGAAGCATCTACTAGTTCTATTCTAGTATCCCACCAATTAAGGTCTTGTGCTAGTTTGTACTTATTACTATCATCGAGTCTCTTGTAGTGAACCCGGTTCAGTATATCTTTAAACTGTCTAAATCCAAATCTATGTACAAGTTGCTCTTCGCCAAACTGTATTATTTCAATTTGATCATTAGCACTTAGTTTTTTAAGAATTTTTACATGCTGTTTATCTTCAGGTACATAATAATCAACATTTGGTGCTAATCTAAGACCATTTACAATTACCCAAACATACTCTGAATCTTGTGATGGTCTTCTAAGTTTTACCAGTCCATTACTTAAATTAATATATTCTTTGAAGTTTATAGTACCAGGAACAAGCGTAACTCTACTTACAAGATCATATTTTATACGCTCAATATCTTGTAAGTCGTGATTACTAAATGATGTAATTCTGATTGAATCTCCTAAACCTGGGGCTGTGTCGAAGTAAATTTTACTTCTATCTTGTAAAAACTTAGTTGAACTATCTGCACCTACACCTACATAACCAAATGCATATGTTCCGTCAACACTAAAAAATACATCTAGTTTATCATTTACTGCACCTATTCCTGCTGAAAGTTTTACACTATTATTTGTGCTATCCCATCTATATTGAACATTTTTTGTAAGCAGTTCATTATTTAAATATACTTCTATATCTTCACCTCTGATGCTGTTAGCAAAAAATTGCCATTCTTGGATTTGGTATTCTCTAGTTGCTGAATTAGTAATTGTAAATTCAGTGTTGTAACCTGCATCTAGTATATTGTTATTAACTTCAACAATAGCGTTTTGTGCAGTTGGCAATCCACCTACAAGTGCAGGATTAACATCAAATATTGTAGTTGATCCATCTCCTACCAGAGTTTGAACATTTGTTGCACTAAAGGACTTAGCAGTTGTATAAAATAATCCATAATCTACAACTTGTCCTGACTGCGGTGCTGTATCAAATGTAATTACAAAGTTTTTATTTGTATCTTGCGATAAACTTGAACTAATAGATTCACCATTAATAGTTACATAATGACTTACATCTGTTTGATATTTTATGTTTGTTGTGTACGTATTTGTACTTCCGTCTGCTACAAATTTATTAATATCTAAAATTTTCTGTCCGCTTACTCCTAAGCAAACAATACTTAAAATTTTTCCTGTTGCTGGTGCAGTTGTAAAAGTAATTGTGTCGTTTACATAATTTATTGTATAATCTGTGTTAGCAACTCTAACATTATCTAATGTTACAAAAACGGCTTCATTATTATGCGGATGTATTCCGATAGCATAAGTTTGTGTAATACCATCAGTTTGGAAAAATTGTGTTTGTACATTGCTTGTTCCATCATCTGGTCTATGATACACTTGGATATCTACTGTGTCTGAAATTTTACCTGGAACCAATTCTTCTGGACCAGTTGTTGTCATTGGTGTAATGAATCCATCACCATCTACAATAATATCACTTGCATCTATACCTTTTGCATTACTATAACTTAATGCTCCACCTGTAAGTTGTGTATCGAAACTTGCAGGATCAGGTTTAAAACTTCCGTCACTTGTTGTTTTTCTTATTATAAAAATGTCATCGTCTTTTGATGCTATGCCAAGTCCGTCTATATCAATTTCTTGTATTACTCCGTCTCCTGTAATACTAGTCATTACAGCATTAGGATTAGTAGGATTGCTAGGATAATTTATATCATCTAATCTAATATTATTCTTGTATACATTGTATACAACACCATTTTCTAATGGCTTATCTAAAGAAAGTATGTTTGTAGATCCATCTAAATAAAAAATTATATCTTCAAATGTATTATCATAAACATCATATGCTTCTATTCCAAACCCTTTTGTTTCAAATCCTCCTGATCCTGCAAAATCAAAACTTTTAACTTCTACTCCACCAAAGTCTACACCCATCATAAGTTGACCAATATCTTTACCAATCATACCATCTATTGGTTGATAGTAACTTTGTACTCTATCTTGTGCAGTAAGTAAGTCTGGTGCTAATTCATAATCTATTTTTATTGCTTTTCCTGTTACCGGAGGTAAAGTAAATGCAATTCTACCTCGTTTTCTAGTATAACCTTTTGAAATATCCTCGTAATTACTATATGTGTATTCACTTTTTAATAATTCTACTCCATTAATGTATATTTTAAGTTTTGCGCCATTTAAATTCATCGGCCATAGCAAATTGTATATTGATGTTACACTATCTCCAGTAAATGTTTCAGATCTAGCAACTTCTAAGTAATAAGGTTTGCCGCTAATTCTATCAAACCTAGAGATAACGTGTGTGCCTCTTACTTTACCATTGCCTAGTACTGCTCTAGCAGTTGCAGGTGTTCCAGCAACAGCAGAATCTTCTGTTCCACTATCTTCTATACTACCTTTTAAAATTACATCTGGTGCTTTTAAATATCCATCGCCTGGCGAAGTTACTTCAATTTTAGAAACTTTGCCATCATTTAGATAGGCTTGTGCTGTTGCTCCGCTACCGCCACCACCTTCGATACTAACTATAGGAGGTAAAGTATAATTCGAACCTGGGTTACCAACACTTATTTCAGAAATTTCATACCCGCTATTTTCTAGCCAATGTTTATCTGGATATTGTTCTGTAGTCTCAGGTGCACTTGAAATTAAGTTGTTTCTTACTTTTGCTGTACTGCTTGTAATTCTTTTTTGATTAAAATTATATCTAGGAGGTAAATCAAAATCTGTTACAACACTATTTGTAGGATCTGTCTTTTCATAATTAGATACGTATTCTCTAATTTTTGTTTTGAAAGGTTTGACTTCATTTATATAATCTTGATAGTTGTCAATATTATCATTTTTAAAAGTAATTTTTTGTGCTAGTTCTCCAACATTGTGTTGTGCTTTAATAAATGATGTTTTAAATGCCCAATCAATATTAGGTTGTTCGCTGAAAGCATAACGTAAACTTGAAATAAACAGTTCATTATAATGATGTTCTAAATCATCTATAAAAATATCATCTCTTAATGTTTCTAAAACTACTCTAGATTCTGTGACCGGTTGGCTATCATAAAACGTTGTATCAAATGTATCAGTATCAAATCCTGTTCTGTTAACACTTGTGTTATATAGTTTGTTACTGAATTGAATTGTAGCATTTTGTTTACCTATTACTTTATAATTTTGTGTATAATCTTCAGTTTGTAAATTAGCAATTTTTTCTAGTAACAACCAGCCGCCGGATCCTATTGTAGAAATCTTAACAGTTTGTCCTACATCATTTTCTAATGCAGATAATTGGTAACTAAAATCAATTAAACTATTAATTTCTGTAAATGCACTGTATCCTGGCGCATACCAATCTGCATAGTTCCAGTATAAATTTGTATCAAAACGCTGACTAACTGTTCTATTCCATTTTGTTCCGTTGTAATTATATAAAGACCATTTGTTTGCAACATTTGAATCACTAGCAACCAACACACTAAAGTTTCTTACTATTAATTTAGTATTGCTATCATAACCAATACCCGGATCAATAATGTTAACTTTTGTAATTTGTCCTAATTCGTTAATTTCAGATTCAAGTACCGCATCTCTACCTATACCGTCTATTGTTATTTCTGGACCTATTCTAGTTCCGCCAACTGTAGAAACATATGTTGGATCTACATAGCCTCTACCCGAGTTAGTAATATCAATACTTGTAATTTTTCCGTCAACTACTGTTGGAGATAATACTGCTACTTCTCTTTTTGCTATACCAACAAATGCTAAATCTTCATATGAATCTATTTTTATATCGTATCTACGTGAACTTGCTAAAGGCGCTGGATCACTTTTTGTCAAATTACTAATATCAAATTCATCTACAATAATATTTTTTATTAATACATCATTTGCTCTTTCAATAACTTGTTTATATGCTTCAGACTTATTAATAAACATAGACTGTCTTGGATTATTGCTTATACCATATTTTGCTTTTGCACTTAGTTTAGGATCTGGTACTAGTCTAAACTGACTGTCGTAACCAATTAAACTGTCAAACCATTTACGCTCAATATCTCTAGTTGGTTTACTAGTGCCAATGCCTTGTGTCAACATTTGATATTCATTATGAATATTTTGGTCAACGTTATCAAGTGTGTAGTAACGTAAATTAAATGCAACATTATTACCGCTTAATAATGGCTCACAGTTAAACAATACAAATCTATCTTTTGCCATTAGTCCAACAAATCTATGTCCTTGTCCTACTGGATCTTCTATTAAACGTTTTACATCATATGCTGTTATTTTTCTATTAGCAGTTGTAGGTACAACACGCTTGTTTGCTACCCAATAATAATACTTTGCTTTGCTTGTTTTTGCTATTGGATCCCATTTTAGTCTTTGTGAGTAAACAGTATCGCCATATCTACTTACACCACTTACGCCTGAAGCAATCCCGCTTTCGCTATCTGCCAAATTATCCCATTCACTAGGTAGTAGATCTGTTTCTACCCATTCATATACTTCAACACTTGTGCCTGGAAAAACTTCTCCCCAGTAATTTGTTTGATAAGTTACATTATTTTGTTGATAATTATAAAATTTTACTGCGTTTAAGTCCCACCATAGTTTACCTACATGTTCTGTACCCCATGCATTATCTTCATCTATTACAACAGTATCATCACCTTTACTATATGCCGCAGGATCATAATATGTTTTATATGATAATTCTTGTTCTGCTGGTCCTGCAACTTTTCCTTGTACAGGATCTATATAATCTAAATCTTCAATTAGTGTATTTGTTTGCGTATTATATAAGAATGCACCTTTTATTTTATTGATGTCAACTTGATCTAATGGACTTCTATGTGTATTCCATGCTCTTTGTCCTATTGTTTTTCTAAAATCAATTATCATTCCTTGATGTGTGGTATAATCTGTAACTTCTGGCATTGCAGTGTAAACATGATTATTTTTCATTAATATGTTCTTGCCAAAATTTACTGCTAATGGTTCGTCAATAACAAATTCTTGTGCAAATATTAAAGACTTATTAATACGTTCATACATGAAGATAGCACCACTATCCATATCCATTCTTTTGAATTTAGTAAATTCATCATCAAATACTGTAGTGTTGTTATCAAAAGTTGTTGGAATTTCTATATCACCGTTTAGTGATGTTACTGATAACTGGTTTCCATCAAAATTTAAATATGCACCAAACTGTTCTGCTTGTTCTCCGTTCGGGCTAAAAATTTCTTGTGATAGTTCAAACTTTCCGTTTATAAGATTATATATGTAAACTTTTCCTTGATCTTTTTTACGATCATCATTATATGGTTCTCCTACAGCAATCATTTCTCCGTCAGCACTTACACTTATGCTGTCACCAAATCCGGTATAAGCACTTGTAGAATTCCAATCAAAGTCTGCGCCTTGAGGCAACATAGAACTATTATCTTCATATGGTGGTTGGATAATTTGAGATACAGTCATTTGTCCTTCAGGCAATCTTCTATATACAACAATTACACGCTCACCTGTACTGTCATTACCTTGTATTCTAGAACTTACAACTAAAACCTCTCCATCTTTAGATTGATCAAACTGTCTTGCAAAATTTATTACACCAAATTCTGGATCAAAAACTTCTTCGCCAATGATTGCATTAGTTCCATTTGTAGGCACAAAGCCAACATGTGCAGTACCATCAGTAACTGATTCCCAATCTGCTGGAATAAATGCACTTCCACTAGCAATATTTCTTAATGCTTTGTAAAGTTTATCTTGATATTCTACAATTTCATTTTGCTTATAAAATACTGATGAACTAAAATTACCTCTGAACTCAGGATCAATATCTAATTGCCAGTTATATGTTTCAAGAACACCATTTTTTGTTTCAGTTCCATTTTTGATAAAATGTATACTTCCTGCATTATTTTGAGCACCTGCACCTCTAGATGCTACACTCAATCTATATAAATTTCCTTCTTGTGTAAATTGTACTTCGTCGCCAAGTTTTACATGTGATTTTCTTTCAGGCACTGTGTAATGATTTTGAACTTTAAATTGTATCTGTTCATTTAGTTCGTAAACACTAAACATACCCTCTGCAGTCAATCCACTTGTTTGAGTACCATTTAAATTTGAAACTGGTATGCTAGTTACTTGATCCCAATCTCTATTATTTGATGCTGGAATATTGGCTTCTCTTGGTACGCCTTGTAGAGTTGTTTCATCGAAGAAAAAGTATTCAATATCTGTTAATTCACTAACTGACGCATCTGGAAAATTAGTATCTTCTTCTAAAACAATAATTTTACCTATACGTGTGCCTTCTAAACTAACACCGTCTATTCTACCCATATTACGTTTCACAGATCCACGCACACGGAATATGTCTGCGTCTTCGTTATGGTTGTTACCTTTACTCCAAGTACCTGTAATATTCTTAACATAAATTCTTACACTGTTAAACTGCCTTTTGTAAAAAGTTATTAATGCAGTTGCACCTGTTACGGTATCTTCAACAGTATCGCCAACAATAGGTTCAAAAGGTAATTGATTTGCTTGGTCAAATTCGTCAAAAGTAAAATCTATGTAGCCATCCCACAAATCATAGACTGTGTGTTCTTTGTTAAACAACGTAGTACTCATTGCTGTATCTGTAAAATTAGTATTACCACTAACATTATCTACAACCATTTTAAATTTACTACCAATACTTAATGTATCAGTAAAAATTTTTCCACCTCTTACTGTCCATAAAGGACTAGATTGTAATGCAAATACTTCTAAAGGATCACCTTCGTAAGTTAGTGTTTGTGCAAAAGATGCTTGATCCATTAGACTTAAAGTTGCTCCTGAATTGTTAGCATCATCAATTGCTTGTTGTTTTGTTGCAGTGATATTGTAATAAAAATTAGGTGTAGTTCTTCCACTTGCCGCTGTAAGCAAGTCTACATAAACTAAGCCATGTCCTGGATCTACAAAAGTATTTGTGCTATCTGCTGAAGTAGTATATGCTGGTGTATCTATCCACCAATAACCACCTAATTGATTAAGAACGTTTACGTAATCTTCTGTGTAATCTCCAATACGAATTGTTCCGACAAACAAACTTCCTGAGGTAGCAAAAGTTCCATTTACATTAGATAGATATACTGTACATGTTGTCAAATCGTTTGCGACATAAACTATTTCACCACTTGCAACACTGCTTGAAATAATATCACCTATTGCTGGTAGATTAACAAAATTTTCTATAACAAGAACATTATCAACTTTGTATTTTATTTCGTGTTTGTCACTTAAAAATGCACCTGTGATTGCAGGGAATTCTCCATCAAAAGGTTGAACATCTACAGAATCACCTTGTAAATTTAATTTACTATAGTTATTCCATGCTAATACAATCTCATCACCTACTGCACTTCCTTCATATGCATTAATTGGTGCTCTTATCAACATGTGACTTACACCAAAACTATTATTAATTTTATAATCAGCAGTTTGTAATAAATTAATTAATGTACTATCACTTTCAGAAACAATATCTATATAAGAATCAAAACTACTAAAAGATATTGCTCCTGTAGCAGGATCTATATTTTGTATTGCTTTATATAAATTAGGACCGTATTTTACAATTTGTTGTTTTGTATAAGCAACTCCTTGTTTGTATTCTCCTTGATAAAAACTGTATGTGTTTGATGCTTGTGGAGAACCTACTGCAAGAAATTTGCCGTCTGGACTTAGAGCGACACTTTCACCAAATTGCATTGATGTAGAAAATGTGCTACCATCATAAGCATCAGCAACATTAACAGGTGCTGAAATAATTTGATCTAAAACGTAATTTGTACTGTCATTTGGTCTTACGTAAATGTGTACTTCGCCGTTACCTTTGAAAGGAATACCAACTGCCATTTTTGTGTTTGCATCATTTACACTAATAGCATGTCCAAAACCATGTTGAGTGCTATCTAAACTAAGTGAACTTAAAACTTTTTGATGTTCTGAGTATACTGGTTTATTTTTCAGTACAGTCCATTTACCATTATCGTCATCATCGATCCAAACTAATTCATTGCTAGATAAATTTGCAGTGATATTTGTATTTGCATCATCAACTGTTTTTGTTCTTTGGCTTGTAAATATAGTTATTGTGCCTTTGATAGTGACTGTATCATCTATCTCTAGCCAGTCTGATTTATCGCTTTCAAACGTGACTTTATTACCTTCAACTTTAGTTGCTTTGTAAAATCCGTCTAAAGTAGTCAATGCAGTTGTGTTAGCATTAGTAATTCCAAATATATCTCCTACTGCAATGTCTCTTGCAGTAAAATTCATATCTAATGTTATTTCACTACCAACTGGTGTTGCTTTTTCTATTCTTAAATTTGTTTCAGTGTGTTGTAGTACGTTCCAAGTTTGGTTATCTGTTGCTACCCATATATAATCATTTTTATTAATATCGTCAATACTAAATCCTAGTATTCCGTCCTTTGTTAAAACTGCACGACTAACATCTTCACCAGTTACATATCCTACTGTTCTTACATATTCTTCGTTGGTGTATTTTGTAGGTATTTTATTAATATCATAATTTTCAGGTTTTAAAAATACATCATAGTTAGGTATTCTATAAATTAAGTCTGTAGGAGCACTAGGTAATGTCTCAACTAGTTCTATTGGTTGTGGACTTAGTTTAAATTTTGATTCATCTAGTTGCCATTCTATTTCCTCAAAATTTGTAGTACTTCCGTATTGATTATTTTTTACTGCCCATTCTTCATAAAAGTCAACTGATTCTTTATCAGCACTTGCTAGTGCATCAAACAGTTTGTCAACACTATTACGTGATCCTTTATCTGCAATAAATCCTTGATAAAATTTATATTGCGATACATCATCATTAATAATATTTTCTAAATATTGTCGCTTTTGATAGCCAACTAAATGCTGTGCAAGCCTTTGTTGCTCGTTATCAAAATTATCACTATCTAAATCATAAAAATCAGTAAACTGATTTATTCTATAATCAAAGTTTGTATAAAGTTTTGTTTCTGGACGTCCGTCTATTCTATTCCATTCGGCAGGAATAAATTTAGGACTACCTGCAATTTTATTTTTTGCTGTGTAAAAAAATTCTTTGTAACGCACAGTATCACCAATTGCATAATCTCGATACGCTTGCCATTCTTGTACTTCTGCTTGGTCAAACACAAATCCCGGAATATTAAGTGTTCCGTCCCAATTAGCAGTTCTATATCCCATAACCTTAATACGGTCTTGTCTATATCCTGATGCTGGTGAGTAAATTACATCTTTAAAGTCTGAAGTATTATCAAGTATTGCAACATGTTCTACTTGTACTAAAGGAAGTTGTATGTAATAGATACCGTCTGCTGTATTTGCTAAATTAACAGCAAATGTATTTCCTTCTCTAGTAAGTCTAGTAAATGTTTCGTCTAATGCTTCTCCTGAACTTGTTTGTAATGAATAATCATAAAAATTATCATACAAATTATCAACAACTGCATACGGTCTTGTAAACTTTATTTGATTAGCACTAGGGCTCAATGCAATAATTGTACCTGGCGCCCAATTTTGTGTAGTCCAATATAAGTATTCTTTAGCACTATATCTCCAATCTTCTACAGTACTTGTGTCTTTATTATAATAATCAAAAGTAAATCCTGCTGTATCAAGTTGTTTTGCATATCCAAGTATAAAGTCAATGACTTCTTGTATTTCTGTATATATTGTTCCGTATGGAACTTCAGTCACTGTGTTCTCAAAGTTTTTACGGAATAATGCTGTGGCTCCTCCTCGAATTGGTAATGCTGGAATCTTTACAAATTTTGCGGAATCGAAACTTTGTGTTGAAGTATGATCTTCAGTTACTCTATAGAAACTATTTACGTATCTTACATATTTGTCTTCAGTGTATTTTTGATCTTCTTCCCATTCAACAAACGCATCAGTAACTCCACCTACATTTACTGCAACATCATTAGTACGAGGAATTGCTTTTTGTATTTTGAAAACTGGATCTGCTTTATCATATCCTCTAATTACAAATCCGTATGGTTGTTTTTCTACAATTACACCGCTGTAAGAAATAGTTTCAATCGGTGAACTTGTGTTCAAAAATATTTGGTAATTTTCTTTAGGTAAAAATACATTTCCTTTGTTGTAAGGAGTTCTGCTATCTAAAACCAATTTCATTTTAGATTGATCTGTAAAAGCACCTAATTTGATACCTAATTGATATTTTAGATTTTTTACTTGTTCTTTATAATCTTTAGTCGAAATATTGCTGTTAGATAATGTATAATTTATTATATAATCAACTAGTCCACTTGTATAAACTCTTTGTGTGTCGCTGTATACATTACTAAAAACTAAATCAGCCAATGATATAGAACGCTTGTTTTCATTGTAAACAAATTGACCTGCAATATTTTTACTAATCCTTGATATATCCCAAGCCATAGACATAACTTTTGCAGGTTGATTCAGTAACCATGATTTGATAAGACTAAAAGCATAGTCACTACTATTTCTCCATGCATTCTCTGTAGGAGCATGATCACCAAATTTAAAACCTAGTTTTGTATACGATGCAATATATTCTTTAGCGTATTTTGATTGTAATGGACTTAATAGATTTCCGTCTTCGTCAACAGGAATATGATTAGTAAGTCCCGGTCTTGCATATTGTTCTAAAAATTTAGGTGCTTTGTTAGGTTCAGCAACTTTACCTTCTTCTAAATCTTCCCAAAGGATTAAATTATCTTTGGTATATGGTGCTGGACCATAAACTGAGTTCCACCACGTTGGTTTATCTGTAAAGCCTAGCATCTTCCACGGAGTTGTATGCGGAGTATCAGTATCGTATGCATTTCTGTAAACTGAACGCCAAAAACCTGTAAGTGCTTCGCCATTAGGTCCAGACATATATGAATAATTGTATGTGAAACTATCAGTTAATTCATAAAAGTTATTTGATGTATAATCTAAACCACCTAACGATTCGTTCCATTTTACAAAGTCACTTAGTAATACTTTATTAATATTTGTTAAATTAAATTTAGTATTTCTATATGCTCCAGGAAGGAAATCATGTATATCTAATTTTTCAGTATTATAATCAATTTTAATATTATTATAAATTCTTCTTTCTAAATCTAATAATAAATTATCTCTATAATCATTAAACGCAATAGTTCTACTACCGTCGTGTCCTATAATAATTTTTGTTGGTGTTCTATAACTATCGTCTGTGATAATTTCAGGTACAAACGAAGGATACAAACCTAACTTTGTCGGAGTACTAGGAATGTAACAACCGTCTGTGCTTTCATATTCGTAAATTTCTATTAAATCCCCGTCTGCTTTGGTTGCTGTAATTACAGCAAAACCATCAGTATTAAAAGTATAATCTCTGCCATGTACTAATTGTTCTCCGTTCTGATAAATTGTTATTGCTTTATTGCTTAATTTTGTTTTATCAAATACTTGCGACAAACTAAAGAAATTATTTTCTATGTCATATACTTTAAATTCTAAACGTTTGTTTCCTAAAAAAGGAACCATATCACTAAAATAATAAGGATCATTTACAGTTTTATTTTTTAATGCTTCGGTTAATATTTTATCAACATGAACTTTTGTTTGTCCTTGAAACCCTAAATTTTCAGCAATTTGTAAAAAGGATCTTTTAAAAGTTCTATATTCATTTTTTGCAAAATCAATTGCTTTAATAACATTGGCATCTTTTGTTGTAATATGGTATAAAGGATTATTAATTGGTCCAGAATGCTGTACAAACTTTTTACCAACAGTGTTAATATCTCCTAAACTTCCTAAGTTGCTGTTTCCTGGAAATATACCTTTAAAATCTTTTAAATCTTCAATCATGCTAAAAACATGATCGTTTACTTCACCTAAAGTAAATGTGTCCAAGTTTACGTTATTAGGATTGTGTTCTAAGTTAATTGGAAAATCATAATATCCATTTGCATTTTTAGGTGTTGCAGAAGTTGTTTTAATTATTACTGTATCGCCTGCGGATAAATCTTTATTAAAAATAATAAATGCTTTTCCGTCTTGTCTGGATATAGTATAATCATAATAATGTTTGTTGTTTACAAATACACAGCAATATAAATCATTTAAATCCCCTGCATTATTATATACATCAATTTCTAATTGACTAATTGCCCCTGCAATATCATATTGTCTTATAACTTTTTGTTTAGAAAAATCTTTTGCTTTTTGCCATCCACTCTTATATGTAAATGCATTTAGCGAGGAATATGTTTTTAAAAATCCTGTGTCAGACTTTACAGTAAAGATTTCACTTAATTCTTGGTGTGTAAAATTTTGTGTAAGCAAATCAAAATTAAAAGTAATATCACCAACATTTGTTAATGCACGATAGGTAATAGGAAATCCTAATTCAGTATCTGCTGTACCTGTACCTTCTTTATAACTAAAAACTTTATTTCCTGCAAAAGTTGTAGCCTCATATGTTGATTCATCTGCAAAACTTTTGCCGTTTGAATCAAACATATCAAACATAGGTGGTTGATTGACTTTTTCTTTTAATTGTCCTAATTTCCAAGAAGTACCATCGTAATAGTAATGCTTACCTGCATTTGCAGTTCCTTTTTTAACAAGCACTACTTCATTTGTTTGTGGTGTTGCATCTGTATCTTCAAGCAATGCAATTTGAGCAACATTACTATTGTGTTCAATAAATTTAACTTTGTAAATTTTACCTGATGCTCTAATATCTTCTTCAGCAGTAAATAAAATACGCATTCCGTCTCTGATATCTACTCCATCAATATTATAACCTACTGTACCTTCAATAGTAGAAAAAATATCTTTTGTTTGCGTATCAACTAAATCAATATCATTCTTCTTTTCTGTACCAAAATTAAAAAGTTTCAATCCGCTTGTAAATTCTATAATAGGACGTTTTGCTCTTTGTGCTTGATCTATGCTTATTGACTGTCCATTTATTTCAGCACTTTTTTCTATAACTGATCTATGATACCATTTGTTGTTTCTTGACCATGCATTTTTATCTGGTGAATTTCTGTTTACTACAATGTAATCCTTAGTCTCACTATAAGAAGCCGCATTGCCAAATGGTAAACTATCAAAACTATCTCCGTCAAATTTTACAGGCTTATCTTGTGCATATGATAATGCAATTACTAAGTCCTCAAGGTTAACAAGACTTATTTGTTCACCAACGCCTTCAACAATCCAACTTCCTGTAGCATACTTTTCAGGTGTTACTTGTCCTACAAAGTTTAACTTCATACCATTTAGTAGTTCAACACCTTTTGAAGTTGTATAATCTTTTTTGCCTAAAATTTCTGTTTCAATATTAATTGCTGTTGCTTCGTCAACTTCTGCTATTCTAATAATACCGCCGGAATTAATGTTATTGCTATTTTGATAATATAATCTTGTAGGAGCATTTAAAGGAACTGTAAATGTTAATGTTCCGCTTTCTATATTATTGTTAGTAACTCCTGTTTCGTATATAGTATCTGCATCTAAACTACGTTCAGTTCTTATTGTAAAGGGCATATCAGTTGCACTTATATCAAATGTATACGTTTGACCTTTATATAATTCTATTGTAGGATTTTGTGTAAGATTGCCATTAACGACATATGCTAAATTGTTACCATTATCAACACTTGTAATAGTAAATGTACTTGTAATATCTGTACTTTGTCCTGCAACATTAATTGGTACAGGTCCAGTTGGTAACCAATAGTATTCTCTAAAGTTTGTAAGTTTATCCCAATCTATATTAGGATTCCATGAATAATATTCAGCACCGTTTAACAAATCATGGTTGTCAACGTTTCCGCCAAATGCTTTTATCTGATTTATATAGTCGTTATAGTCTTTGTAAAATTTAACATTATCGTAACTATCTTTAGAAATAACTGCTGGTTCTAATTGATATGCTTCTCTGCTAACAGAAATATCTCCAATATAGTTGTCATTGTTTCTATATGACTTTGCTGTCTTTCTACCATAGAATCCGTTAAGTTTTTGTGCAGTTCCTGGTTGTAGAACTTGGTCGAGCGTTGCATCTAAAAACTTATTATTTTTACTACTTCTAAAATACTTAGGTAATAACTGATTAGACTTAAAGTTTTTCTTTTTGCCTTCTACCGGTAATGGACTCTCATTTTGATTATCATCATATGCCATTAGTAACCATATCCTCCACCGCTGTTGCCGCCGCCACTGTTGCTACTGCTTGAACTACTGCTTGAACTACTGCTTGAACTACTGCTTGAACTTGTACTACTTGACATAGCACCTGTAGAACTTACAGAACCTGCTGGAGATGCAGAACTTGTAACACCTGTATTAAGTGTTTCTTGACTTGCTGTAATAACATTGCCTGTTGCTCTTAGTCTACTTGCTGTAATTGCATCTATTATTTCAACATTTTCAACTGTTGCTGAACTTATAAAAATTTCATTAGATTCAGATTTAATTTCATATAAACTACCAAATGCTTGACTTTGCTCATTTGGTACAATTACAATACTAACAATATCAGGAGTCATTTGATTCATGATATATGTTGACAATTCACTAAAGTAAAAACTTTCGCCAAATTCCCAATTATCTAAATTAAAGTAAATGTTAATTGCTTCAATTATTCTTGATTTAATATCGTTATTGTTTGTAACTACGTCTGGATTAGTTACAACTTTAAATGTTGCTTGCAAACTAGTCTCCGCTGATGAACCAAATAAAGGTTTATACTTTACAGGATGATAAATTATTTCGTCACTTATACTTTTAATTTTATCTAATTCTGCACCATATGTTCTATACATTTCATCACTGCTTGGTGGTAGAGGTTCTGTTAATCTATCGCCTGCTAAGAATTGTCTATATTGTGCATCATATGTGCGTGTTAATAAGTATGAATCCATAATGTTACTTGCGGCTGGGTCAATTCTTTGATTATAATCTGCACTATGCAAGTATCTAAATTTTAATCCGGATCGACCAGTATAACCTCTATAATCTTTTGTAAGTTCTAAGTTTTTCTTAGTAACATCTAATTTATAAAATAACTCAGTATCCATTACAAAGAAAACCTGTCCTGCTGTATATTGACTATATGCTCCTACTGCACCTACACTTGCTTTTACTTTTATACCTTCTATTGCATTATCTACATATCTATAATCTTCTACGCCATCGCTAGTAGTATATTTCTTTTGAAATATGTATTTTGTTTCAGGATTAACAGTCTCAGCAACAATATCAATAAATCCTTCTGGATTGTCAATAACACCATCATCATCTTCGTCAAAGAAACTTATTTCAATACGCTTGCTATCAACATAGCCTTCAGCATCTCTATACTCTTTAACAATTTCCCAATCGTAACTAATGTTAAATGGATCAGATACATCTGGTTTATTATTAACATTTAATACTTCAATTTTATCTTTTATAATTTTTCCAGATTTGTTATCATAAATTTTATTTGTGCTATCGTAATAGAACTTTATTTCTTTATCACTTTCAAATACATATCTTAATGTTCTGTACGTAATATCATATCTTTCGCCATCGGTTTTAAAATACAAAAGCCAACTTGCATCTAAATTTTGATTGCTAGAATCACCTGTTTTACCTGTACTAAAATTACTTACACTATCTAAATTGGCTTCAGTTATAATTCTCCATTGTTGTGTTTCTACATCATAACGCAAACCAAATGTGTTTGTTGCAAACGCTTGGTCGACAACTTGTGTTTTTACAGCGTCTGTAATTACATTGGCTAGTTTTGGTCTCACTTCTTGTAAAATTGCTCCTGTAGGAATATTATCATTTAATACAATAGGACCTAAACCAGTAGAACCTACTACAGTACCATCTCCGCCAACACTAATAATTTTGGTCCAAATATAATCAATTGCATTAGGATGATCTAAAGCACCTGCCATTAATCCATGTTCATTATTTTTCATAAAATGAAAACCTGTCGGTGCAACAAATTTTACAAGTGTTCCTGCTTTGATAAATCTTAAATTATTTGCTGTGAAGCCGCCTACTTTAAATTTAATATCATTAGTATCACTAATAAATCCTGTACTACGATTTGTATCTTGTGTTGAACTATTCCATTTAACTCCAAGATCTGCTGTAATAATTTTAGTAAAATTTTCTAAATAGTAATTGTAAACTTTTCTATCTCTAATAATAGGTTCTATTGTATTTGTTATAGCACTTTCAATATCAGTTGTTGTTACAAAGTTAAAAGTTGTCTTTAAATTTTTTGTTTCTTTGTAAATTAACCCATCGTTCCCAAATAAGTTTGTGCTTGAATACTTTCCTGTTGAATCTATTAAGTCAAAGTATCTGCTTATTCCACTAGCATTTCTATTAACTGTTTTTACTTTGACTATTTCTTGGCTTACACCTAATGGGGCAACATTATAATCCTCAGCAGTTACCATTCTATTTTGTGTATAGTAAGTAGCAGGCGCATTTGCTTTAATGCTTTCGTTTGTCTCACTTAAACTACTATTTGAAATTGTATATTTTAATTGTAGTGTTAAATTAAGTGTTTCAGGCACACCAAATTCACTCAAGTAAGGTATTTGTATTTGGATACCTGTCATTTCACTTGGCTTAATTGTATACCTTTTATTTGCACTAGTTCTATATACAACTTTAAATCTACCTTGCGGTAAATTTCCAAAAACTCCGTCACTAAAAACTAAACTAATTCTATCTTGTACTCTTGTAAGAACAGAATATAAATTTTTAATATTTTTGTTTAAACTATTGTAAATTACATTGTTGCCTTCAACTGAACTAACCTTTGTCCAATATTCATTTTCTCGACCGTTCTCATCTAATTTAAATAACCAAACATCTTTATCATTAATATCAGTTGCATCAATATCAACTTTTTGATTAGCACTAGGATTATTAACTGTAAACTGACCATCATCTAATGATCCTTGTTTAAACGTGCAAAAAAATCCTGTGTTAGTACTTGCCGGTCCTTGCCCGTCATTTTTATATAAACATGCAAAACTGTTTCCAACTAAAGGAATTTCTTCTTCAATATCATTTTCTACAATATCACTACTTACAACTTCAAAAGGTAAACTTTGTCCTTCAACAACTTTTGAAAAAGAATATTTAGGAATGTCTGTATTGATAGCATTAAATCTATATTGTTCATGTGGAATATTACTTACTGTTGATTTCTTTGCTGGTTTTCCGAATACTCCATTTGCAGGTAATGCGGTATTTAAAACTTTAATAAATTGTTCGTACCAATTAGAGTTACTAGGATCGTTCCAAGTAATTTGTTGGCCTGATAAATTAAAATTATTTGAATCAACAACATCTTGCGATGTTGATATTGATGTAATTTTAAGAAGTCCTTCTGCGGCTTGGTTACGCTTAGGATTATATGAAAGTAATCTTGCTAGACGTAGTACTGATTCTCTACGCTCTGCAAGTTCTAAAAAGTTTTCACGTGAATTAAGATCAATACGGAATGAAATATTTTGACCTAAAAACGCAATAAGATCGATTAATGCAAGATATTCGCTAGATTCAATGTAATCATTAAAATCCTCAGGATAGTTAGTCCTTAGGTAATTGATCATAGTTCTGCGTAAGTTGTCGAAGTCGTAACTTTGGAAATCAGCATTACGATAAGATTGATATATACGCTTCCAATCTTCTGCAACTAGCAGTCTATTTTGTCTGTCTGTTGATGACATATCACATTCCTTATTTGTTCATATGTATTTATTTGTTTAAGAAAAGTGCGTATATAATTTATGCTGTAAGTCCTGCATTTTCATCAAAGTCTAATCTAAGTTTTTCTGAAATATTATATGGCAAATATGTTAGTTGCATTTCAATTTGTATACCACTTTCATAACTTGTTACTCTAATATCTTCTGCTTGCACACGTGGATCATAGTTACAAATGGTTGTAACATTAGCCGCTATTGCTTCTTTTAGATCATCTGTAAACGGTTCAAACAATGCGTCCCAAATAATAGTGCCAAATTTAGGATTGTGAAGTTTTTCACCTTGGCGAATATGGAAATGATTTAATAAATCTTGTTTTATAAGTGCAAGATCGTACAATGTACTGGAAGTATTTTCAGGATTAACTGTAGACAAACCTCTATAAGCCTTGCTGGTTACAACAGGCTTTTGCTTTTGCGTTGGATTTATAGCAATTCTATCATATAGATTTTTTTCTAAAGTACTCATATAACTATTTAACCTATCTTCACTGCTGGTGACCCTACATCCCGAGTGTGGCCGCATGAATCATCATCGTTTTGTCTGTTGATAGGTATTCCTCCTATTTTTACAAATGTTGTACCATTTGCTGTTGTTGGACTGGCATGTGGTGGCAAGCCGTGACCTTCTACTGGATCTCCGTCTGTAGCGACAGGTTCTCCTCCTACTTTTACAAATGTTTGCTTAGTACTTTCAATTTTAGCACCTGCATCATTTTTATCACCTTTTCTTTGTATTTGATTTGGCATTATACTGTTGTATCCGATCCTGGTGTTGCTGGTTCTGTACCATCAATAGGTTTATCAAACTCTGGTGGTATACTCCAGTTTCTTTTGATTGCTCTTACATATTGACTTTTGCTGTTAAAACTATAATTTGATACTTTTGCATTATTACCTTGATTTCCACCTAAAACTTTTATTACTCCGTTGCTTGTAATTTCTTGAATAAATCCTATATGTCCGCCACTACGTTTTTTTGACTTAAAAATTACAACGTCCCATTTGCGTATTTGCGTTGTATCTCGCCAATCAACTTCACTTCCCCAATTATACCAACCTTGGCTACTCATTGTTTGCAGTGTAGGAATACCTGCTGTATATAATGCCCAACTTACAAAGGCCGCACACCAAGCATATGCCATTGAACTACTATCTCTTGTGTAACTATTTCCGCATACTTTATAACATTCTAATATTCTAGGATTGCCTGTAGCGCCACGTTCTCTCCAATCTTGCGTAAGCACGTTTTTTAATAAAGCATCAAGTTTTTCCCAACCCGGACCTTCTGGTAAAGGACCTGGTTCAATTGTTGTATCTAAATTAGGCATGTTACTTGAATTGACATATCCGCCATTTCCTGCTTGCTGTCCAGGACCTGATCTTGGATAGTCTCCTTCTAAGTCAAACTGACCGTCTGGAAATCTATTGCTTTCAATTTGTTCATTCCAATCTGAGTTGTCTGCAACTTCTGCTGGATTTACAACCGGTGTAAGTGGTATAATTACTTGTCCCATTAAACTACTGTTCCTGTGCTTGCATTTGGATCTCTGATCCACGCCGGATCATATCTTCCGCTTGTTAATACTTTTGCTTGTAGATATCCTTGGTCTTTAGGATAACCTAATTCATATCCACGTTCAGTGCCTGCGATAGCATATCTAAAGTTACCTAGTGTGCCTCTGCCGAAATCTTTGTAACGTTCTTTTAAATATGCCGCTGTAACTTTTACAGATTTTGCAACATCTGTAATCATTATAGTTGGATCGTCAACAATTTCTACACCAAATGGGTTTAATGCTGGATCTTTTAATTCTTCTTTTACAAGTCCTGCAAGTTTGCCATAACGTTGATAGTTTGCTTTACCTGTTAATTGGATCAATCCACGTCCGATATACTTACCGCCATCGCCTGCTCTTGTGTTGCCCATACCTGGACCAATTTTACTTGTGTAACCATATACAAGTTCAAAGAATGTTGTTTTATCTTTTTTAATTTCTGTTAGTTCTCCGTCACTTACAGTTCTTGCCGCACTGAATATAGAACGTATACGCTCATTACTTGTTCCACCGTATCCTTTTTCCGTTGACAGTTGAAGTCCTGATTCTGTTTCTGCTGTAGCAATAGCCGCATATACTTGTTCTTCTGTAAATCCTTCAGCAAATAAAGCCGATGCAAATACTCTTGATATTTCTTGTTTGCTAACTTTTACTGGTTCTGGATCAGCCGGAATATTTGCCGCCGCAATAGGATCAAATCGTAAACTGCCTTCTGGCTCTCCGCTTGTGTTAAATGCATTTGGCTGATTACCACTTTCAATTACATAACCTCCAGGTGTTCTATTAAATGTATCTGGTGTTGTAGGTGGATATGTTTCTGGTGGATCAACTCCTGCTCTAGTTTGATCTGGTGTATATTTTAATGGGTCATAATGTTCATGTTCAAACCAAGGCTCGTGTTGAGGAACACGGCTTGCTTTTAATGCAATTTCTGGCGGAGTAGGATCTACTACAAATGGTGCTGGCGGTATTATAGCCGCTGTAGGATCTGCTGGGTCTACAGGTATAATATTTTGAATATCTATATTGTTACCGAGTGAGTAAATTAACATGTCTGTGCCTGAACGCATCGATAATTGATTGTCTGTCTGTAATTTCATATTAGCAACACTTTTGAAATCCATTGTGTTGCCAGATTTCATTGTTGTTTTTAATGTACTTGTTTGATGTATTTCGCCTTCGGTGCTGATAAAACTATTACCTAACGCCTTCATATGATAGTCGCCGTCTGTAGTAATTTTTACTTCGTTATGGCCTTCAATACCAATACCAGCAGTACTACCTAATGAAAGTTGATCTCCTGAAGAAATGTTTTGTTTTTCCACAGCAATTAACATACCGTTTTGATTTGCATATATTACAACATCTTCGGCACTATTCATGTTTATATCTTTACCACTGTTTAGACTAAACTGAGTTCCTGTAATCATACTGGTACTGTCATGAGAACTTGTTCTAATTTTATTTGCAACTACATTTACATCTTGGCCTGCTGTAAGATTGATATCTCTGTCTGCTGTAAAATTTAAATCTTGTTGTGAGTGTACACTTATACTATCTGCGCCATATATATCTACTTTACCGTTACTAGTCATTTCTATCCAACTAGTACCTCTTGCGTTTGCAATATAAATTAAATCTTCAGAATTATGTAAAAGTATTTGATGACCTGTTCTTGTACGCAAACGTATAAGTTCGTTGTGAGGTCTAGTTACATCTCCGCCTTCTTCTTGTGCTTCAATGTTGGCATATTCCATAGCAGTGTCTTTAGGATGACCTTTTCTTAAAAATTTGTCATCACCGTCGTCCATAACAAAACTAGAACCACCTAATCTACTTTTTGGATAATTTAATTTATTTCCTTTAAATCCTATTTCTGCTTTAGGGGCGCCTTCACGTTTATCTAATGGTCCTGGTGTACTCCATCCAAATACTGCACTAGGCAATTCTCGTCTTGCACTAGAACTTGTAAGTCCTCTAGTTTCATCATCACTTAATCCTGAAACAACGTAACCTTTTAATAAATCTAAGTGTGTTGGTTTTCTATGTGTTGTAGGTTCTGGTGTAGGATCTGTTGTTGTAAGTTTATTATATTCAACTGCTGGACCTTTTTTATCATAATCTTTTAATAAAGATGTTGATGCATAACCAGGAGTCATAAAATTCATATACTCGTCTTGAACACAACCTATCCAATAACATTTACTTGTATTTCCTTCTACAAAAATAACAAGAACTCTTGTACCTATGTCTGGTGGTACTGCCCAAAATCCATAACTTTGTTGACTGTTTCTATACCCTTCATTTTTGTTGTTGCCTCCTACAGGCGTTACACCGTAAAATGGACTTAGGTACATTGCTTCCATTACTTGTCCTGAACGCTCAGGTTGATTACCTGAACTTGTTGACTTTAATAGTTCAACTTGTAGAGTACCCATGTATTTTGTATCTAAGTTGTTTACAACTATTGCTTCAAAAGGACCAGTTTGACTAGTGCTTTTTGGTCGTGATCTGCGAATATCTTCGAACGCCATTTTATGTAGATCCCATATCTTTTAAATTTGTATTCAGTTGTGCCAACTTAGTTGCATTTGATGTTGCTACTGCTTCTAGATTATTTGGAATAGTCATACTTACTGTAGGTGCTGTGTTTGCTAGTTTTGATAGACTAGGTACATTTCCAACTGTGTCTGTAAGTGTAGTTCCAAATTTTCCTAAAACATCGCTTCCATTTAAATTTACCTGACTTAGTGTTTCAGAGGCAAAGGTTGTGGCGGCATTTTTTAAGTTATTAAATTCTGCACCAATTTTTCCTAGTTCTGCAATGCCAACTTGTTCTTGTAATGTTTTTAATGATTGACCAATTTTACCAAATGCATCTAATGCAGGTAAGCCTAACGATTGTGCTTGTTGTGATACTAAATCATTCAGTCCTTGATAGCCAGGCAATAGTAATTCTATTTGTTTTTTTGCTTCAGATAAATTTTCTGTAGCACCAGTTGTTATTGCCGCCTCAGAAACTTTGCCTGCATACTCAACTGCTTTTTCATTCATTGACTGACTTGCTTTTGTTGTTTCAATAATTGCTCCAAGATTTTGTGTTGTAGGTTGTTCTGTTTGTGCTCTTACTCTAGTCATTTGTAAAACTGTTGTATACTGGTTTTCATTTATTAAATGGTTAACAACATTAACACGATAAAGACCACTAAAAGTATCTACAATAACTAATTCTTCAGGAAATATATAATCTCCCCTGCTTGGATCAAAATCAACTGGAGTTCTAAATAATATGTTTACATGAAGTTCTCCATTGGCATAGTTTGCATGTCCGTCTTGAGTCATATTAATATACGAAGTTTCTTTAGCATGATAATTTCCGACGCCATTGTCTGAAAGATAAAAAGGATCTCCCATAATAGTCATGTCAACTTTGACCATGTCAACTAATGAATTCATAAGTCTATCGTTAAACATTCTTGCGATACCAATTTCAGAATTGTCAAATCCTGAACCGCCAGAATTTCCTGTATTTGTGTTTACAACATCTGCTTGTTTAGCCGCGGCTTCTCCTGGCGGTAACCCAATTCCTCCGTTGCTAGTTACATATTCTGGATTAGGTGGCAATGTTGTTTGCGTACCTGCCGCTCCTGTAGTTTGTGCGGCTGTTGATGAACCTCTATCTGCTGTGATAGGATAGATAAAACTTTTATTATAAGCAATTTGAAAATCTAGTATATCTTTGTTTTTACCTGTGTAGATATAATTGTATTCTTTTGCCGCTTGTGCTTTAAGTTCTGGAATACCTTTACTTGGTGCAGAAGGTGCAATAAACAAACTGTGGTGTACATAGTAAGGTACAATTCTGTAAGTGTATACTGATGGTACTTTTCCTGTTTTTGCTATTTCACTATTGGTAGGTACTGTGTACACATCTGTTTCAACTCTATACCATTTGATATAACCAAAAGGATTTTTAATATCTTTCAACTGTCCAGCCAATTCTCTTCCATACATACTTGTTATTAAAACTTCTTCAATTATTTCTTGCAGTCTTGTACCTGCACTAAATTTATAAGTTCTAATTTCTCCGTCAAGTTTCATGTTGGCTCCAGCACGAGCAAAAATAGGATATTGTTTTTGAAACGCTTCAGTTTTCTTTGCTAATTCTTCATTGTCTTTTTTGATCTGTTCATTAGCATCTCGGACACGTATTGATTCATTTGCAAAACTATCTAAAGATCCTGATCCCTTAACATACTTAGGTTCAGGCATAGGTTGTGCTCCGCCTTCAAATGGGCTGTCAAGCATTTTTGCCGCTCCTATTTCATTTTGACTAAATGCACTAGCGGCATATTTTTTCATCATTTGATCTAGTCTGCCAGCATTTTTAACATTACCTGACATAGTTGCAAGATATTCATCAAAGTTTTCCGGTACAGGCTCTTCGCCGCCGCCTATACTTTTCCAATACCCTTCTAAAATTTTTGGACTTGTAACTTGTTCATGTGTTGGATCTCGAAAACCATCTTCCGCATTATAATATCCTGGATCCATTGTTGCAGAACTATTTGTTTCTGCGTTTGCAGTAGGACTAAAAGTAGATGCTCCTTCTTTTGGAAAAATAATTACAAATTGATCTGCAACTGATACTTGCTCTGCTTCTTGCATTTCCAACAATCTTGCATTCATTATACCTGTAATACTTTTTCCGCCTGTTTGTAATATTTCTCTAACAGTTCTCCCAGTAATTGCTACATCAGTTTTAATTTGCTGTACACTATCACGCAAAGCACGTTCGTTCCATGCAATGGCTTCTACTTGATATATTGAACCTCCTTCATTAACTGAAAATTGTGACGTAGTTAATGAAATAGGAATAAGTCTTCTTGCATATGGTACATCTACTTGTGTACCGTCAACTGTCCAACCTTTAAAATCTAGTTGTAAGCAAAAACATGCAGTAGTGTAATCTTGGAAGCCTGCTTTTGCCGCGGCAACGCTTAGTGCTTGATAAAATAGACCCATGCTGTAGGGCTCTTTGACTTCAAAACTAATTTTTGTAACATTACTGTTTGTGCCGTAAGATAAACTTGGTTGCATGTTTGCACCGATATCTAAATTATCAATAAAAAATTCTACATTGCTACCTAATGCAATTTCTACTTGTGTTTTTTTCTTTTTAGAACCTGCACCGCCACCACTTTGACATACAATATTATCCAAGCCTGTTTTACGATATGTATTATCAGGATCGCTAATTTGTTCATGACTTAATGCCGCAAGTGTAATAATACAATTCATACTTGCAAAGTTTTCTAATTCGTTTGGCCAAGGAGGTTGAGATTCGCCAGGTACTAGTTGTCCTGCTTTTGTTGTAAACCCTATTGGTCCTGGTTTTGCTTTTAAATTACTTTTGAATGCTTTTGGATGCATTGATGCAAATAAACTTCCGTCTTTTGCCATATTGCTAAAGCCTTCAACTTGACCGAATACATTCGTTCCTCCTTCTACTTTAAATTGATTCAAAGTATTGTTAATACCGCCTTGAATGTCTGCGGCAATCTCAGGAATTGCAGAACTGATTTGTTGAAACTTGCTAGTTACTTTATTCGCTAGTGCTTTGAAATTCAATTTATACTCCTAGTACGTTTCTTAGTGTAGGACCTTTTGGTAAAAATATTTGTACACCTGCCTCCATATCAAATACAGGATCTTTTATTGTATCCATATTTCTTTGTGCAAACACCCACCATAATTTACTGTTACCATATAAATCATATGCAAGTAAATCTGGTCTATGTGTGTACTGTGTTTCTATTGTATACAAAAAATCATCTGCCTCTGCTGGAACTGGACGTATTTCAAAGTTTCCTAGATAACTGTTATCTACGATTGGCGTGTTTGACCACGGACTTGCTTTACTATATGATGCTGTCATTATACAAATCCTCTGTTGCTAATTAAGTTTCCGTTAACAAAATCATTTAAACTAAATTGTTCAACATGTGTTCTGCTGTAAATTGGTTGTAATGTTACAGCCATTAAACTTTGTGCTGGAACCCATGTTCCTGGAGTTCCGTCTGGCGTACCTACTTCTGAGCCAATATTAGTTTTTATGTAGTCTACATCTTGTGGTAAATCTACGTTAAAACTTGTAACTACACAAGGAACATTTTTAAATACATATTCTCCATATCCATTAAATTTTACAATCGGAGGAGGATTACCTGTATCGGCACCATTATCTCCATAAAACATTTTTGTAAGTGTTCTTAAAAAAGTAACTGCCGCTACCCAATATTCTGCATCGTCGTTTGTTTCAATAAAAAAATCACCTGAAACTGTTATAGCGTCCACAGCGGAGTTCTGATAATTGTAAAAAGGATAATTAGTATGTACAGGTTGCATTGAAGAATAAGATGCACTGTGTGAAAATATTACTGACGGAGTAAACGGAAATATCATTCGCTCACCTGATTCTACTAAAGGATTTATTAGAGAAGAATTTAGTTCACGTATTACTGGAGGAATAGAAATACTTACACGCCAATCATTATCGCCTTGTTTATCAACCACTTTTGCTTCAGATGTTGTCTTAGTAGTAGGAACACCATCTTTAGGTAAGTTAGTTTTACGGTTAAATGATGCAAACTCGTCTGGCGTTGTTGGGAAAGCCTTAAGTTTTGCATATTTTTCCTTAATAGCGTTTTGTGCGACAGATACACCATTATCTATGTAATGATCAATGTGCGGATTTCTTGTATATTGGTTTGCCATATTTTTTTTTGCTCCTAATAGTATTATTTAGTTGACTTTTTTATGTACGTAGTTTATAATGTATGTAATACTTTAAAAAACCGGAGACCTAATGAGAAAAGTAAATTACTTAAACAACAAAGATATCTTAAAAGAGATACACAAGTCAAAAAGCACGTTTTGTAGTTACACAGATGACGAATTTGCTGATTTTGACATAATTTTACCTGATATAGAAAAAATTAACATACGCACTATTGCAGAAGCAAAGCGAAATAAAGCGAAAAAACAGAGTCAACTAGCATTTGAGACTAGGAAAGCGGCTGGCGAGAAGATAAAGCAAGCAGAATGTGAGGTTGACTATAGAAAAATTACAAAAGAAGAATTAATTTTTAGAATTATGACATTTGACCACATTCCAGAAGAGCCAGGACGTAAGAAAAATCCTAAAACAGTAGCAGATACAAAAACAAAACTTAATTTTCCCCCATTCCAGCATTATAAGTTTAATGAAGCAGGAGAATTAGTTTGTGTAGGCAAAAGTCATTGGGAAGGTGGTATGGAAAATGGTGGATTTTCAAAAGGACATGGTAAAGCAACTAATAAACTTGCTATGATGTGGATGAAACTATGTGATAGATATGCTACACGTGGAAATGTGCGTGGATATACCTATAATGACGAAATGCGTGGACAAGCAATACTACAATTAGCACAAATTGGCTTGCAATTTGACGAATCTAAGAGTCAAAACCCATTTGCATACTATACTGCGGCTGTAACAAACAGTTTTGTTAGAGTAATTAACCTAGAAAAGCGTAATCAGAATATAAGAGACGATATTCTTGAAATGAACAATATGAATCCTAGTTATACCAGACAACATCAAGGCGAGTGGGAAGCATCACAGAAAAGACAAGAAGAATTAAACAGTAAAAAATAATCACTTGACATCGTTAGGTTTTTCAAGTATAATATTATTGATTAAGGAGTGATTATAAGTGTTTAAAAAAGCGGCTGTCTTTACTGACATTCATCTTGGCCTAAAAGGCAACAGTAAAGTACATAATGATGATTGTGAACGTTTTGTAGATTGGTATATTGAACAAGCGAAAGCCAATAATTGCGAAACTGGAATATTCTGTGGTGATTGGCACCACAATAGAAATAGTTTAAATCTTACAACAATGGATGCAACAATCCGTTGTATGGAAAAATTAGGCAGTTCATTTGAAAAGTTTTACTTTTTTGATGGTAATCATGATCTTTATTATAAAGATAAACGTGATGTAAACTCAACTGCGTTTGCTACATACATTCCTGGTATAACTTTTATTGATGAAATATATCAAGAAGAAGACGTTGCACTAGTTCCGTGGTTAGTAGGAGACGAGTGGCGTAAAATTAAAGACATTAAAAGCAAATATATGTTTGGTCACTTTGAACTTCCAAGTTTTTACATGAATGCTATGGTACAAATGCCAGACCATGGTGAATTAAAAGCAGAACACTTTCAACACCAAGAATATGTGTTTAGTGGGCATTTCCATAAAAGACAAAAACAAGGCAAGATACATTATTTAGGTAATGCATTTCCTCACAACTATGCAGATGCATGGGATGATGCAAGAGGAATGATGATACTTGATAGAGAAAACAACAAAGAGCCTGAATATCTTAACTGGGACGATTGTCCTAAGTATAGGACAACTACATTAGGTAAACTTCTTGATCCTAATCAAGATATTATTAAAAGTAATATGTACTTGAGAGTTACTATTGATGTTCCAATTAGTTACGAAGAAGCACAATTTATAAAAGAAACATACATTACACAATATAAGTGTAGAGAAATTACACTTATCCCGCAAAAGCAAGTCGAGGAAATAAGTACCGACTTAGATATTTCAACTTTTGAAAGTGTCGATGAAATTGTATCAAAAGAAATTACAGCAATTGATTCAGACAACTTCAATAAGAAAATGCTATTGGACATTTATAACGAACTATGATACGAATTAAAGATTTAACCGTAAAAAACTTTATGAGTGTGGGCAACCAGACTCAGGCTGTTGACTTTAACAAAGAACAATTAACACTTGTATTAGGTGAAAACTTAGATCAAGGCGGAGATGATAACGGTTCACGTAACGGTACAGGTAAAACAACAATAATTAACGCATTAAGTTATGCGTTATATGGCATGGCGTTAACAAATATTAAACGCAACAACTTAATTAACAAAACTAACAGCAAAGGTATGTTAGTTTCTCTTGATTTTGAAAAAGATGGAGTTGATTATCGAATAGAAAGAGGACGTTCTCCCAATGTTTTAAAGTTTTATATTAATAATCAAGAACAAGAAATGCTAGATGAGTCGCAAGGCGATAGTCGTAAGACACAAGCAGACATAAATGACCTACTAGGCATGAGTCACGACATGTTTAAACATGTTGTTGCACTAAACACTTACACAGAGCCATTTCTTAGTATGCGTCAAAACGATCAACGTGCTATTATCGAACAGTTACTAGGTATTACTATACTTTCTGAAAAAGCAGAAAAACTAAAAGACGGTGTTAGGCAAACCAAAGAAACTATTACACAAGAAACACTTAAAATCGAAGCAATACAAACATCAAATAGTAAAATAGAAGATACTATTACAAATTTACAAAGTACGCAACGTGCTTGGCTTTCTAAAAAACAACAAGATGCAGACAAATTAATTACAGCAATCGACGAATTAGAACACTTAGACATAGATAGTGAACTAACTGCACACGAAAAACTTACACACTGGAACGAACATAACAATGCTATTTTGGCTCTTAGGAAAGAATTAAGCACACTAGAGCCAGCACTACAACGTGCAGACAATACTGTTGAAAAAGTTAATAAAGATATCGCAGAATTAGAAAATGCTAAGTGTTATACATGTGGGCAAGAACTACATGCAGATAAAAAAGACGAAATTACTGAGAGAAAAAATAAAGAACTTGAAGATGCTATTTCATATCAATCCGAGATAGCAGAAAAAATTCAAGGTGTTATACAAGGTATTAAAGACATAGGTGACATTAACGGTAAGCCTACTACATTTTATGAAACTGCAAAAGAAGCATATGAACATAGGCAAAATGTTGACAGTTTGAAAACTGCATTAAAGAATAAACAAGACGAAGTTGATCCTTATCAAACACAAATTGATGAACTTAATAACACAGCAATGCAAGAACTAGACTATAGTGCAATAAATGAATTAACAAGTTATAAAGACCATCAAGAGTTTTTACTAAAGTTACTTACAAACAAAGATTCGTTTATACGTAAGAAGATTATTGATCAAAATTTAGCATACTTAAACAATAGACTTACATATTATTTAGATAAACTTGGACTACCACATCAAGTTGTTTTCCAAAATGATTTAAATGTTGAAATAACACAGTTAGGACAAGACTTAGACTTTGATAATTTGTCTAGAGGTGAACGTAATAGACTTATACTCGGTATGAGTTTTGCATTTAGAGATGTTTGGGAAAGTTTATATCAAAACATCAACTTATTGTTTATCGATGAGATGATTGATAGCGGTATGGACACCGCAGGAGTTGAAGGTGCGTTGGCTGTACTTAAAAAAATGGGTAGAGAGCGAAGCAAAAATGTATTTTTGATATCTCATAAAGATGAATTAATTGGAAGAGTAAATCATTTAATGAAAGTTGTAAAAGAAAATGGATTTACGTCTTACGAAAACGATATAGAGATAGTAGAATAATGATTTTAGATAAAATCAAAGCACGTGGTGATGAACTTGCTATGTTACAAGGACATGATAGGCTACAGTACTTGGTTGATTTAGCAAGAGAAGTTGAGCCGTTAGAAGATAAAGACAAAATTGAAGAAAATAAGATAAGAGGTTGTGCAAGTAATCTATGGGTAACTGGAAAACAAAACAAAGACGGAACTGTAGAATACAAGCACGACGGTGACGCTTGGATAACAAAAGGAACTGCTAAAGTTATTGTTGATTTAGTAAATGGTGAACGCAAAAGCGAAGTAGCAAATCTATCATTAGATAGTTTTAAGCCATTGGGCATTAGAGAATTACTAACAATGCAAAGACAAGTAGGATTTGGTAGTTTGATTGAAAGAATTATAGGTATAGCAAAACATGGATGATACGCACGATCTATTAACAAAAGCATATATGGAGTATTTCAAAGAAAATGAGAATTTTGAAGACCGTGTTTCTTACAGAACACATAGAGCAAGCAGAGCATGTCTGCGAGAGATAAGAAAATTAGCAAAAACCCGCATGGACGAAATCAATCACAAGTTCAAAACCAAGATCGAGACCGAAAAAAAATAGGCCCGGTAAGTACGTTCATGCAATGGACTTATCAGGGTGAACAAATAGACGAAATACCAGAAGAATACGAAGGATTTGTTTACCTTATAACCAATAAAAGCACTGGGCAGAAGTACATAGGCAAGAAACTAGCAAAATTTAAAACTACAAAACCACCATTAAAAGGCAAAAAAAATAAAAGACGCGGAAAAAAAGAAAGCGACTGGCGTGACTATTGGGGAAGTTCTGATAGATTGCTTGCTGATGTTGCAGAAATAGGCGAACAAAATTTTACTAGAGAAATATTATACCTATGTAAAGGTAGGGGCGAAATGTCCTATATAGAGGCAAGAGAACAATTTGATAGACGAGTCTTAGAAAAAGATGACTACTATAACGGCATTATTAATGTGCGAGTAGGTGGATCAGACAAATTAAAAAAGGCATTGCTAGAACATAGCATTAAGGCAAAACACTCCAACACTTAAGGTTAGCGGGCCAGATTGTAATACCGCTGAGTAAAAGGCATCCGTGAGGAGCACTCGTACACGTTGAGCGGCGTTCGGTAGTAGAGCGTTTGATTGGCGTAGATTGTATGTTGGCGATCAAAACACTGCAAAATACATAAAAACTGTAGCAATCGGAACGAAGCAACAGGTAGCGTAAGCGATGTCGACGTAGGTTGGGAAAGGTCAGAGCCCGTTGTATAGCAGAAAACACCTACTTCCAGTCTTGGCTGTGCGAACTCACATGAAGTTAAGATTAGATGGAACCGTGCGTAGGTTCCGTCTGACTGAAACAATCTACATGAAGCAATTACAATGTTACTTCGTAACATTGCTTTAATTCATATTCATTACTTCTATCACGCAAACGAAGTGTACAGTTAGAGCGTAAGCGAAAACTTATATCTACGGAGTAGATATACTAAATAGTAGTAACAGTTTTAAGGATGTTAAAATGAATGTGCATGAAATAATTTTAGAAGATAGTCGTATAGACGAAAAACCCACAAGTAGTATTGGTAATTTTGCCAAAAAAATGGCTAGTAAAGTTACAACTGGTGGAATGAGTGCTAGACTTGGTGGAAGTTCTGAAATGGGCTCTAAAGCAAACCAAATATATAAAGATCTTGCTAGATGGCAAGGTATTAACAGCAAAACCGATAAAAATATGACGGCTCAGGACTTGTCTGCGTTTATGAAGCAATATAAGTTAGATGCTGGCGGAGTAGATTTGCCCGATGGTGTATTAGGCAAAAAAACTATTGATGCAGTATTAAAAAAAGCGGCCGCAAATGATTTAACGGGCGGAAACTCGGCTCCATCATCTAAAGTTCCTGGAGGAGCAGGCAGTGGAAGTATTGGAAAAACTTTAGGCGCTTTAGCAAAAGGTGCAGGAGTTAAAACTCCAAATGTTAAAAGCACAACAACTTCTACATCTACTTCATCAGGTGGTGGATCAGGTGGTGGATCAGGTGGTAGTGACACAACTACAACTACAAATGTAAATGTTCAACAACCGGCAGGTGGTCAAGCACAAGGTGGTCAAGCACAAGGTGGAGCAAGCAAACCAGCAAGTGCTCCAACAGCAGATCCTAAAGTAACTCCTTTAAAAACTAAAGGTGGTATAACACCAGATGTACAAGCAATGTTAGATAAACTGACGCCAACTGAGAAAAAAGCGTTGGCAGGAGCAATATAATGAAACTGCAAGAAGTAACTTCCTACAATTTAAAGTCAACAACTATACTTAATGAAGGTTGGCAAGACTTAACAGAATCACAAAGAATATATTTAGGCCGTTGGGAGAGAGAACTTTGGCCTTTGTTAGAAGAATATGTAAAAGTAGCAGAAGCAACACTTACTGTTGATCAGATACAAGATATTTTTAAAGGTGCAGAAGCACAAGCAAATGCAGATGGCGACAACAGAAACTTATTAGGTAAAGCAGGCGCAGGAGCGGCCGCAGTTGCAAAACTACCTGTAGATATTGCTAAAAAAGTTGATGCTAAAATTAATGAACTTGGTAAAATGGCACAAAATGCAGGCCCTGTTAAAAACATGGATGCAAAGTTTGAAGAACTTAAAAAGAAAATAGGCGACAGCGATTCAAAAATTTCCGCAGGAATAAAAAAAGTAAGTGATTGGGCAAAAGAAAATCCAGGCAAAGCAAGTGTAGCAGTAGGTATCCTTACAGCAGTAGCGGCTTTTGCAGGCGGACCAATGGGTGGTGCGGCCGCAGGTTTAATTTTACGTTCAACAAAAGAATTATTACAAGGCGAAAAACTTTCAGGTGCAATAGGCAAGTCAGTTAAGACAGCCGCTTATGGTGCTATTGCAGGTTGGGCATTAGAAGGCATTGGCGATTGGATGGAAGGCATTAGAGCAGAAGCAGTTCCATTTGATAAAGCAGAAGGATTGACTACAGTAAAAGTTGACTTTACTAAAACTTTAAGTGGTTGGGGATTTGAACACGAACAAAATTTAGTTAGTATGGTTGTTCCAGACAGTCAAGCAGGCGAGTTTGTTGAAATGGTTGAGAAGATGCGTGGGTTAGTAAACTCAGGCAATGATTCAGATGGTATTAGAGTGTTTAATAAACTTTGGGCATTTACAAAATCATTTGACAAAGCAGAATTTTTAGACAACATGAATGTAACAAACCAAATTGCTAAGTCTGTTGCACAAGCCAACGATACAGCATTACAAGCCATGACAGCAGTCAATGATGGTCTGTCTGCTATTGCACAAGGTAGTATGCAAACAGTTGATGATCCAGCAAAAGCCAAAGGCAAAATGCAAGTTGGCGGTAAGCCAGTTGAACCAGAGCAAGGCGAATTAGATCTTAAAGGTGGCGGTGCTCCGGCAAAAGCAGAAGCACTTGACATGGAGGAACGTTTTGAACAATTTCTAACAGAAGCAGAACCTGCACAAGGCGAACTAGGTTTAGATAATCCAAACACAGCAGGAGCCAAAGCAAAGCGTGGTTTAGGAAACTTAGCAAAAGGTGCATTAGGTGCAATTAAAGGAGCGGCTGGCAAAATAAAAGCAGGCGCAAAAGAATTAGGCAGTGCAGTAAGTGCAAAAAAACTTAACAAGGCATGGAAAGCGGCAGGCGAACCTACAGATTCAGCAAGTATTATGAATATATTAGGAGATGCCGGTCTATCAAATGATCAGATTGCAACTATTGGTCAAACAGCAAAAGTTGATCTAAAGCCAGGTGCTAAATCAGATGAAAAACCAGCAGAGCCAAAAGCAGATGCGACTGCTCCAGCAAGTACTCCAGCAAGTGGTGCTTCAACTGATACTACAACTTCAACTGATACAACTACTTCCTCAGGTGGTGGTGGCGGAGGTGGCTCTAGCAGTACATCAACAGATACTACAACTACAACTTCAACAGATGCTCCAGCAGGAGATGCTCCAGCGGCAGATGCTCCAGCAGGCGATGCACCAAAACCGAGTGCAGTTGCTAAAGGCGATACTATGAAAGCCAATGATGGTAAAGAGTACAAATGGATGGGTGCTTTGTGGGTAGATGTTGCTACTAATAAACCTATAGGTATTATTCCATCAATGAAACAGGGATTACCTAATCCTAAATTAGATCCAATCATTGCGGCGGCTAAGAAAGATCCTGAAATGGCAAAAGCAATTAAAAGTCAAGTAATGGCAAAAGGTATTGATGCAGGTACATCAGGTGCACAAAAAGCGGCACAAGCCGGAGTCAAAGGTACAGAAAAACTTGATGCAAAAGGTATTGGTGCTTAAAAAAACGGCATCTGCGTTTTCTTAGCAGTTTCTAAATTTTCTTTTATTAAATCAGCGATTAGTTTTCTATCTTCAGGACCCATTTGAAATGCTTCGTCCATTGTCATGCTACCACGCATGTACCACATAAGTTTGAAAATTTCAGATTTAAACTGTTTGCATTGGCCTTCTAAGTTATTCACCTCTTCTAGGATCTGTTCAATCGGCCAACTGACGATCCTTAGGCGAAAAAATTTGATTGATCAAAAACAATTGGAACTTCAAATGTTTCTGGTGCACCTTCTTTAATTTGTTCTTCGCTTGATCTAACTTCCATTGGCGGAACTTGAAATTCTTTCTTTTGTACTTCGATGTGATCACTTAGTGCTTTAAAAAATGCTTTGTCAGTATTTTCTAAAAACTCAACAATGTGATTTCTATCTGTAACTACATCGTCACCAACTTTAATTGAAACAACACTATTAATAACCATGCCTAGTGTAATATCTCTTAGTTTTGTAAATGTAGTATTAAACTGTTTAAGTTTTTCATCTTCGTCAATTTTATCATTATTAACAAGGGCAAAGATTCTTTGCTCTTCAAATGTTTGCATTGACACTTTACTAAATTCTTTGTAAGTCAAAGGACGTATAGTAACAGTCAAATCGTTTGTTGTAAATGTATCTATAAATTTTGCACTAGTGTATCTATCTAATACCTGTCTTAAATCAACTGTATAATCTACCGGATTTTTAGTTTCAGGTGCTGTAGCAGATATAGTCATATGCTCGCCATAAGAAGCAATTCTGATTGCAATTAAACATGCATCTATATCAAGACTTGGCATGCCCCAAGCATTTTTGATATTAGGAATACAACTGTGAATTAAGTCAACAGTGGCCTGTCCGCTAAGAAGTGCGTCCGGAGTTTTTAATGCTAGTTCATCTTTAGCAGTCATAGGCATAACAGGAAGTTCTCCTGTTTCTGTCATATCCAAACTATCTTCTGGATAATATTTTCCACCACTAGGAAGTGTTACATAAATTTTTGCTTGTCTAAAATGTCCTGCAAGTGGGTTAGGATTTAATTGTTTAGTTTTTTGATTTAACAAAGGATTGACATTATTTCCTTCGTTTTGTTTAAATTGTTCTGGGTTGAACTCTGGCATGTTTTTCTCCGTATAAATACATTAGTAATTAGTGTATGTATTTATGTACGCACTTTATAGGATTTAAGATAATATGGCAGGACCTGTAAAAGGAACGATAGGGCAAGACGAAGTAACCCTAAATGACGCGGCTACAGAAACTACGCTTCTAAAAATACTTGCGGCTATGAAAAAAAGTGGCGGAAGTGGTGGCGGAGGCGGTGGAGGTGCCGGCGGAGCCAAGAGTTCTGAAGAAAATCTTATGGATATGGCCAAAGCAACTGGCAAAACTACCAAAGAATTAGAAGAATTTGAAGAACAAGTAGAAGAAACTAGCAGTATGTTAGCCAGAGGATTCGGGCAAATAAGTGGCATGCTACAAGGATTAGCCCATGAATTTATGGGCGGTGCTACATCTATATCAGACTTTTCATCTCACATTACAGGCGCAATATCAGCAATACCAATAGTAGGTCCAGTTCTAGGAGGAGTTTTACAATTATTAATCGGAGTTGTTGATAGCAATATTGCAACTTTCAGAGAAATGTCACAAGTAGGTGCTGATTTTGGTAACAGTATATTTGGTGCAAAACTGGCGGCTACTCAAGCAGGATTAAGTTTAGAAACTTTTCAAAACGTAGTTACAAGTAATTCTGAATCACTGGCTTTATTTGCAGGAGGCGCAAGTGAAGGTGCGAAACGCTTTGCACAAATTAGCGGAAATATTCAAAAGACTTTTGGACCCCAGTTTAGTAAACTAGGTATGACAATGGAAGAAACTGCTGAATATACAGCAGATTATTTAGAACTACAAACAAGATTAGGTCGTTCGCAGAGAATGACTGATTCACAACTAAGTGCAGGTGTGGCAAACACAGTTTTAGAAATTGATAAACTTGCTAGAGTTACAGGTAAACGTCGAGATCAAATCATGGAAGAGATGAAAGATAACATGGCAGACAAACGTCTGAAACTTATCTTTAACACCATGGAAGAAGGAGCACAAAGAAATCTAAATGGTGTTCTTACAATGATGAATTCTGCAAGTCCTGATTTGAAAGATGCTATAACTGAAATGGTTGCAACGGGCGGTGTTCCATTAAATGAAATGGGACAAGATTTAATACGTTTAAATCCAAACTTAGCAAAAATGTCAGCAGGATTAAAAGATGGTTCTGTGAGCCAAGAAGACTTTATGGCTGAAATTAGAAAAACTGCTGAAATGGCAGACAACCTAAGTGATGCACAGAAACAACAGTATTCAACACTTGCGGCAATGGGTAGTAGCGTTGGTAGTGCTATAATTGAAATTATAGGAATGAAAAATGCTGGTAAGAATTTAACCAAAGCACAACAAGATCAACTAGCCGCATTTAAATCGAGAGAAAAAGCAACAGCAGACTTTGAACGTGTATTACAACAAACAAAAAACAAAATTATGGACGCACTTATTAATAGTGGTGTGTTTGATACTATAGCAACAATGATGGGAGATTTTACAGCATGGTTAGGAAGTCCAGACGGTATCAAGAGAATAGAAGAATTTACAACTACATTATCTACAAAATTTAAAGAACTATTAGATGCATTTAAATCAGGAAACTTAATGCAGTATATTAAAGATATGTTAGCAACAGGACTGTCAGGCTTGGGCGGAATGATAGGCTCTATAATAGGTGGCATTTTTGGTGGTGGTGGAGATGATGAAGAATCTGCAGATGGAGCAGGAGGCGAGAAGAAAAAATCAAGCGGTGGATTATTTAGTGGATTAGACGGAGCACTTAGTACCTTAGCAACAATGGTTGCGGCAGGCGGTGTAGTATATCTTGCAATAAAAGGATTCCAAACATTGTTAAGAGGGTTTGCTAGTCCAATGGTTATATTAGGTGCAGGTGTATTAGCAGGATTGTTAATTGGTACAGGTGCGGCAATTAGACTTGCAGGTGACGGAATTAGTGCGGCTGGAGACGGTGTTGAAAAAATGGCGGCTGGCGTAGAACGCATGTCGGAAGTTAAAGACACAGCCAATTTAGCAAACGTTGCTGAATCACTAGGTCAATTAGGTAGTGCAATGCTAGGATTGGCCGCAGGCGGAGTATTAGATAGTATTGCTAGTTTCTTTGGTGCTAGTTCTCCATTCGATAAAATGGTTGACGGTATCAATAAATTTGCTGGTATTGATGGTACAGCAGTTGAAAACTTAGTAGCATCATCAGGTGGATTACAAGGTTTGAAAGCATTCGCAGATGACTTAAATGCAAAAAATGTTGAAGATTTTGCAGAAGCACTAGACAAATTAGTAGATCAAATGAAAGATTTGAATGAAGAATTATCCAAAGATAACAACGGATTCTTCAAATCAGGCACAGGACCAAATGCAGGATCCTTTCTTGGAGGCGGAGATGGTGGTGGAGGGCTAAGTAATGTTAGTATGCAAACCCTTGTCACTCTCATGCGTGAAAATAATAGATTAACTAAGGCTCTTCTTGAGAAGAACCCAGAGAGTGCATATTAAGGATATAAAATGAGTTGGAAAAAATATTTTACACCAGTACCAACAGGAGATAATCCGGGAGGAAACTATAGTCCTCTAGGTGGTGGTAGAGGGGGTAGTGGCAATGCAGGACCGGCACGTACAAACTATAGTTCTTATTTGCCAGATGTTTACGTAGGTGCTCCTAATAGAGTTGAGCGTTACGGACAGTACAATACCATGGATTTAGACAGTGAGGTAAATGCCGCACTTGATATTTTAGCAGAATTTTGTTCACAAAAAAATGCACAAAATAAAACACCTTTTGTGTTAGACTTTAAGAAAAAAGCAACAACATCAGAAACTACAATTTTACAACAATACTTACAACAGTGGTGTAAACTACAAAAGTTTGATACACGTATGTTTAGAATACTACGTAATACATTTAAGTACGGAGATCAATTTTTTATAAGAGATCCAGAAACTAAGAAATTATTTCATGTTGATTCAGCAAACGTAGCAAGAATTATTGTTAACGAATCAGAAGGTAAAAAACCACAACAATATGTAATCAAAGACTTTAATTTAAATTTTAAAGATATGGTTGCAACAACTCCTTTCCAAACAAACGGAAACGTTACAGGCGGAGGAGACGGATACCTACAAGGCGGTGTTCGAGGAATGGTAGGTAATGCACCAAAGCAAAGCGGAAGTAGATTTCAAGAAGGAGAAACTGAAGTTGCTATTGATGCAGAGAATGTTGTACATCTAAGTTTGTCAGAAGGATTAGACAACAACTTTCCATTTGGTAACAGTTTGTTAGAAACTATATTTAAAGTATACAAACAAAAAGAATTATTAGAAGATGCAATTATCATCTATCGTGTGCAACGAGCACCTGAAAGAAGAGTTTTCTACGTTGATGTGGGTAACATGCCATCGCACTTAGCGATGCAGTTTGTTGAACGTGTTAAGACGGAAATACATCAAAGACGTATCCCATCGTCAACAGGCGGAGGCACAAATGTTATAGACTCGTCTTACAATCCGCTGTCAATTAACGAAGATTACTTTTTCCCACAAACAGCAGAAGGGCGTGGATCTAAAGTTGAAACATTACCAGGCGGTACTAACCTAGGCGAAATAGACGACTTACGTTACTTTACAAACAAACTTGTTAGAGGTTTACGTATTCCTAGTTCATATTTGCCTACCGGTGCAGACGATTCAGCCGCACAATACAACGACGGAAGAGTTGGAACAGCATACATTCAAGAATTAAGATTTAACACTTACTGTGAAAGATTACAAGGGTTACTAACTGAAGATATAAATCAAGAATTCAAAAGATACTTACTTGAAAAGGGCGTAAACATTGATACAGCAATGTTTGATATTAGATTCCAACCACCACAAAACTTTGCGGCATATAGACAAAGTGAAATTGATAATGCACGTATTCCAACATTTACACAAATGAGTGCAATACCTTATATTTCAAATCGCTTTGCAATGAAACGCTACTTAGGTCTTAGTGAAGAAGAAGTTACTGAAAACGAAAGACTATGGCGTGAAGAGAACGATGAAAATATCACTCCACCACCAACAGACGCAGGTGGAGAACTTAGAGGCGCAGGAGTTAGCGGAGCAGGTATTGATGCAGACATGGGTGGTATGGAAGAAGAAGTACCAGGCGGCGAAGCACCAATCGATGGAGGTGCAACCGATGCACCAGAAACTGCTACTGGTGGCGAAGGCGTTCCTCAAGAAGGCGCAACTGACGTAACGGTATAAATAACAGTATGATACTACGTGAAATATTTTATTTTGATAAAGAAACAATTGAGCCTGTAGAAGATAAAGGTTATTCACCTAAAGATGACCAATCTCCTGTAGACTTTGATTCATCACGTAAGACAAGACTCACACTTCGCCAAATTAATCGTGCAAGATTGGCCGCAGAAGTACATAAAGAAGAGCAAGTCAAAGACTTGCATTTTGTAAGACAAATGTATGGCATCGCGGCAAACGCAGAGGCCGGCGGAGTATGATAATTGAGCATAGCCTTTGTAATTGGTAACGGCATAAGTCGTAGACACATACCTTTAGAACCTCTTAGAAAATTTGGAACCATATATGCCTGTAATGCAGTGTATAGAGATTTCAAACCAGACTACTTGATTGCTGTTGATACTAAAATGGTAAATGAAATAGTTCAATACAGATATCAGCATGAAGGGCAAGTTTGGACAAATTATAATAAATCTTACGAAAAATATAAAGGATTAAATTACTTTGAACCAAGTAAAGGTTGGAGTAGCGGTCCTACAGCATTAGATTTTGCAAGCGAACAAGGGCATGAAACTATATATATTTTAGGATTTGACTATCAAGGAATAGGCCCAGAACATAAGCGTGTTAATAATTTGTATAGCGGTACACCTAATTACAAGCGTGAGCATGACACATCAACATATTATGGCAATTGGTTACGTCAAACTACTACTGTATTACAGAAAAATTCAAAAAAGAGATATATAAGAGTGTTAGCAACGGAAAAGGCTTATATACCAGAGCCTTTGTTAAATTTTGCGAATTTATCGCATATTACAGTGGAAGATTTGTCAAAATCTTTCAACTTTTCGCTTAATCCGTAAAAATGGCTCGTTTTGGGCCTATATCTACGCACTTTTCTTAATAAATAGTAAATATTAATGACAGCCTTGCCGTAAGGTAAATTTTATTTAACAGGAGACGAAAATGGCAGATCTAAACAAGTTCGAGGAAATGCTCGAAAAACTAGTCAATGAAGATCGTGCTGGAGCAGAAGAATTGTTCCACGAGATTGTAGTTGAAAAATCAAGAGAAATTTATGAAAACCTTTTAGAAAATGATCTAGAAGAAGATGACAAAGAAGTTGATGAGTCTAGCAAAGACGAAGAAACTAAAGAGTCAGAAGACGAAAAAGTCGATGAAAAGGCAGACGAAGAAGTTGACGAAGCATCTGATGATAAAGAAGTAGATGAAGCAACCGACGAAGATGTCAAAGAAGATTCAAAAGATGAAGAAGCAAAAGAAGGCTTTGACATGAATGAATTTGAAGTTGAGCCTATGCCAGAAGCAGATCCATCAGATGATATGATGGGTGACTTAGAAATGGGTGACGGCGATGAAGAAGGTGACGATGCTCCAGAAGGAGACGAAGACCTAGAAGATCGTATGGTAGACTTAGAAAAAGAATTAGACGACTTACGTCAACAGTTCAATGACGAAATGGGCGGCGGCGACGACGAAGGAGACGACGAAGGCGATGCAGGCGACATGGGAGACATGGGTGCTGATGACGAAGCAGATGACGATTCAGAAGAAGAGTCATTTGATCTTGGCGTAGAAGAAGCGTCAGACGAAGAAGTAGACGAAGCATCGAAAGATGAAGAAGTTGCAGAAAAGTCTGAAGCAGAACAAATGCGTGAGTATGTTGAAAAAGTAAGTGGTGGTGGATTAGATGCACAAAAAATTGGCGGCGATAACGGCGCAAATGCAAAAAGTCCAGTAGCAAGTGCTAACAACATGGGCGGAACATCTAGTAACTTAGTTGCTGGCGGTGAAGCAGACTCAAAAGGTACAACAGGTGGACTAGAAGGTAACTCTGCTAAAGAGGACAATATGGGAAACATTAATGTACCAGGTGGTAAAGCATCGAAAAGCATGAAATCACAGCCAAAAGGCCACGGCGCTGAAAAGAAAAGTGCAGGCGAAACTGCTGACAATAAAAAATCTACTATTGGCAGTTAATTAGGAGTAGAAGGACATGAATCTACTAAGCGAGAATTTGACATTCGACCAGGCGAAAATGGTTGTTGAGTCAACTGAAAACTCAAATGGAGGCAAAGATCTTTTTCTAAAAGGAATTTGTATCCAAGGCGGAGTACGCAATGCAAACGAGCGTGTGTATCCTGTTAATGAGATTGGAAGGGCTGTCAAAACTCTCAATGATCAAATTGAGACTGGTTACTCAGTTCTTGGCGAAGTTGATCATCCTGAAGGCCTAAACATTAACCTTGATCGTGTTTCACATATGATGACTAATATGTGGATGGAAGACCAAAACGGTTATGGCAAAATGAAAATTTTACCGACCCCGATGGGACAACTAGTTAAAACAATGCTTGAAAGCGGAGTTAAACTGGGAGTTTCATCGCGTGGTTCGGGTGAAGTTAACGAGTCCGGCGATGTATCGGGCTTTGAAATTATCACCGTGGACGTTGTGGCTCAGCCTAGCGCCCCTGGTGCATATCCTACACCAATTTATGAACATTTGATGAATGCACGTGGGGGATACAAGGCATACGAATTAGCACAGGCAACAAAACACGACGACAAGGCACAAAAGTATCTTAAGGAATCGTTGATTAATTTAATCAACAAACTCCAGTGAAACTAGGAGAAAAAGTATGATAGATGCACTGAAAACACTCTTTGAAAACGATGTTGTTTCTCAAGAAGTCAGAGCACAAATAGAAGAGGCTTGGGAAAGCAAGATTCGCGAAAACAAACAGGCGGTAACGTCTGAGTTACGTGAAGAATTCGCACAAAAATACGAGCATGATAAGCAAACAATGGTTGAAGCCATTGATAAAATGCTAGATGACCGTCTTTCAAGTGAAATTGCTGAGTTTGCAGACGACCGCAAACAACTAGCAGAAGCCAAAGCAAAGTATGCTGTTAAGTTAAAGGAAAACGGAGACTTAATGAAAGCGTTTGTAATGGATCAGTTAGGAAAAGAAGTCACGGAATTACACGAAGACCAAAAGAAAATGGCAATTAATTTTGCTAAAATGGAGGAATTTGTTGTAGAGGCTCTATCTAAAGAAATTGCAGAGTTCCATGAGGATAAAAAAGACCTAGCCGAAACAAAAGTACGTTTAGTACGTGAGGCTAAGAAACACTTCAATAAAGTGAAGACTCAGTTTATTGAAAAGAGTGCAAAATTAGTATCTGAAACAGTAAGTAAGAACTTGAATAAAGAAATTACTGCACTTAAAGAAGATATTAACGTTGCAAGAGAAAACGACTTCGGTCGTAAGTTATTCGAATCTTTCGCAAGTGAGTATGCAAATAGTTACTTGAACGAAAAGAGCGAAACTTCAAAACTTCTAAAAATTGTAGATCTAAAAGATAAGCAAGTTGAAGAAGCAAAAGCACAAGCGACTAAGGCTGTTGAATTAGCAGAAGCGAAAGCAACTGAAATCAAGAGAATTAACGAAGCCGCTGAACGCAACAAAGTAATTAACGGTTTGATTGAGCCACTAAGCAAAGATCAACGTGAGATTATGACAGACTTACTGGAATCTGTTCAAACGTCTAAATTAGATAAGTCGTTTAACAAGTACCTACCAGCAGTTATTGACGGTAATGCTCCAGCAAAGAAGAAGGCAAAACTAGTAGAAGGCAAAGAAATCACAGGCAATAGAGAAACTAACGTTAGTAGTAAAGCAGACGAGAATGTCGTTGACATTAGACGTCTTGCTGGATTAAATTGATAGGAGATAATTATGTCAGAACTACTCGAAAGCCGCTGGCAGGAGACTAAAACTGCGTTGCTAGAAGGCCTTAACGGTAATAAAAAATCCGTTATGGGTGCAACTTTGGAAAATACTAGAAAGTATTTGGCAGAGACTGCAACAGCAGGAACAACTTCAGCCGGTAATGTCGCAACTCTTAACAGAGTTATTTTACCAGTAATCAGACGTGTAATGCCAACAGTTATAGCAAATGAACTTGTTGGAGTACAACCGATGACTGGTCCAGTGGGTCAAATCCACACACTAAGAGTCCGTTATTCGGACACTTTTAACGCAGGTGCATCAGGTGCAACTGCAGGTGAAGAAGCACTTTCACCATTCAAGATTGCTGAAAGTTATTCAGGTGCAACTAGTGGTAAAGCAGATGCTACAGCCGCTAAAGAAGGTGTACCAGGAAACAAACTAAGCATCCAGATCCTAAAACAAACAGTTGAAGCGAAAACTCGTAAATTGAGTGCTCGTTGGACTTTTGAAGCGGCTCAGGACGCACAGTCACAGCATGGTATTGATGTTGAAGCAGAAATTATGGCGGCACTAGCCCAAGAAATTACTGCTGAGATTGATCAAGAAGTTCTTGCTTCACTTAGAACACTTAGTGGTACAGCCGTTGAAACATACGACCAAGCCGCAGTAAGTGGTACAGCAACTTTTGTTGGTGATGAGCATGCCGCATTGGCAGTTCAAATCAACAGAGCGGCTAACTTAATCGCACAGCGTACAAGACGTGGTGCTGGTAACTATGCAGTGGTAAGTCCATTTGCGTTAACAGTACTTCAGTCTGCAACAACTTCAGCGTTCGCAAGAACAACTGAAGGTTCGTTCGAAGCACCAACAAATACTAAATTTGTAGGTACATTGAACAACGCTATGAAAGTATATGTTGATACATATGCAGGCGATGGTACAGCAGTACTAGTAGGTTACAAAGGTTCATCTGAATCAGATGCACCAGCGTTCTACTGCCCATACATTCCGCTAATGTCAAGTGGTGTTGTAATGGACCCAGGAACATTCGAACCAGTTGTGAGTTTCATGACTAGATACGGATATGTTGAGTTATCAAACACAGCATCGTCACTTGGTAATGCAGGTGACTACCTAGCGAATGTAGCGATTACAAACGCTAACGTATCATTTAGTTAATAGGTACAAGGTACAAAATTGTAGAAATAGGCCCTTCGGGGCCTATTTTTTTGACTAAATATTTGTACGTTCATCCTACGGGACGGAAGTAGCACTAAGCGAAGGAACGCACTTAACTGTAAAAGGGAGAGTGTTATGAATCACAGAGACTTCGAAGCGGCTCGCAAAAAGATCCAAACGAAATTAGCACACAAAGCAATACATCGGAAACAGATGGAAAGACCACTGTCAAGACCGCGTTGTGAGAAAAATATACTAAGTTCAGACCCAAGATTGCAAAAAATTTAATATTTTGGTAAAAAAAAGGTTGACTTTATATATAAAGTCTGTTATATTATATACATAAGCAACAAAAAAGTAATTAATTTTTGTTTATAGTGCCAGGAAGAGGCTCCTACCAAAAGAGTCGAACTGGACTGTCCAGGGGTGGTACCCAGGCTTGGTAGTAGAAATACGCTGAGTCACATCGCACTAACCCGCGGGGATAGGTTGTACGGTTTAGAAATGGTATTTCGGTCCGTGCTTGTAGGTGTACCCAAGTCCTACCTATTTTGCTTATAATTAAAAAGGCTCTTAGGAGCCTTTTTTCTTGACAAATCTCTCTTTAGAATATAAAATACAGTATGAATAAAATAATAATGTTAGTCACGGTTCTTACCGTGTTTTTTTGTGGCAGAAGTTTGGCCGAACCTTTAGAAATAACAATCACAATCCCTAGAACAGCAAGCGATCTAGCAACCAGCACATACTCGTATGATGTTATGGGTGTTGACACTCCAGTTGAAACTTCCAACGGTGTAAATATTGTACAAAACGGACCTCCAGGACAATCAAGTAGTTTGTTTATAAGAGGAACAGAAAGTGATCATAGTTTAATTTCATTAAACGGAATTGCAATCAAAGACCATAGTACACCAAGCGGAGCAGATGATTTAAGTCAACATAACTTGATAGGAATTGACTATTTGACCGTTATAAAGGGTCCTATGAGCAACACACACGGGCCTAATGCGGCAGGTGGTGTTATTGATATGCATTCAAGTACTTATGGAAACAGTTATATTGATGTTAGTATAGGCTCTAATAATCTTATCAGCAAAGAAATAAGTGTAGTTGATAATAATAAAACTGATAGGCATAATTTTAAAGTTACTGCTAATCAAACAACAACAGATGGTATAAGTGTATACGCTGAAGGAGAAGAAAAAGATCCACATGAAGCAAATACATTTAATATTGGATATGATTACATAGGAAACAAATACATTCTTAAACTAAACAAAATTAAAGACAAAAATAATATGAGTCTTGATAGCGGATCAGCAGATGTATTAAATTATACAGGTGATTGGGAATGGAATAACAACCAAATAGATTTCCAAACCAAAAATACAAGAGTAGTCCTAAACAATAGTAAACATGATAGAACATATACTAAAAACGGAGTAGTTGACAAATACAACAGTGAAAGTAATACATATCTAACACAACATACATTCAACAAAGATACATATGATTATTCTGTAGGTTGGGAATACAACGAAGCAAGTGCTGACTTTTCAACAAATATAAACAGTTATCAAAGTAGTGTTAACGAAAACAGATATACAACTGGATTATTTTTTGAAATAGACAAAGAATATTACATGGGTACTATTTTAAGTTTCAGCAGTAGACTTGATAGTATCAGTGACTTTGATAATCAGATAAGTTCTAGAATAGGTATATCACATGATGGTTATAGAGCAAGTTATTCACAAGGTTATAGACTACCAACATTATATGAAATGTATGGTATTGACAGTTATGGATATCAAGGTAATACAAATTTAAAATCTGAAGATATAGATTCATATGAAGTAGGATATAGAATGGGCAATTTTGATACTGCATTATTTTACATAGAAGAATCAAATGCAATTACATATTCTAATTCATCTTATGTAAACGTTGCAGAAGGTGGTGAAAGCAAAGGTGCAGAAGTAAGTTACAGTAGATCTATTTTAGGGTATGATCTTGCATCAAATGTTACATATACTGAAGCAAGACTTAATAATGGAAGTGAAAAATTACGTAGACCAACTTGGGTAAATAATTCTAGTATATCAAAAAATATTAATGATTTGAATTACAAAGTGTCAATGAATTATTATGGTGATCATAAAGACATTGACAGTTCAACATTTAAAACAATTGATAAAGATAGTATTACTACTTTTGATTTAGAACTAAATCAACTAATGGAAAACAAAATGTTTTACTTAGGATTATATAATATTACAGATGAAAAATATGAACAACCAGACGGTTACAACCAATTGGGAATTAATTTCCAAGCAGGTATTAGAATAACAATGTAATGAATAATTTATATTGGTTCTTAGGATTTATATTAGTATTAGCATTAAGTAGAATTATACCACATCCACCAAACTTCACTCCAATAATTGCTGTGGCTGTTTTTGCACCAAGAATAATCAGGCACATTCCAACAGTAATTTGTGCAACATTACTTGCTATGTTTATAGCAGATATGTATTGGGGATTGCATAGTTATATGATATGGACTTACAGCAGTATTGCTTTGTGTACGCTTTTAGCAATAAAAGTAAGATTACTAACTATGTCTGTTGTAGGACCTATATTATTCTTTATTGTAACTAACTTTGCAGTGTGGACAAGTGGATACTATGGATTAACTATTCAAGGCTTGTTAGCATGTTATATAGCGGCAATACCGTTCTTTTATATGACACTGTTAAGCACATTAGTATACGTTTCTTCTTTCTATATTATCGAAAAAATGGTGATCACGCAGGTTAAACATCGTACTTAATTTAGTTTGATAAATACTTGTGTCGATAATCGTGCCGTGCAAACGGACTTATGCAGAATTGACCCACTGCGTATTACTTAGAACGTAACAAGGAGAAACAAATGGGAAGACCATTAAATAAACGACTATTTGGTGTAGCAGGCGTAGGACCTACAGCAAGTGGAACAGAAATCAAAGTAAATTTCCACAACGGAACAGCAGTTAAAGAGGGCTATATTGTAAAACAACTTGGCTCAAAAAAATTCCGTTGCGAAGAAATAGAAACAGCAGGTACATTTGATTGTACTTTAAAAACTGGTGTATTACCTGCGAATTTATCAGCAGGTGAAATGAGTATTTCAGTACAAGGTGCAGATTCAGAAACATATGGCGTAAGTAAAATTACAGGCAGAAAAGTTACTGTTGCTTCACCAAGTGCAACTGGTTCAAATGCATTAGCAGGAACATCACTGCAATTTGCTCTAACAGGTGCCGCGGCATCAGGAATTGTTAGAATGGAAGAAGCAGGCGATGATAACACATTATCTGGTACAGATGATGATGATTTCACTGAAGATGCATAAGGACTAACATGGGTAGACCAGTCAATAAAAAGAACTTTGGAGCAACAGGCGTTGATGCGGCACCAACAATTCCAATTCGTTTTCATGATGGAACGAGTTTGATTGAAGGTAAAGTAGTAAGTCAACGTGGTAACGGTAAGTTCCTTTGTTCTAATGATGCTGGAAATATTACAAGAATCTGTCGTTTGGTGAATGAAATTTCACCAAACGCACAGTTCGAAGCATCAATAATTGGCATTGCTCCCGGAAACAGTCCTAAAATTATTAAGAAGATACATAACAGAACAGCAGTTGATTGGGATGGCAATCGTTATACATGGGAATGTCAAGATGATTCTACAGAGTCATTGATGATATTAACTGCGATATAGGTGAAATAAATGAGTGCAAGTGTTGTAAGTATACCAAATGATGATTACATGATAAAAGTAACTCCTGGCGGAACAATTACTTTTGACACAGGACCTGTACAAGGTAATGTTATTTTTACAGGTAATTTTACAGTTGGTGGACAACAAACAGTAGTTAATTCAACAAACTTAGATGTACAAGATAATATTATCACAGTCAACCATGGTGAAACTGGTGCAGGTGTTACTTTAAATCAATCAGGTTTACAAATTGATAGAGGTACAGAAACCGACGCACAATTTGTTTTTGATGAAACTATGACATGGACAGATCCGGTAACTGATACAAGTATTACAGGCGGATTTGTTTTTAAAAATGTTGCAAATTCATTAGTAGGTATAAGAACAGTAAGTATTAATAGTAATGGCGGTGATTTATATTTGATAAACAGTGGTTCTGGTGTGATCAGTGTAACAGGTACTAATAATTATGAAGGAAATGTTACTGATGATGACCACATACCTAATAAAAAATATGTTGACGATGAAATTGTAACTGCATTAACAAGTACATTCCAAAGAAGAATTGAAGAAGGTAGCACAACAAAATCATTTGTTGAAGTACGAGATCAAGAAGTATCAGGTTTACAAAGTGTAATTAATTTTGAACTTGATAGTGTTAATGTTGGTAAGGTATTCAAAGATAGACTTGAAATTCAAAGTCTTAGAATAGCAGACAACATGATTGAAACAACAGTTTCGGATGCAGACTTAGTATTATCTGCACCAGGAACAGGTGGTGTCAAAGTTAGAGATAACATGACACTAACATCAACCCCTGCGATTGATGATGCATTAGCAGATCCAGCAGGTCCAGCAGACGGATTGAAACTTTATGTAAAAAATCCTGAGACAGGTGGTACAGGTTTGTTTTTCAAACATGCTAACACTACTACTGGAGAAATAATAAGTAGAAAGAATGCTCTTTTATTGAGCATGTTATTTTAAGGAAAGAAGATATGGCCATAGAATCCACAGCAATAGCAAGCACAGATACAGACTTACTACTTGTCCCCGGCGGCAAATCCTATGCTGTTTTGACAATTATGGTTTGTAATATTGACACACCAAATCCAGTGCATCAAGAACACGGATTGACAAACTTTGACTTACACTTTGTAAAAAGCGGAGCGGCAAAGAGTAATACAAATAAAGTAATTAATAACTTACAATTACCTGCAGGAGAAACATTTACTTTTGATAGTGAAAAAGTTGTTTTAGAAGCAGGCGATAAGATTGTAGCATTAGGAGAATCTCCTACAAACTTAGTTGCAACAGTAAGTTTCTTGGAAGTGTAATATGAGATTGATTAAAGCACAAAGCACTAATATAAGAAATATTAGAGGTACAGGAATAAAATTTGATATAAACGGCCTAGGTAGAATTGGCGGTGAAAAAGCAATGGTTGTTCCTATAGGTAGTACATCTGAAAGACCAGTATTTGCAGAAGCAGGACAGATTAGATATAATACAGATGTAGATGCTTTTGAAATGTACTCAGCAGGAAATTGGGGAGAGATACGTAAAAAAGAACCAACTGAAATAGTACAACAAAATTTAGGAAACGGTGACGGAAATGAAACAATTTTTGGTCCATTAGTTAACGGAGATTTAAACTTTCCAGTACCTAGTGCGGCTCGTAATATTTTAGTATTTGTTGAAAACGTATTCCAAATAGCAACTACTAACTATACATTAGTACAAAACCCTGCTGGAAAAGCGGCTGGTTACTATATTTCATTTAGTTCTGCTCCAGATGTAGGTAAGCCGGTCACGGTATTACATAATTTTGATAAATAATATTAGGAGACTATATAATGGCATCGTTAAAATCATTACTAGGAAGTAGAAACTTTACACAAACGGAAACTAACCTTGAACAAGGTAGAATATACTCATACACAAACGGTACTATGTACTCTAAAATGTGTAACGGTTTTTGCTTTGTAGCACCTGCGAATGGATCAGTAACTATTGATTCTTGGGGTGCAGGTGGTTCAGGTGCAAGAATGTGTTGTTGTGGTGGCGGTTTGCCAGGAAACGCATCAGCATATACAAGAAAAGCACATAGTATGAGCAGTGGACAACGTATATGCGGATGTCTAGGTAAATCATGCGGTAATGCAAGTTCTTTATGTTTTAGAGGTTGCGGTGAACCTACTATGTATTGTTGGTTCTCATCAGGTAGCAATGGTTGTGTTTGTACACAAGGTGGTAGAGGCGGAATTAGTTTTTGTTCAACTTCTCCAAGTTTATATTGTTGTTATCGTGCTAATGGTTTTTGTACAACAAACAGAGGTCCAAACTGTGGACTAGTATGTAACCAGTGTTCGGGTGCATTTATTGCTAACTCGTACGGTGGAGATTTAAACTGTTGCGGAATGAAATCATGTTCAAGTTTCTTAGGATGTTATCCACAATGTACATGTATGCACTACTATCACGTTGCAGTACCATCAGGTGTGTTTGGTAAAGACGGCGCTATGATTACATATAATACTGAATCAGATAACCCATACTCACGTTGGTCAGGAATGGGAATTCACCAGTTTAGTAACGCATTGAATGCGGCAAGTAGAAATCCATCAAGAGGTGTTTATCACGGTAGTTGTTGGATGGGTAACAGAGCATGTCAGTGTTACGAACAAATTGGTTGCGGACACTTTGTACCATACGGAACAGGTGGACCAGCGGCTAACCCATGTCCAGGTGTTAGAGATCACGGATGGCGCGGTGGTGACGGTGCTGTACGTATTAAATTCGTCGAAGGTTAATCCAAAAAATTCAAATAAATACTGTGTCAGGAGAACATAAGTGGCACAAGTAGGTAGAATATCTGGTCCGTTACTAACGGCCAATCTTGAACGTCAAGGTAAAGATCTAGATTTTAGAAATCAACAAACAAGTACACCTTTATTAAAACTTAAAGTTGGCACTAACAAAATTGGTGTCAATACAACCTCTCCTGCGTTTCCATTACATGTTAGTAATACAATAAGAAGTACTGAACTTACTACACCTACTATGAGTCCTGGAAATTTTACTATTTCAGGAAATGATATTAATGCCTTAACTGGTTCAATTAATATCAAAAGTGATGTAAGATCAGCAGGAATTGCAACACAACAACTTTTAATACGCGACAATAATATTAGCACTACAGTTACAAATGCAGAAGTTAATTTATTACCTAACGGCACAGGAACAATAGAATTACAAGCAAATACAAATGTAACAGGAAATTTACATGCTACAGGAAATATTACTTTAGATGGTAGTTTAGTTTTTGGTGATACCGGTGATGATAGTACACGACTTGCAGACACAGTAAAATTTAATGCAGATATTGATAGTAATATTATACCCGATGTAAATAATTCATTTGATCTTGGAGCAAATTATGCTAAATGGGATCAATTAAATTTTAATACAATAGAAGCAACTAATATACTAGGTAATAGTATTTTTCTTGAAAACGGATTAGTACAACCTGCGTCACGAGTAGGTAATATATTTTATGTTGATAAAAATGGTAACGATTCTAATGTAGGTGACCATCCAAATGGAGCATTTTTAACATTAACAAGAGCATTAAGTTTTGTTGACGCTAGTATTCAAGGACAGGTTGCTATACATATTTCAGCAGGAGAATATGAAGAAACATTTCCATTAACAGTTCCATCAAATGTAACAATTATTGGCGAAGACATACGTAACGTTGTTATTAAACCAACAGTAGCAACAAATACAAACAATGCTTTCTTATTAGATGGTGAAACAACAATAGAAAATATTACTATACAAGATTATTTTAGTCCAGGATATGCATTTTCTTTTAAGCCTAATGCAACAGTTACAAGTAGAAGTCCTTATATTAGAAATGTAACTGTAATTACAAAAGGATCAGTTACAAGTGCAAACGACCCAAGAGGTTACGATCAAGGAGATGCTGGTAAAGGTTTGTTGGTAGACGGAGCAAGTGTAACTAGTTCAAGTCAAGAAGCAAGCATGTTATTTCACAGCGTAACATTTATAACTCCAGGAGTTGAAAGTGTTAAATTAACAAACGGTGTTAGAGTTGAATGGTTAAACAGTTTCATTTACTTTGCACAACAAGGTATGTTACTTGAAAGAGGAACAACAGGACACCTAAGCACAGATGGATCAACTATACAATATGGCGCAGAAATGCGTTTGATAGGATCAGCAAACGTTTACGGAGAATTTGGAATCAAAGCAGACGGTGCAGGTACAAATGCATATTTGATTAATCATAATTTTACTTACATAGGTACAGGCAAAAGCACAGCAAATGATCCTACTTTATCTATACATGCTAACGAAGTTGTAGAAATAAATTCCGGTAGAATAAACTATGCAACTGTAGACGAAACTGGTAATTTTAGAGTAGGTACTGCACTTTTTGTAGATCAACAAACTGGAAAAACAGAAATAGAATCTGCTAGTATTGACTTTACAAATGTTGATACACTACGTATTGTTACAGCAGGATCAACAGTAACAATAGATGATACTAGGGTAAGAACAGATTTTATAAGATTAAGAGATAATAAATTAGAAAGTCTTGTAGGAAATTTAAAAATTGATTCTGCACCGTCAGCATCTGTTAATATAAATGCAAATACAAATATTACTGGAAATTTAGATACATCTGGTAATACAACTATTGCAGGATCATTAGTTAGTTTAGGTGATGCAGACACAGATAATATTAGTTTCAACAGTGATGTAACATCAGGCATGACTCCAAATGTAAATTTAGCGTTTGATCTAGGATCAGCAACAAAAAGTTGGAAAACTGCATATGCAGAAAAATTAACAACAGATGCATTTGACATTGAAGGTAATAGAATTACTACAAAAGATTCTAATGCAGATTTAGTAATAGGTGCAAATCCTAATCCACCTACTGTTACAGTAGGACCACAATTGAGTATAAACACAACAGAAAATGCTCCTAGAGGACTAACATTCAATAACGATGGTACAAAAATGTTTGTTGCTGGAACACAAGGTGATGATATTGGTGAATACACCCTTTCGGTTGCATTTGATGTTTCTTCAACAGTAACTTATGTAGATAGCCTTTCTGTAATTAACAATCCAACAGCAGTAAAATTTAACTTAGATGGTACAAAAATGTACGTTACTGGTCCAGACACTAACTGCTTGACAGAATACAATCTCTCAACAGCATTTGATGTTTCCACAGGAGTGTTTAGTCAAAATTCACCATCGTGGAAGTTTTTAGTTACACCTAGTGAAGATGATACTTTTGGCTTTGACTTTAACAATGACGGAACAAAAGTTTACGTCTCAGGAAATCAAAGAGACAAGATTTACGAATTTAATTTACCTGGAGCATTTGATATATCATCAATAACATTTGTCCAAGAATTATATGTAGGACTTATAGATATTGAACCATTTGGTATTGAGTGGAGCCCTAATGGTAAAAGGTTGTTTATTGTAGGAACAAGAGGCAACGGTATAGATGAATTTGAGTTAACCACAGCATTTGACATATCAACAGCAACACATGAAGGCTTTTATTCCATAGGTGGAAATCCTTCCGGCATACATATTTCACCAGACGGATTAAAAATGTTTGTTTTAGGTAACCAAAATGACAAAGTTAAAGAATATTCAACAAACACAGCATATAGATTTGTTGCTGGCATAAGCAAAATCAAAATGGGTGGTTTAACAACAGGACAAGCATTCACCCAAACAGATGTTAGTACATTAGACAGCGGTGATGTTAATTCTGATGTTGGTGTTACAGATAATATAACTGTTAACTCTGATTCTTTTTTGAATAATGTTGTTACTCCATTTTTACAAGTTGATGGATTTGCTAACCTAGGAACAACAAGTTTTGTAGGAAATAGAATTACAACAAACGAAAGTGATGCAGATTTAGTAATGGCACCTGCAGGCTCAGGCAAAGTAAAAATATTAGGTAATGCTTTAATCGAAAATACAATTATAGCACCTGAAGCAAACTACAGTTTTTCAAGTGCAGTAATGGAAAAAACAAGTGGTGATAGATTAATAACAAATAATTTTACCACAGCACAAATGATTGCTGGCGATATAGTAATTGAAGGCAACGTTATAACAACAAATGTATCAAACTCTGATTTAGATTTTAGAGCAAGTGGTGCAGGAAAAGTAATATTAGACGAAAACGTTGACGTAGGAAAAAGTATTTCTGTTAATACTATAGGCGGTGTAGCACCAAATATTAACGCAGAAGATATTACAGCAGATTTTGCAACAATCAATACATTTTTCTCAGCACCATCTGCCATAGTTGGTTCAATTAGTTTAGCAGGAAATAGAATTCAAACAATTGATAGTAATGCTGATTTAGAATTTAACGCAAGTGGAACAGGTAAAGTTGTTTTAGATGAAATTGTTACAATACCAAATTTAACTGTAGAAGGAAATACAAATATAGGTATTTCTACTGCACCATCTGCTACATTTGATAATGCAACAGTTACAAATAATATAATTGCTCCTAGTAGAATTACTATGGAAGGTATTCAAATACTTGGAGATAAAATTAGAACAAAATCATCAGATAGTAATCTAGAGTTAGGTGCAAACGGAACTGGTGTTGTGCGTTTCAAAGAAGACACAACAGTATCTCAAAATGTTACAGTCAATGGGACACTTACTGCACACAATATTGGTATAGCAGGAGATGTAGATTTAAATGAACTTGAAACAGATGGAAATATAGAATTCAATGACAACTATGTGACAACTACTGTTTCTAATAGTGATTTAGAACTAAGAACATCAGGCGGTGCGTTTATAGATTTACAAGGAATGAAAGTTAGAGATAATGTTGTACAATCAGGTTCATCTGCAGATATACTTTTAGATCCTGTTACAAACTTAAAAATAGATAGTACAGATAGTGTTGTATTGCCAAAATCTTTAACTGATAGCACAAATACATTTAGTAACAACATTGGTGCTATACAATATAATTCAGATGTAAATGAAATAGTAGGCCTTACAAACTCCTTTAAAAAAGTACTAGGTGCAGGACTATATAGTGATGATTTACAAACATCTGTAACTCCTAGACCAGGAAATAAAATAGAATTTACTGCACAAAGCGTCAATAGTATGACAACATCATATGGTGCTACAACAATGAATCGCTTGGAACTGACATCTGGTATAGATATAGATGGCAACACAATCCAAACAAATATTACAAATAGTGATATAGTGCTTGCACCTGAAGCAGGACAAGGTAAAGTACAACTTGAAAAATTACATGTACTTGATAATACTTTTACTGATACTAACACTAGCGGTGCATTTAGTATTGGCGTAACAGACAATGGTCGTGTTAAATTTAACCAAGATGGTGCGTTTGTTATTCCTGTAGGTACAAGTGCAAATAGACCAACTGTTGCAGAAATTGGTATGACACGATGGAACGTTGCTTTAGGGTACTTAGAAGTCTATACAGCAGGAGGCTGGACAGATGCTTCAGGATCTGGTGCTACTGTTAGTGCCGCAGATATGGACGAGATAATGAATGAATTTATTCTTATCTTTGGTTAAGTTACCACTTATATTATCTATATTCATATAAATACAGTATAACAAAGAATTAGACCTAAAATTCTTTTGTTATTAATACTGTGGTCAACCCGCAATGCAAGGTGGTTGGAGGGACAGGATCCCCGTGTTAAGGAGTAGAGATGGCAGTAGGTCGCATATCCGGTCCGCTCTTAAAGTCAAATCTCATTAGAAATGGGATTGATTTGGCTTTTGAGACAGACCTTTTATACTTAGATGTAAATAACAACCGCATCGGTATTAATACAGCAACTCCACAACACGAATTAGACGTTGGCGGCACAATCAAAAGTACAAATGTTGTTTTAGATAAACTAACAGCAGGAAACATTGTAATTGAGAATAATGATATTACAAGTACTTCAGGAACAGTCAACTTAGGTACTGCTGATCAAATTGTTTTCCAAAACAAATTAATAATTGATAGTTTTGAAATAAACGACAATACAATCAGAACAACTGATTCAAACGCAAATTTAGAAATTGACCCAAGCGGAACGGGTACTATTGAACTACTAGCAAATACAAATGTATCTGGTAATTTACACGCTACAGGAAATATTAGTGCAGATGGTAATATAGTATTAGGTGATGCCGACACAGATAATATTAATTTTAATGCTGAAATTGCAAGTAATATAATACCAAATGCAAACAGCACATATAATTTAGGTACTAGTACAAAAGCATGGAATAATGTTCATGTAGAAAATGTTAACGGACAAATTATAAATGCACAAACAGCAAATATAGCAGGAATAAATTTAGGTACTAGACACGCTAATACTTTATATGTTTCAGAAAACGGTAGCAATAATAATGCAGGTAATCATCCGCAATCACCTTATCAAACTGTTGAGAAAGCAATACAAAATGCTACAGCAGGAGATACTATTCACATTTATCCAGGAGTATATCAAGAAAGACTGCCGTTAGTAATACCAGCAGGAGTTACAATCAAAGGACATAGCATGAGATCAGTTACTATCAAACCTGATAGTGTTGACTCAGAAGATGTATTTCATTTAAATGGTGAAACAACTGTAGAAGATTTAACAATACAAGATTTTTACTACAACAGCGGAACTGATGTAGGTTATGCTTTTAAATTTGCACCTAACTTTAAAGTTACATCACGTAGTCCATATATTAGAAACGTAACTGTTATTACAAAAGGTTCAGTTACAAATGCAAGTGATCCAAGAGGATTTAATCAAGGCGATGCAGGTAAAGGTGCTTTATTAGACGGAAGTGTTGCACATGCAGATTCAAAAGAGGCAAGTGTTTTATTTCATGCCGCAACATTTATTACTCCAGGTGTTGATGCGTTAACATGTAAGAACGGTGTTAGAATAGAATGGCTTAATTCATTTACTTACTTTGCTAATAGAGGATTTTATGCCACACACGGATCAACTGGATTAAAAGGTTCAGGTGAAACAGAATTTAGAGTAAGTGATGTTACAGGCACTTTTAATGCAGGTGAAACTTTTGCTGTTAACAGCATAGATGGTAGTACTGTATTAGCAAGTGGAGTCATTGACAGAAAAGATGCTGACGGAAAATTTTACATTGATGGAAATGTACAAGGAATTACAGAAGCAACAACAAGAACTGCAAAAGCAATAGCATTTAATGGTAATGCAAAATTAAGCACTACAACTAAAAAGTTTGGAACATCAAGTTTATTCTTAGTTTCAAACAGTTTTTTAAGTTTAGGTGCTCATGACGATTTTGGTTTTAGCACAAATGATTTTACTATAGAAGCGTGGATTTATTCAGGTGTTACATCATTTCCTTTTAAAAATTCTATATTTGATTTTAGAGCAGGTATTGCAACAGATACTGCGCCTTACTTTTATTTCCAATCAGGAGCATTGAAATATAATGTTGGTGATGCTACAGTAATAAGTGCCGGAACACTATCTGATAACCAATGGCATCATGTTGCAGTAAGTAGATTTGCTGGTGGTACAAGATTATATCTTGACGGTAATCAAGTAGGTAGCACATACGTTGACAACAACGATTATGGAACTACAAAGCCACTTAAAATAGGAACTGACTTCTCAACAACATCTTTTTATCAGAACGGTTTTATAGACGACATAAGAATTAGTAACAGTGCAAGGTATCTTGATACAACTTATACAGTGCCTACATCACAAATTGTTGGTGACACCAACACTGTTTTTCTTACTCATTTAGATGGTGCAAATAATGCAACTGCAATTACAGAAGATGTAAAAGTAAAACAAAATTTAACATTTAGTGGCGGAGCAACTGCAAACTTTATTGACTTATACAACACAACAGACTTTGGTGCTGAAATAAGATCAATAGGATCTGCAAACATCTACGGTAACAAAGGTGCAGTAGGTGATGGTAACGGTGTGTTAATGTATTTGATAGGACACAACTTTGCGTACATAGGAAATGGCAAAGAAGTTACCAATGATGAAACAACTGTAATACAAGCAAACGAAGTAGAAGAATTAAACAACGCAAAAGTTAGATTTACAAGTGTTGACCAAAAAGGAGACTTTAGAGTTGGAGACAAGTTTTTTGTTAATCAAGAAACAGGCGAAGTTGTTTTTGATGCTGTAAATTTAAACATCAATACACCACAAGGTATTACTTTTGGCTCAGGCGGTAATGTAACATTTATTGACGGTACTAAGATTGAAACAGGTGATTTTAGATTAAGTGGAAACACTATTGAAACACTTACACAAAACTTTGTTATTGATAGTGCAACAAATACAGTTGACATTGAAGCAGATACAAACATAACAGGTAACTTAGCAGTTACAGGAAACTTTACACTTGGTGGCAATATCACAATAGGTGATGCAGATACAGATAGTGTTGAATTTGCTTCAGATGTAAACAGTGATATTTTACCAAACACAGATAATACTTTTGATTTAGGTGCAACTACAAAGCGTTGGAAAAATATTTACGCTAATAATTTTGATAACGGTAATCTTAAAATTGAAGGCAATACTATATCAGCACAAGATAGCAATAGTGATTTAGAACTTGTTGCATCAGGATCAGGATCAGTAGTTGTTCCTAACAATAATGTTGAGATAACAGGAACATTTACTGCTAATGATACTGCAACATTTAATAATACTGTTACAGTAAATAATAATTTAAATGTTACAGGCGGAATAAATCAAACTGGTTCAACTACAACAATTAATGCAAACCTTACAGTGCGTGATGGATTGATTGTAGACAATAGTGTACAATTTGAAAACATTTTTATATCAGGTAACAAAATACAAACAACTGATTCAAACAGCGACTTAGAACTTGATGCCGCTGGTACAGGAAGAGTAGTATTTCCAGATGCAGACTTAGAAGTTGGTGGAAACATTGTTGTAGCAGGTACTGCACAGTTTGCGAACTTAGCGGCAAGTGGTACTATAACTGCTGATACTATAACTGTTAACACAGCAACATTTAATGGTCAACTTAACTTAGAAGATATTGAATTTAATGACAACTATATTACTACAACAGAATCAAATAGTAATTTAGAATTAAGAGCCGCAGGAACAGGTAAAATTGTTTTTCCTGATAACGATGTAGACATCACAGGTGATTTGAATGTGTCAGGTACTGTACAATTTAATAGTTTATCTGGTAATGTTTATACTACAAATTCATTAACAGTAAACAGAGAACTTAATATTAATGGCCAAGTACAATTTGAAGATATTGAAATTAATGACAATTACATTACAACAACATTATCAAACAGTGATTTAGAATTACGTGCAAACGGCTCAGGAAGTATTGCGTTCTTAAATGATGCAATAGCAAAAACTAATTTAACAGTTGACGGCACTACTACTTTTGTAGGAAATATTACTGGTACAACAGCAACATTTGACGATGTAACTATTAATAATAATATGACTGTGCAAGGTCAAATTAATTTTGATAATATACAAATTAATGACAATACAATTACAACAACAGAGTCAAACAGTGACTTAGAACTAGAAGCAAGTGGAACAGGTACAGTAATTATACCAAGTAACAATGTTGTTGTCGAAAAAGATCTAACTGTACAAGGTGTATTGAATGCAGACAACTTAGATGCTTTAGGTAGAGTAACAGCAAATAGTTTTAGCACTGGTGATATTTTAATTGATGATAATTTTATTACAACAACACAATCCAACAGTGATTTAGAATTAAGAGCACATGGTACTGGTAAAGTAACATTAGATGATATTAAATTTAACAATAATATAATAAGCAGTACAGCAGATATGGTGTTGAATCCAGGTAGCGGTGTGTTACAAATTGATAGTATTGATAGTGTAATTATACCAAAAGGTGCATCAGCAGACCGTAATAGCACACCAGTAACAGGTATGTTACGTTATAACACTGACACAAACAGTTTTGAAGGATATAACGGACAGTGGGTATCGTTGCATGATGGATTACAAGATGGCGACGGTGATACAAAAATTACACCAGAATTAATACCCGGAGCCAATGATAATGTTATAAGATTCTATAATGCAGGGGCTTTAACAGCAGATTTAACTAGCCAACGGTTTAGCACCAACAAATTAATTGTTGATGATATAGAAATCGACGGTAATGAAATAAAAACGATAACTACTAATGCAGACTTAGTATTATCTGGAAACGGAACTGGCGGAATTGTACTTGATCACTTCAAATTTGATGCTAATTCAATTACAAACACAGTTTCAGATAGTGTAACACTTTTCAATTCAACTGGAACAGGTTACTACAAGTTTGCAGGAACAGGTGGAGTTGTAATACCAACCGGTAACAACGTTCAGCGTCCAACAACAAGTTATGCTGAAACAGGCATGATGAGATACAATAACGAAGACGATCGTGTTGAGATCTATGATGGAACAAACTGGGCTAGTGTTGCAGGTTCAAGCGGTGGAATAAGTAGAAATGATGCTGAAGGCATCGCACTAGAATTTGTATTAGTATTAGGATAAAGATATGGCAACGTTTTTTAGAACAAAAGTAATTAAAGACATAGGAACACAAAAGATTGTAGTGTTTGAAGTACCAGCGGCAACTAACGCAACAGTTATCGGACTGAACTTAGCAAACATTACAGACTTTGCAGTAACAGCAAGTGTATTAATTAAAGATGACGGAAGTGTTGAAGGATTTTATGTTAAAGATGTTATGATACCTCCCCAAACAGCATTCAAGGCAATGATTGGTGGAGAAAAAATTGTTTTGCCAACAGGACATCAATTAATAGTACAGTCTAGTTCAACTGCCAGCATTGATGCTGTTGTAAGTTATGTGGATATACAGTAAGGAGAAATAAATGAGTCAATATGCAGGAAATGATGTAACAAATGTAACTGGAAACATTGACGGTAGATATCTGTATGCACTACGCAGAACAGACCAAGGCGAATTATTTTTTACTAAAATTGATCAGATGGATTCAAACGCAAGTATACAAATTAATAAACCTGGAGACCCACAACAAAATTACAATGATTTTGAACAAGGTATAGACTTCTACGAAGGTAGAGACCAAAATCATGAAATTGTTTATCCTAATTTAAATTACGAACAACTAAGATGGGATAATAGACATATTAATTACTATATAAATGCAGATGGAGAATTTATACTTAAATTTAACGAACATCATGATTACTCGACAGATGTAAGCAGTGATGGATTAACAGATTACAATAAAAACTTTTATCAAGTTACTGTTGCTACTGGAACTAATTCATATGGAACAGGAAACAAATATTATTTTAACGGAATTACAAGTCCAACATTAAATTTATATGAAGGTCAAACTTATACGTTTGGACAAAGTAATTCAACAAATTCAACTCATCCTTTGAGATTATCTACCACACCAAATGGAACACATGCTGGTGGAGTAGAATATACAAATGGTGTAACAGTATTAGGCGTTCCCGGCGTCGAAGGTAGTTATGTGAAGTTTAAGGTGCCAGTAAATGCACCAACTCTGTACTATTACTGTACTCAACATCCGGGTATGGGCGGACAAATAAATACACTTACATAATTAGTGGACAGGAAAAACAATGGCAGAATTTAGAATTGATAGAATTAGATTTAACTGGAAAGGTCCATGGGTTACCGGCACAGCATATAGAAAAGATGATGTTATAAGTTATGGTGGTAAAGTTTTTGTTGCTTTACAAGGACACACAGCAAGTGCAGACTTCAACACAGACTTAGACTTTCTTGTAGCAGGAGAATCAACACCTAAATGGGAACAAATGGGTGATGGTAAAGCATGGCAAGGCGATTGGCAACCAGAAGCATTCTATAAAGTAAATGATGTTGTAAAATATAGAGGTATAATTTATGTCTGTATTGATAGTCATACAAGTGCTTCTACACTAAGTTCTGGATTAGAGAATGATGATGGTAAATGGTCTCCTTTTGCTAAAGGAACAAACTATCTTGCATTATGGACTGCAAGTACAATTTATAAGAAAAATGATTTAATTAAATATGGTGGTCAACTTTATAGTTGTCTAGTAGACCATACAAGTAGTACAGTTGAACAAGGTTTAGAAGCAGATCAATCTAAATGGGCAACATATAATAGAAGTGATAATTGGCAAGGTGCTTGGTTAGAAAATACAAGATACAAAGTTGATGATATTGTACGTTACGGAGGTAATGTATATCGTTGTATTGTTGGGCATACAAGTAATAGTGATATTAGAGAAGGTATTGGTTCTGATTTAGGTGACGACTCAACAGCGGCAAAGTGGGAACTAGTTGTTGAAGGTATTGAATACAAAGGTGACTGGTCAGGAGCACAATGGTATAAAACAAATGATATTGTGAGATTTGGACCAAACTTGTACAAAGCAAAACGCGGTATGAGTGGTACAGACACATTTAATGATACTGCTGATTGGGACATATGGTTACCAGGTTTAGGATTTGAAGAAATATGGAATCCTAACGAAGCATATCAACCAGGAGATATAGTACAGTACGGAGGATATACCTATACTGCGTTAACTATTAACATTGGTTCAAATCCAAGTGCATTTGGCTTAGAACAAGATGGCGTAGGTGCTGACTGGGAAGTACTTATACGTGGATACAAAATGAAAGGCGAATGGGATATAAGCAATAATTATGCTCCAGGTAGTGTTATACGCAAGGGCGGATACTTGTACGAAGCGTTAGTTAATATTTTAGCAAATGAAGTTATTGAACCAGGCGACCCAGATACAGATACATCATCAAAATGGAAATTACTTGTAACAGGTATTGCTTGGAAAGGTGAATGGAAAGAATCTCAAGGCACAGGAGAAGATAGTTCATTCTTCCAATATTATCCAGGTGAAGTTGTAATGGACGAAAGTGAAACTTACATTTGTAAAAAGCAACATTACAGTAATCTATATGAATCAAGACCGAGAATTGATACAGATACACTAACTGGTAACGATTATTACTGGACAAAATATATGGGTAATAACGAAAGTAGTGCGACAAATAACGTGCTACGTTACAGAGGTGATGTTAGAACATATGCAACTAAAGATGATGGAAGTACATTAGGAACAGCAAGATTAGCAATAGGAAATTCAGGTGAACTGTTAAAAGTCGACGAAGATACTACATTAAAATATGAAAACTTATTTGAAATTAATAAGGTTTGGTATGTAAGTACACAAGGTGAAGATTTACCTACGTCAGGTAAAAACCCAGCAACACCTTTTAAAACAATTAAGTATGCACTACAATTTTTACAAGGTAATTTAGCAGAAAGAACTCCTGCTACAGTATTTGTTGGAACTGGTGCATATAAAGAATTACTGCCAATGGTTATTCCAAAAGACGTTGCTGTTGTTGGTGACGAATTGCGTTCAACTGTTGTAATGCCGGCAGATGGATATGAATTAGACAACATGTTTTACATGCACAACGGTTCGGGATTACGTAATTTGACATTACAAGGTCTAACAGGAACACTAGGCCAACCAAATGATAATTTAACAAGAAGACCAACAGCAGGTGCTTATGTTTCATTAGATCCAGCAACTGGTCCTGCTGATACTTATGCACATATATCAACAAAATCACCATATGTACAAAACGTTACAACTTTTGGAACAGGGTGCATAGGAATGAAAGTTGATGGAGACTTACACAGCACAGGAAACAAATCAATTGTTGCTAACGACTTTACACAAATCTTAAGTGATGGTATAGGTTATTGGGCAAACGGTGATGGTAAATCAGAACTTGTGTCTGTGTTTACTTACTATTGTCATATTGGATATCTTGCAACTGCTGGTGGTAAAGTTCGTGCATTGAATGGTAACAACTCATACGGAGAGTATGGTTGTGTTGCTGAAGGATACGACATTGACGAAGTTCCTATTACCGGAACAGTAAACAACAGAAGTAAAGAAGCACAAGTTTATCAAACTTATACAGACAATAATGAAGTGCATGGTGTTGCGTATACACACGCAGGTGAAGGTTATACAAATGCAACAATGACAGTAACAGGAAATGGTCAAGGAGCAAGTGCAATTTTTAATGAATTTAGAAATGGTGCAGTAAGACAAGTATTTGTTACAGAAGAAGATTCAAACTTTATTGGTGGTAGTAATTATACATTTAAAGCAAACAAAGCACAAATTGGTACTACAACTACGTTAACACTTAGTGGAGCAGAAGATACAACTGATCCTGCAGATTACATCGGACAACGATTGTTTATATATGCAGGTAAAGGTGCTGGACAATATGGTAGAATTTCCGACTACAATACTGTTAGTAAAATTGCTTCTGTAGAAAAAGAAGTAAACGGAGAACCAGGCTGGGAACATGTTGTTGGTCAACCTATACAATCATCATTAAATGATACATCTCGTTATTACATTGAGCCAAGAGCAGTAATTTCAGAACCTTCTTATCAAATACAAACACTAGGTTTAGGTGGAACAACACCGGCTTGGAACGATATTATTAGAGGAACGTATAGCGGTCAAGATATTTGGGTAGCAGGTCATCCTGATGGTGTTAGTATTAGTACAGACGGAAATGGTTGGTCTCATACAGATAGAACTGGTAAAGGCGGATTTGTTGCTATTGGTTCCGGTGCTATTGCATTAGTTAACCCAGATGGAAATGTAAACACAGGTTCTCAAAGTTCAGACGGTGGTGCTACTTGGAATGATACAACTTGTGGTCTAAGTGCAACAAACACACTTACAGGACTAGCAGGACAAGATACTGTAAGTACCTTTATGGTAGGTACATATATCGACTCAGGAGGTCCATCAACTGGTGTAATTAGATCAACAGATGGTGGTAACAGTTGGGGTGCAGGCGGAACTTTACCAAACGCTGATTATTATACAGACGTTACTTATGGTAATGGAAAATTTGTAGCCATTGCAGGTACAGCGGCTAATCCAAGTAATAATGCGGCATATTCGACAGACGATGGTTCAAATTGGACAGCAGTAACTCTTCCAGCAACAAGTGCTTGGTCAAAAATTATATATGCTAAAGATAGATTTGTTGCAATGACAGCAAAAACAGATAGTAGTACAGCAGAAACAGCAGTAAGTCATGACGGTATTACGTGGCATGCAGGAAGTATAGAACCAGGTGAATGGACTGGATTAGGATATGCACAAGGAACATTCTGTGCAGTCAAAAGTGATACAGGATCTCAATCAGATGTTGTTGCGTTTAGTAGAGACGGATATCATTGGAAAACAAAATTATTACCAGCAGGGTTTGAAACTCGTGCAGGTGTAGCAGGTGCAAGCACATCAAGTGATTGGATTGTTTTAACATCAGGTGAATCAAACGCTGATAAAATTACATATGGTACACAAGCACTTTGTAGACCAATTGTTGGTAGCGGAAGAATTGGAACATTTGTTTTGCATGAGCCAGGTGCTGGTTATACTGGCAATCCTACTGTAATTGTACATGATAATAAAAATGCATTAGATGTAACAACACGAGCAGAAGTTGCAAATGGAGTATTACCTCAACCCACTATGCAGAACAAAGGTACTGGTTACTTTAGATCATCAGCAGAAGTAACAGCAGGTGATGGTTATGCGGAAATTTTACAAATTGCAGATGAACTAATTTTAGAAAATATTAGTAAAGTTCCAGGACCTGGAGATAATATTAGTATTACAGGAATTGACGGAGTAACGTACTTTGTTGTTAAAATAAAAGAACAGACAGGTATTCTAGGAAATTACAATTTAAAATTACAAATTAGTCCAAACTTAGGACGACAAGAAGCACCAGTGCATGGTGAAAGTATAATTATTAGACAACAATATAGTCAAATACGTCTAACAGGACATGATTTCTTAGACATAGGTACTGGTAACTTTAGTAGAACAAATTATCCAGGACTCTATGTATTTGGTTATAATCCAGATGAAAATGCAGAGCCAAAACAATTTAACGAAGTTTTACAATACGATGGCGGTCGTGTTTTCTACACAAGTACTGACCAAGATGGTAACTTTAGAGTAGGTGAACTATTTGAAGTTGAACAGTCAACAGGTACAATTAGCATTAATGCTAGTTTCTTTGAACTTGACGGTCTTGAAGAACTTAGACTTGGTGGTGTTGTATTAGGTGGTACAGGAGCAGTTATTAGAGAATTTAGTACAGATCCAACATTTGCGGCAAATTCTAACAATATTGTACCAACACAGAGAGCAATCGGCAAATATGTAACAGCAAGAGTATCATCAGGTGGATCAGATCTTAAAGTTAACAGGCTAAATGCTGGTAATATTAGTTTTGAAGGTAACAAAATCTTTAAACCTTTAGGCGGAACTATTACATTTAATGCCCCAGTAAGTATTCAGGGCGGAGCAGGAACAGTTGGTGGTGATATGGCGGCACAAGCATACTTTTCAGCAGGTAGTCCTGATGCACCAGGTGGATTTCCGGGAATGGGCGATGATTAAAGATAATGATAAATATAACGTATACGGTGGAGTAACCAATGGCAGAATTTAAATTAGGTAGAATTAGATTTATTTGGAAAGACGAATGGTCTGAAGCAACCACTTACTACAAAGATGACGTGGTAAGATATGGCGGTAAAACGTTTATGTGTGTAGTAGGACACATAGCCCAAACTGACTTTATGTTGGATTTAAATAATTCTACACCTAAGTGGCAACAGTTTGCAGACGGTCAAACTTGGAGAGGTGACTGGGCAACTGGTGCAGTTTATAGAATTAATGATATTGTAAAATATGGCGGACAACTTTACATTTGTAACACAGGACACATTTCAGACGCAAGTGCCATTGGCGGTTTGGAAAGTAATCTAGGTGATGATAGTACTGCAACATTTTGGGATTTATACGGTGAGGGCTTCGACTACAAAGGCAACTGGGCAATCAACACACGTTATAAAGTAAATGATATTGTAAAATATGGATCTAGAATTTATATTTGTACAACTTTTCATGTAAGTGCTCCGAACACTACATCAGGATTAGAATTAAATCAAGCATCATGGGATATTATCAGTGATGGCTTCATGTGGAAAACAGATTGGACAACTGGTACACGTTACATAGTAGGCGACTTAGTTAAATATGGCGGACAAGTTTATTCATGTAATACTGGACATACTTCAGCGGCAACAGGTACAATTGGACTTGAAGCAGATCAAGCAAAGTGGGATTATTTCCATAAAGGTATTGAATACTTAGGCGAGTGGGCAAGCGGATATAGATATAAAATTAATGACGTTGTAAAAGATTCCGGTGGATTATGGATTTGTACAACTTATCATACTTCAACTGTTGCGGCAGATTTAAAAACTGATGAAGCAAACTGGGCACAATTTGTTCCAGGATTAGAATTTGAAGATAGTTGGGGACCTTATTCAGACTATCAACCAGGTGACATTGTAACATACGGTGGATACACTTATGTTGCAAAAACAAATAACACAGAAAAACATCCAACAGATAATCCAAGTGACTGGGACGTATTTGCAACTGGATTCAATTTAAGAGGCGACTATGGAGATGATAGTGCAAACCAAGATTATAGAACAGGTGATGTAGTTAGAGTAGGTGGATTTACTTATCTTGCTATTGCAAATTCAAACGGTGTTAGACCGCCTAATACAACATATTGGGAAAAATTAAATGAAGGTGCAAATTGGAGAAACACTTGGACTGACGCAACATATTATGACTTAGGCGATACTGTTCAACAAGGTGTGAATAGTTATATTGCAATACAATCACATACTTCAAGCAATGGAGTAAATGATCCTGCTAACGACACAGGCGGATTATTTTGGAACTTTATGAGTGGTGGTGCTGAATCAGGCAACTTAACAACTGTTGGTGACATTGTTTACTACGGTGGTTCAGGTCCAGTAAGGTTACCAGTTGGTAAACCAGGACAAGTTTTAAAAGTTAACGATGCACAAACTGCACCTGAATGGACATACTTTGGATCAGTAAATCATGTTTATTATGTAGATACAGCAAGTGGTGTAGACGGTAAAACTCCAAACAGAGGTATTACATTAGACAGACCATTCAAGACAGTACGCTTTGCAACAGAACAAATTAGAGATGGCTCTGTGTATCAAAATGATAGAATTTTATTAGAAGCAAATAGATCTTTCTTACAAGCAGAAGCAACAGAATGGGTAACATATCAAATAGCAAATTCTATTGCACCGTTTGCAGGTTATACACACGATAAAGCAAAATGTGTAAGAGATATGGGACAACAAATAGATGCCGCCGCGTGGGATTTATCACATGGTGGTAATGTAAGATCACGTGAAGCGGCTCTTTCATATTTCAAAGGTGATGGTTCTAGTTATATTGCAGGACAAACAGGTCAAACTGTTGCAACAATCAACTACATGCTAAGTATTATACCAAACATTCTTGCAAAAACAGATCCTGCGGCAAATTACCAAGCACTAAACAGTGTTGCATCGCCAATTACACAACAAAAATTAACAGCATACGATCAAACACCAGGTACTGCTACGATTGTTGAAAACTTAATAAAACTTACAACAGCGGCAATTACAGCAGGAAACATAACTGGTGTTCCAGCAGAACTTCATGCACAAAAAACAATATTTGTAAAAACTGGAGAATATGAAGAAGTACTTCCAATTATTATTCCAGAAGATGTTGCTATTGTTGGCGACGAATTACGTTCAACTAGAATTAAACCAGCACCAAGTCAAACAAGTGCGGCAGACGTTCCAAAAAGTATTGCGGCTATAACAAGAATAGAGGCTGTAGTAAGTAATATCGTACAAAACGTAGCAATTACAAAATCAACAGGTAACAGTGCAACACAAGTTACAACAAGACCAGCAGGAAATGCAAGTGCAGGTACAGCAACAGCAGGCTTGTTTAGAGAACTTGCTGATTATATTGATTGGGGTGTTAACGGTGTTAGTGGAGATAGTTCAGAACCTGCAGTGCGTGGTACAAACACACCAGAAACATCAACAGGATATACATATGCTGTTGAAGTATTAGAAGCAAACAGAGACTTTATTATTGCAGAAGTACATGCTTATATTGCAGTAACTTATCCAAGTTACACATATACACTAGCGGCTTGTGCAAGAGATGTTAACGCATATATTGATGGCGTCAAACATGATTTAATTTACAGTGGTAATTATAGAACATTACTAAACGGAAAATATTATGTACACTCAGTAGAAGGTAACTTGTTAAAAGATATGTTCTATGCACGTAACGGAACAGGTTTAAGAAACATGACATTTACAGGTTTAACTGGAACACTTAGTGGTGCTAATAGTTATGGAACTAAACGTCCTTCATCAGGTGCGTATGTTTCATTAGACCCAGGTTGGGGACCAGCACATACAGATGCATGGATTACTAACAAGTCACCTTACGTACAAAACGTAACTACATTCGGTACAGCATGTATTGGATTGAAAGTTGATGGTGATTTACATGATGGTGGTAATGATTCAATTGTTGCTAATGACTTTACACAAATTTTAAGTGACGGTATTGGTTATTGGGTTACAAACTTAGGTAGATCAGAACTTGTTTCTGTGTTTACATATTATAACCATATTGGTTACCTGGCAGAAAACGGTGGTAAGATTCGTGCTACAAACGGAAACAACTCATACGGAGACTTTGGTTCAGTTGCTGAAGGTATTGATATTACAGAAACACCAGTATTAGGTGTTGTTGATAACCAACAACTTGAAGCACAAATTTCAAATGTTGTTACAGATGGCGCAAATGAAATATTACAACTAGAATATTCAAATGCTGGTACAGGATATACAACGGAAGCAACTACTGCAATTCTAACACTTACTAATATTATTAATAATGATCCTCTTAGAAAAGCAGGAACATACAAAGGTATTACAGGGTCAAGTGCAGGTTCAGGTTCAGGACAAGAATTCGATATTGAAATAACTTCAGTTGGTGGTGTTGTACCAACAGTAATCAAAGGCGGTACTGGACATGCAATCAATGATACAATAACAGTTAACGATTCACTACTAGGCGGTGGTGGCGCGGCTAACGTAACATTTGATGTTGAAACAATTGGTGCGGCAACAAGATATACGCTTGCAGGTGAAGGTTTTGGAGCGGCAGTAAATACACCAGTTGTACGTAATGGCGGTGTGTTTGAAGTACAACTTGATTCAGATTCAAGTGTATACGGCGGTGCTGGATTTGTTACTATTGCTTCTAATGCACAAGCAGGAAACACTACACAAATTACACTAGCGGCTACTGATATTAATCCAACAGGCACATACAACGGCATGATGATTTATCTTTTAAGTGGACTAGGTGCAGGACAATATGGTGTTATTTCAGCATTTAACGCGGCAACAAAAATTGCAACTATTGTAAAAGAGTCAGATGGTACAGCGGGCTTTGAACATATTAAAGGTTCATCGATTGCGGCCACACTAGATGCAACAACAGCATATGATATTACTCCAAGAGTAATATTTACAGCACCTACAAGTGGAACACGAGCAAGAGGTAGAGCAAGAGTTGCAGATGAAAAAGTTGTTGAAGTTAAAATTATTGAACCAGGTAGCGGTTATACTGTTGCACCACAAATGACAATAGTTGATCCAAGTCACACAATTATGGTACCACACTCAGTTAGAATTGGTAACGGTGTGTTAGCACAACCTACTTACTCCAATAGGGGTACAGGATTTATTACTGCGGCGGCAGAAGTTGTAGGTGATGGATTTGCAGATATTAGACAAAGTGGCACAAAAATTAGAATGGATGGCTTAGACGCTGTTCCTCAAAAAGGATCAAATGTAGAATTTGCAAGTTTACCAAACAGATGGTTCAAACTTGTAAGTGTTACAAATTTATTAGGTAATAGTCCATATAGTGCATTGCTACAAATTAGTCCAGCATTATTAGCATCAGAAAGACCACCACACGATGACGTAATTACTATTAGAAGACGGTATTCACAGGTGCGTTTGACAGGACACGATTTCTTAGATATTGGTACAGGTAACTTTGCAAATACAAATTATCCAGGAACACCTTTAGTAGACCCACAACCAACATATGAAACTAATGATTTTGGTGGAGGAAGAGTGTTCTACACAAGTACAGACCAAGATGGTAACTTTAGAGTAGGTGGACTGTTTAACGTTGAGCAGGCTACTGGTATTGCAACATTGAATGTTGAAGCGTTTAATATTTCAGGATTGAACGAATTACAACTAGGTAGTGTTGCACTTGGTGGTGCAGGAGCAGTTATTACTGAATTTAGTACAGATGGTACGTTTAGTGCTGATAGTGATAATGTTGTTCCAACACAAAAAGCAATCAAAACATATATTACATCACAAATTGGTGGTGGTGTTGCTACACTTAACGTTAACAGTGTAACAGCAGGTGTGATTGAAGTAACTCAAAACCAAATATCAACGACAGACGGCGGTAGGATAAATATACTTAACGCAGTAAACTTTAAAGGCGGAATAGACGGTGCTCCAGTAGCATTAAGTATGTTCCTAAACAATTAACGGAGAAAGTAAATGGCAACAGGAAGAATAGGCGCATCAGATTTATCAGGAGGAGCAAATACTACAGTGTATACGTGTCCTACAGATAACTATGCGGTTGCAAGTATAAACCTTTGCAACAGAGGAAACCAGGCAACGTCAATAAGAATTGCTGTTGCCGCTTTGGATACACCAGTAAATGGTGAATACATTGAGTACGACACTGAATTACTGTCCAAAGGTGTCCTAGAACGAACAGGTATCGTGCTAGCCGCAGGACAAAAAATTGTATGTTACGCTTCAGGGGCTAACATATCAGCAGTCGCTATGGGCATTGAAACGTCTACAGCATAAATACATAGGAGAAGGATAAAACCATGGGAAGATATATAACAACAATAGGTACTGCTGGTGCTACTACTAAAGAAGTTAGTACAACATTCAGTGCCACGGTAAATGATAGAATATTAGCAAATACTGCTAGTAGTGCATACACTATTACATTACCAGCCAACGCTTCGTTGTTAGATGGCGATATAGTACAAATTATTGACATCTCAAACAATGCGGCAAGTAATAATCTTACTATAGGTAGAAACGGAAGTTTAATGAACGGTGCCGCAGAAAATCTAACTATTGACGTTAGTGGCGCTATCGTAACTTTAATTTACTCAGGTTCTACATATGGTTGGATAATTGGCTCGGTATAATAGGAGAAGTACATGGCATCATTAGAAGCATTAATCAAAGCGAAATCACCTAGTTCAGCAGAGGACAACTTAGAAACAGGTAGAATTTACAGTTTCACTGAAGGTAATACTTACACCAAGTTTTGTAAGTGTTCATGCTGGTGTCCATGTTCAAACGGTACTGCAATAATTGAAGTTTGGGGCGCAGGCGGCTCAGGCGCAAAGATGTGTTGCTGTGGTAATGGATTACCAGGTAACTCAGGCGCATATTCAAAAACAACAAAAGTAATGACAACATCAGATTACATGTACGGTTGTACAGGGTTTGCATGTGGTAACTCAGACGCACTATGTTTTAGAGGTTGCTCAGAACCAACAGCGGTTTGTATGGTAGCGGCCGCAGGAAACAGTTGTATGTGTGCCAGAGGCGGCAAAGGTGGAGTAAGTATTTGCTCAACATCACCAAGCATGTACTGTTGCTTTAGAGCAAACGGATTTTGTTATACTAACACAGGACCAAACTGTGGTACAATATGTAATCAGTGTAGCGGACAATGGGACGCTATTGCATATGGTGGAGATTTAAACAGATGTGGAAACATATCATGCATGGGCTTTCATGGTTGCTATCCGTCATGTGTATGTTTATTTAGAGGCATGGTTGCGTTTCCTCCAGGAATGATTGCAGAGTGCGGTGGAGTTGTACAATACGGTATGTCAGATGACTCATCACACTCACGTTGGTCAGGAATGGGACAATTTGAAGCAACTGCCGCAATTAACGGTACAGGTAGATCACCAGGTCAAGGGTTAACATGGAAAGCATGTTACCAAGGTGATACTAGTTGTGGTTGTTATAATACAAACGGTTGTCAAAGTACAATGCCATATGGCGTAGGTGGTCCAGGACCTCAACCTTGTCCAGGCGTGAGAGATCACGCAACACGTGGTGGTATGGGTGCAATTAGAATTAAGTTTATAGAAAGTTAGGAACAGGAGTAGAATATGCCAGGATTAAAAGCATTATTAGCAAGCAGAGCGTCCCCGTTCACTGAGACAAACCTTGAAAAAGGTAAGGTATGGTCGTACTCTAACATTGCTACATATTCAACGTATCCAGGTTGCTTTTGTTGGATATCACCAGGATCAGGAGCAGTTACATTAGAAGTATGGGGTGCAGGCGGAGGCGGTTCGAGAATGTGTTGTTGTTCAGCAACAATATCAGGTAACTCAGGCGCATACGCAAGAAAAGAACTTACAGTAGCATCAGGCTGTTGGATCTGCGGACACGCAGGCAAAAGTTGTCGAAATGGTAGTCTCTGTCATAGAGGCTGTTCAGAACCAGGCAAAGTTTGTTGGACAGGTAACAGCGGATCAAATGGCTGTATGTGTGCTCAGGGCGGTTGGTCAGGAGCAAGTTGGTGTACAACAGGAACTGCACGTAGATGTTGTTTCTCAGCAAACAGTTGGTGCTATACAGGATACAGTGGCTATTGTGGTCTTGTATGTAATGCATGTAACAACAGTTGGAAAAACAGTGCATACGGCGGAGATATCAATCGAGGCGGTGTAAACAGTTGTGTAACTTTTTGGCATTGTTATCCAAACTGTAACTGTTCAACTATCCATCACACTGCATTGCCACCAGGCATGTTTAGTGAATGTGGCGGTGTTGCATCTTATAGTTTAGATGATGATAACGGTCACGGTAGATGGTCTGGACAGGCACTAAATGGTTACCAATCGGCACTAAATTCTCTGTCAAGAATGCCAGGCGGTGGTACATATTGGTCAAACTGTTGGAACGGTGTTCGAGCATGTGGTTGTTATGATACGCAGGGTTGTTCAATGTATGTGCCACACGGTTCAGGTGGTCCAGCGGCGACTCCATGTTCGGGTGTTAGAGATAACGGCTGGGCAGGTGGCGATGCCTTAATTAGAATCAAATACTTAGAATCTTAATGGAAATCTTAATAAATAAAGAGTAATGGAGATATAGAAATGAACAAAACTTTTACAGTAACTTACGCAGATGAGCCGTATAAAACGACCACTGCGAAAGGAAATACGTTTGAATGTACGTATACAGGTCCAAGATGGATCTTAGCACAAGTCGACAAAGATGACGACCAAGTTAGAGAAGCAGGACGTAGTGATTCGTCAGCAGACGATACAGCGTTAGATGCATCTGGTTACGAGCCAGATGAATATGATTACATCGTAATGGATGCTAACGAAAGCGACGATATGGCTATGCGTTGTGCATTTATTACAGATGAATACACACACCCAGATGTAGCAGATTATTCAGAAGAAATCACTGATGCAGATGGCGTCAAGTACACATGGGAACATGTATATGAAGGTACAACTGGCATGTTAGCACACATTTATGTAAGTGACAGCCTATTATACAATCATGAATCAAAAACTTGGAGAAATCCGGTTTTACGTGAGCATAACAACGCAAGAGATGATACATTGGCTACATGGGCCGCAATGGCCGCAGGTATTAGACGTGCATTATCATCAGCAGGTGACGCACACAATAACTTAACAGATGCCGAAAAGAAAACATTAGGTGATCATGCTACATGGTTAGAGTCTATTCCAACAAAATATGCAGATATTAATCATTGGAAAATTCCTTATCCAGATACAGTATTACCAAATTATGTAGATCCAGCGGATCAATAAAAACTAAAATTTCTATATCCAATCTTAATCGGATTCAACAGTATTTTTTATAACTATTGTTGAGTCCGATTTTTTTATGGAGACAATTATAGATGACTAGAAGTAAAGCATTTTTTCTAAACGGTGGCGCAGGACGTATGCTATGTTCAATACCTGCACTTGAATTATATGAACAAAAGTCAGGTGATAAAGATTTTGTAATAGTATGTGAAGGCGGTACTGACATGTTTAAAGGTCATCCTAAATTACATAAACGTGCATACGATCCTTGGCACAAAAACTTATTTGAAGATATTATCAAGCATAGACAGGTAGTAAATCCAGAACCATATCAAGTATGGGAATATTACAATCAAAAATGTAATTTATCACAAGCATTTGATATATTACTAAATGATAAGGGTGTAAGAAAATTAGATAAACCTTATATTAATTTAAGCAAAGACGAAATGCTAGTTGGAAGAAAACTAGTAAACGAAGTTAAAGAAAAAATTAAAAAAGAAAAAGTAATTGTAGTTCAGCCGTTTGGACGAGGAATCGAAATAATGGACGATACTCCAATTGACACTACTGCACGTAGTTTTGAATTCAAAGATTTAAAATCATTACTTAAAAAATTAGAAAAAGATTATGCTATTGTAATGATGAGTGAAATGAAAATGGAACTAAAAGGCGAAGGTATTAAACAAGAAGTAGCAATGCCTGAAGGACTGTCGTTACGCCAGTGGGCAGGAATGATAAAATTTTGCGATCATTTTTTAGGTTGTGACAGTGTAGGACAACATTTAGCATATGCAGTTGGTACTCCAACCACAGCAGTAATTGGTGCAACTTTTCCTAGCAACGTAAGTTATCCAGGTAAAGAAGGAATCAAAGTTATTGACTTAGGAATGAATGATAGATTATATGATCCTATTAGAATTACAGTAGATGAAACTGTTAACAGACATAACGAAAAACTTATGCAAATGGATGATGCTATTCAAGATTATGTAATTGGTGTAATTAAAGGCGAAATTGATCCAGACGCAGAGGAAAAAACTGCTGAAGCAAAAAAATGACCCGACTATACGTTTTAGGTTGTTCGTTTACTAATTATGCTTGGCCTACTTGGGCAGACATGCTAGGCTTAGAATTTGATGAATGGGAAAATTGGGCATTTCCGGGATTAGGAAACAGAGCAATAGCAGAACGTGTTGCCGAAATTCACGCAAAAAATAATTTAACAAAAGACGATACTGTTATAATACAGTGGACCAGTCATTTAAGACATGACTGGCATGCAACTGATACCAGACATCAAGACAATGCAGGCTGGAAAACTTCAGGAAGTTTGTTTAACTATATCAATCAAGAAATATTTGATGAAAAATGGATTAAAACTTTTTGGTCTGAACCTAGTTATATGATGCATACATTTAACAATATACTATTAACACAAGAATTTTTAAACGGTATAGGATGTAATTGGCGAATGACAAGTATGGGATATATTAATAAAATGAATAGTGATTATCCTGATGGAGAACACGGAGAACAAACTTCGGATATTGATGTGTGGGACAGTCATCCTAATTTACAAGTGTATAAAAAAGTTTTTAAAGATAAATCAAAATGGATTAAACCAGTAGGAACATTTGCTTGGAATCATAAATCAAAGCCGTATAAATTTAAATCTATGCAAGATCAAGCAGTGTTTGCATTAGACAGGCATCCTACTATTACACAACATAAAGACTATTTAAACAAACATATTTTACCTAGTCTAGGTATAAGCCAAAAACAAACCGAAAAAGTAGATTATTGGATAGATACTGTTAGTAATGCATATGAAACTAGTCATAGGGATTTTGATTTGTTTTGTGAAACACTTGATAAAGAAATAAGTGATCGTAATAACCATTACAGAGGATTTTAAATTATGAGTAAACCAGTTTGGATAGCAGGTATAGCAAGAGGACATAACGCAGGCGTATGTTTATTAAAAGACGGCGAAGTAATATTTGCTGTTGAAGAAGAACGTTTAAGCAGACAAAAATACGACGGTGGACCATTTGCAAGTATAGTGAAAATACTTGAATATACAGATAAGTTAGATTATCTTGTTGTTGCCCATACACAAAAATTACAAGAAACAGCAGGTAGAGTTGATTATAGTGGTGATGATGTTTACACAGGATTAGCACGTAAATTAGGTTTGATTGATAAAAAGAAAAATGCAACAACATATGAGCATCCACAAGTAATTGACCTTGCATTTATGCATCACAAACTTCATAGTGCTTGTGCATTTTATCGTTCAGGATTTGATAGTGCAGTAAGTGTTATTGTAGACGGAGCAGGAACTTTTGTTCCTATTGGCGTTAATAATGAACAAGTAATGAGTTGGGAAGTAGAAAGTATTATTGATTGTGATTATCCGGCTACATTTAATACTATGCATAAAGTTTACGGTACAAGAGACCCTATACCAGGCGGCGTTGTTCAAATGGACAGTACACAGTTTGGTGAGAACGGACGTACACACTCAGCAATAGTAAGTGATAGAGCAGGTATTGTTAAAGCATATGAAGCGGCAACTATGTACTGCGGATGGCAAAGTATTGAAGCAGGAAAAACTATGGGACTATTTCCATACGGAAAACCTAACGATAAATTTCCAAAACTTTTTGATGACACAACAGATTATCCATTAACAAATAGAAATATTGTTGTTCCAAATTATCCTAATGGTGCAATGATTAATGCAGGGTTATATGGAGAACTTGCACAATCAGGAAAGTCACCAGAAGATGATTTAACTCTATTGCAGAATAGAAGAGATATTGCATATGCTGTACAAACAGAAACACAAGAACAAGTAACTGCTTTAATTAGAAATGCTGTAGAACTATCAGGTAAAAAAAATGTAGTAATTAGTGGAGGTTATGGACTTAATTGTGTTGCTAACTATCACTACCTAGAACAATTAAAAGATGAAGGTATTAAAATTTATGTTGAACCTGTAAGTAATGATGCCGGCACAGCAATGGGTGCCGCTATGATGTTTTGGTATGGATTAGAAGACGAAACTGAAACACGTCAAACACAAACATTATATCTTGGACCGCACAACAATTATACAAAAGAAGATATTATAACAAAAGCAGAAGAAGCAGGTGTAGAATTAACAGATGCAACTCATAAAGATGTTGTAAAATTAATTACTGATAGAAATATTGTAACAATTTTCCAAGGACAAAGTGAAAATGGTCCTAGAGCATTAGGTAATAGAAGTGTTTTATATGATCCAACAGATCCAGATGGTAAGGATCATGTTAACAAAGTTAAACATAGAGAATACTTCCGTCCATTTGCAGGTAGTATACTACAAGATGATGTACATGAATGGTTTGATTTACGCGGCATGGAAGATAGTCCTAGCATGATGTATGCTGTTAACTGTCAACCAGGCGTGGAAGAAAAAATTCCTGCTATTATCCATGTTGATGGAACATGTAGAATTCAAACTGTAACACAAGAACAAAACAAACATTACTATGATTTGATTAAAGAATTCAAAAATCAAACAGGTTGCCCAATTATTTTCAATACTAGTTTTAATTTAGGAGGAGAACCACTAGTTGAAACAGTTGAAGATGCTATTTGGACCTTACAAAATAGTGATATTGAATACCTTTACCTACCAGAATTTAATAAATTAATTACGGTTAAAAACACATAGTTGCCTTTTATCAAACTCCGATAAATACTATAAAGCGAGTTTGAATCATTATGGATATACTAAAATACTTAAAACAAGGTTTGCGTGGTACTATAAATGTGTACGACAGTCATTTTTCTTACGGTAGCACTTGGCAAGCAGTAGAGAGTGCTTTACCACTAGATAGATGGTATCAAGGTGATTTTGCTAGTGCGGAATACACCATTAGCATTGAACTTGGTACAGATAAAAAAGAAATTATAAAATGTTTATTGACGGCTTCACCGAATGAAGCAAGCGTAGTAGTGTATGGTAGAGCAAGCACAACTACTGATTTAGTTAGTGTAACTGCACAGGTTACTAATTCTTATGTTGAACTAATATTAAGTCCTAAAACTGATGCTCAAAAGGGCTGTAAAGCATCATTTAGCGCCACATATTTTAAGAGTCATACCTAAATCATTGTTAGATAAATATATAAAACTGGAGTGCTAAAGTGGCCGTAGAAGAACGTCAATTTGAATCAGAATTTGGGTTTAAAAGTCCTGGATTTACTGTAGATAAATTAGGTAATATAACTGCAACATCTATCAATGCGGCAGGAGCAGGTGGCGGAGGAAGTGCATCAGGCGACTTTTCTGTTGCTGAAAGTGGCGGAAATTTCATAGTTACAAGTAATACAGTTATTGTAGGTAGTGGTGCTAATCCTACACTTGCATTTGTGCGTGGACAAGAATATAGTTTTACACTAAATTTATCTGCCGCACCAATTTCATTTAATATTTTAGATTCAACAGGCTTAGTAAGATACAACGACGGAATACAACATCAGGCAGAAGATGGTACAACATCAACCGGTGCGGCGGCACAAGGTTTTTCATCAGGTAAAGTTGTGTTTACTGTTCCTAATACTGCACCAGATACATTGTATTATGGTAATTCTAGTGGAAGTGTTAGAGGAGTTATAAACATTGCCGATCCACTTGCAGTTGATGCAACATTTGCTAATCTTACAGCAACAGGAACGACAAGTTTACAAACCTTAACAACAACAGCACTTACATTAAATGGCAATGGTACTGTTACAGGTGACTTAGCAGTACAAGGAAAGTTGACAGGAGATTCATTAAGTGTAAATGGATTAGGTGTTGCAGAATTTAATGCAGGAACAAATATTGTTTTACGTGCAGGAAACAAATTAGATTTTATAATAAATGATGCTATTGTAGGAAAAATAGACAGTAACGGATCAACTGTTGCAGTAGTTGATACAACAGTTAACAATACAACTATTGGTGCTACTACAGCATCAACAGGAGCATTTACTTCTGGAACCGTTGCTAGCCAACCAACAACAGCAAATGGCATAAGTAATAAGAAGTATGTAGATAACACATCAACAGCATTAGCGATTGCACTTGGGGTATAATTAATGGCAAAGAAAAAGATTAATAATTATAAGTTTAAACCAGGAATAGGTTATGTAGAGAACCTATATCCAAACGCTTATGCACTTTTAAATTCAAACAAAACATTTTTACAAGCAGAAACAGGACAGTTTATAACTTCTAGAGTAAGTGATGCTACAGCATTTCAAGCAGACCTTGTTTCAATGATTGACGACCTAGAACAAGAAATGGTTTTAGGAACTACTGCTACACAAAGACTTTGGGGATATATTGAAAGTCAAAAAAGTATTAACCAAAAAACAACACGTAAAAGAACTATACAAAGATTAAAAACAGGGTTAACTGCATTAAGTAATGTTACAGGTACTTACCAAACAGCAATAGAAACTGCTATAGACGAAATAGTAGATATTGCAGTTAATGGATTTGCAAGTGCGGCAGTAGATTTAACAACTTCAGAGCGTACAGGCGAAACAGAAGTTAATATTGGCTATGCTGTTGCTAGAATGAAAAGTAACAGAGCATTTATGATTTCTGAAACAAAAGCATTTATGGATGCAGATACTCCTGGTAATACTGTAACTACAGCGGCAACTTTTGAAACTGAATTAGGTATTTTAATTGATTGTATTTGTCAAGACGTATCAACAACAGCAAATAATTTAACTAAAACAATTAATGAAGAAATTTATGTAAACACCACACCAGGAAATAGATCACTTTTAAGTGACGGTATGACTAGACTAGCAACTGTTATGAAACAAATTGCTGAAGGTGCTACAGTTGCACGTACAACAGGAAATTCTTTAACACAAGACACAAGCGGAACTAGTGCAAACACAGTATTAGGTGATAGATGTAGACAACATATATTAGATACACAATCAGTAGTTGCTAACGGTACAACATCAAGTTTACCTACACCAGTATATCCAAATTATAGTGATGAACCAGCACAAGGACAATCAGCCGCTACAGATTTAGAAAATAATAAAACTACTGTTGCTACAAATATTAATGCTTTTTATAACTATACATTTAATCAAGCAAAATGTGAAAGAGATACAGGATTAATTATTAAATCGTATTTGTTTGATTTAAGATACGGTGGTAATCAAAAAACATATGAATATGCAAGTAAGTATTGGGAACAAGATGTAGCACAAATTGACGGCACACGCTATCCTGAAACAGATACACATACTTGGCTAACAGAACTTATTAGAGATTATGTTTTTAATAAAACAACATATCCAAATGAACAAACAGCAACAACACAAACAATTACAGGAACAGACGCAGAAGCAGGCGCAGATACACCAATTACAGATTTAGGTTCTTTAGTAGTAACTACTATTGAAGGTGGATTAAGTGCAAGACCAGCATTTGTTGACACTGGAGCAGGTTATATTAAATTTCCTGGAAATTATGATTCTAGCGATATATTATTAATTACAAACACTACAGACAACGAAGTTATATACTCGTTCAATGATGTAAATAGTGGAGGTGTTACAGAACTTGCTACATCATTTGTTAGTACGAATGATTATGCATACACAGAAGATGAAGACTTCCCTGCATATCTGCAAACAACAGATGCAATTACAAAAGTTTATTTAAACAAGAATACTGCAAGTATGCTTGCAGAAGACAAGTTACAAATTTATGTTGATACAGATGAATTAATTATTAGACCATTTGAATTTGGTACAGATGCTATTGAAAGAAATAGAACTGCTGAACCACAGTCAATGCTAGACGCTGACTTTGAGTACGGACTACAGCCTACTAAATGGAGTGCTATTGCAACGATGCGAGGTTATCCATCAGTTTACGAAGTTCCAGGAACTGAAACAAGTGTTATATCAATCATTTCAGACAGTAGTGCAGGCACAGCAGGAGTTGGTAGTTCATTAATTACAGTAACAACAGCAGGTGCTCACGGATTTGAACTTGGTGATGCAATTACAATAAAAGGTTTAAAACAAGACGTACAAGGTTACAGTAGAGCAGAAGGTGCATTTATAATAATTTCAGTACCTAATGCAATTAGTTTTCAATATTATGCAAAAGCAAAAGTTGGTACAAGTGGAAATGTAAACATTGAAGCAGAAGCAACACAACTTAGACAAGCAGGATTTTATACAGGTGCTAGTATTGGTGTTCCGGCATTTAGCGTTGAAAGTAATGGTAGTTCAGGTACAATAAGACCAGCACTGACTGTTGGATCAGGCGAAGACGTAATACCATTTACTGTTACAGTAGGCTTAGCACCAGAGATTGGTGCTCCTTTAACAGCATCATCAGGAATTGCTTTAGGTACACAGGTCACAGGTAGAGTTGGTACAGGAGGAGTTGCAGTAACTCCAGTTGTAACAGCAGACTATGGTCCGGGATCAACACAAGTTGATGTTCAATCTACTTCAGGCATTCAACAAAATATGGCGGCTAACAAAGGTGACGGAACAGCAACACTAGTCAATACTGTTGTAGGAAACACAATTACATTAAGCGATGCTACAACAAATGATATTAAAGGTAACTATGTTAATTACACAGCAGTTGAAGGACAAAATATTGTTAGTTTAGGGTTTGGTGCTACGTTTGATGTTAGTAGAGCAGGCGGTAACTACACAATTGATGCTATTGTTAATTCAGGTCAAGACTATTCGCCCAATGATGTGTTAATAATTCAAGGTGAATTTTTAGGTGGTGTTACACCAACAAACGATTTAACGATTACAGTATCTAGTGTAGATACAGGTGGAGAAATTTTAACTACTTCTGTAAGTGGTACAGCATTTAATGGTACAGGAAACTTTGGTAATGTTACTGGTACATATTTAAATGGTAACGGTACAGGCGGTCTTTGGAACATAGGATATACAAACGGAGTGTTTAACAATGTTACACTAAGTAATCCAAGTTTCCCTTCACAAAACGGAACAGTTAGTGGCGGTGCTGGTACTGGTGTATTACTTGATTTTGTTGTTACAAACAATACATATGCAGTAACAGTAGATCCAGCAACAGCAGGTGTTACAGGTTATAGTGTGTATGATATTATTCAAGTTTCAGGTAATAACTTAGGTGGTACTTCACCTAACAATGATGCACAAGTTACTGTAACAAATGTTGATAGTACTGGATATCCAACCGGAGTAAGTGTAACAGGTAACGGTGGCAATGCGACAAACAATTTTACTAATGTAACTTATAGCACAAATAATTCAGGTATTGGTGCAAATTTAAATATCCAAACTAATGGTACAACTTATACTCCAGTGTTTACTGTTACTGGTACAGGATTTGCACAGAATGATACAGTCACAGTATTAGGTACACAAGTTGGCGGATTAAGTCCTGCAAACGATATTACAATTACAATAGATACAGTTGATACTGGTGGAGAAATTTTAACATTTACTACAACAGGTACAGCAGTTAATAGTCATTCATATAGTGGTATTGGTAATGGAATAAACTTAGTTGGTAGTGGAGCGGACTTTAATGTTACAATTAACGGACTAAATGAAACTTACGGAGTTACAGTTGGCAATGCAGGTAATAATTATGCACCTAATCAAACAATTACAATTCCAGGCACACAATTAGGTGGTGCTACTCCAGACAATGATTTAACAATTACAGTAACAGATGTTGATAACGATTCAACTCTCACAGTAGGTGGTATATTAACCGTTAATGCTACAGGTACAGCAGTTAAATCAACTTCAGGTTATGCAATTGGTGACAGATTAAAAATAAACGGTAGTTCCTTTACAGGAGGAGCAGATACAACTAACGATGCAATTATTGAAGTTACATCAGTAGACGGTACAGGCGGTATTACTAACTATACAACAACTGGTACAGCACCAGACGGAGTACAAACTTATACAGCAGTAACAGGCACAGCAAGTTTAAGCGGTACAAATGCTTCATTTGATGTAACACGTACTGGGTCAACATATACAGCAGTTTTAAACTTAGCAGGTGCTAACTTTGTTCAAAACGAAACTATTGTAATCTTAGGTACAGATTTAGGCGGTGCTACAACAGCAAACGATTGTACAATTACAGTTGATAGTGTCGACGGTAGCGGAGCAATCCAAACACTTACGCCAACAGGTACTGCGGCAAATGTAGGATTGCTGTCTGAACAATCAGCAGGTAGTATTGTAGGTAATGGTGCAACGTTTAATGTTGCGTTAGCCGCAGGAAGTTATACAACTACACTTGCACAAGCAGGTCAAGAATATTATCCTGGACAAAAATTCCTAGTAACTGGTAATCTATTAGCAGGTGCTACACCAACAAATGACTTAACAATTACTATTTCAACTGTAAATGCAACTGGAGGTATATTAACAGTTTCAGACTCAGGTTCAGCAAGTACAGATGTTGCTAGTTTTGCAAACGTTTCTGCAAACGTAGCAAGTTCAACAGGTAACGGATTTAGTTTAGATATTTTAAGAGATGGTACTACTGCTGATAGTAGTGTAGGAACATATACATTTAGTTTAAATCAAGGTGGAAGTAATTATCAAATAAGTGATAAGATAAAAATTGGTGGAGAAAATTTAGGAGGCCAAGGCAGTATACATGATGTACAAATTGTTGTAGATAGTATAGATAGTGCAGGAGCAGTGCTAACATTTACAGCAACAGGAGATGCTTTTGCAGGTACTTCGTTTGACTTATACAGTACAGTTACAGTTGATACTCCAACTACCGGCCAACTAGCAACTTCATTAGACATATCATTTAGTGCATTGGCTACATTACGAATTAACTTTGATTCAGCACATGGTTTAGTACCAGGTGATACATTTATTACTACGGTTGATTCAGACGATGGCAGTAACAATCATGATTTAGCGGCAGGTTCGTTTATTGCAACAGCAATACCAAGTGCAACATCACTTACATTTACTGCTAGAGCGGCAGGAACTATTGATGCTACAAGCGATAATATTAACGGTACGGTTTATCCAAGACCAGATTCATTCTTTATTCACAGACCATTTGACGGTGGTGTGCAATTAGGTACTGGCGGTCCACAACATGGCGCACAAGCAATACGTCAAAGTAAAAAATATATTAGATACCAATCAGGTAAAGGCATCATGTACACAACAGGTGCGTTGTTTGCTCCAAGTTATGACTTGAGAAGTATAACAGCAAGTGGTGTAGAAATTGGTGCAACAATTACTGTAACTTGTGATGATAATGATCATGGTTTACAGATTGGTTCAAGCATAAAATTAATTGGCATTGAAACTGTAGGATATAACGGAACATATACAGTTAATGATGTAATTGATGAGCGTACATTTGAAGTAATTAACACCCTCAACAGACTAGGTAACACTACTGCGGTTTTAAGTTTTGGTGCTCAAATGTCAACATATCAGTGGCACGGTGCAACTGTACGTTCGGGTGTGTTTGATGATCAAAACGGCATTTATTGGGAATATGATGGCACAAACTTATTATGCTGTCAGCGTACTTCAACTAAACAAATTTCAGGCACAGGGGCAATAACACCAGATACAAACACCGTTACTGGAACAAACACAAGATTTAGAGATCAATTAAAAGCAGGTGATAGAATTGTTATACGTGGTATGACCCATGTTGTAAGTGCAGTTACTACACAAACACAAATGACAGTAACACCAGACTATAGAGGTGTAAACACAGCAGTAGGTACTAAAATATGTTTAGTTGCTGATAAAAAAGTTAGACAAAAAGACTGGAACCTAGATAGAATGGACGGCACTGGTCCAAGTGGTTATAATTTTGATCCTGCTAAAATGCAGATGATAGGAATTGAATATTCATGGTATGGTGCTGGTTTTATTGATTATATGGTGCGTGGTGCAGACGGTAACTTTGTATATGGACATAGAATTAGAAATTCAAATGTCAATACTGAAGCATATATGCGTTCAGGTAACTTGCCTGTGCGTTATGAAATTACCAACGAAGGTCAAAATGGTAAATTAAAAACAGATATTGATGCAACACAAACAACCATACCGTTAGAAACAGTTGACTTCTTTCCAACTTCAGGTACAGTTTATATTGACAACGAACTTATAAGTTTTACAGGTACAGACACAGCAACTAATAGCATTACAGGTTGTACAAGACAGGCAACACTTACAAACTTCCAAGCAGGTGCGGCACGTAGTTACACAGCAGGAAATCCGGCGTCACATGATGCTAGAACAGGTGTAATTTTAATTAGTAATACAACAACACCACTAATATCACATTGGGGATCGGCGTTTATTACAGATGGCGGCTTTGATGAAGATCGTGGTTACATTTTCTCTTACACAGAACAAGCACTAACAGTTACAAATGTTAGACAAACAGCATTTATGATAAGACTAGCACCTAGTGTATCAAACGCTATTATTGGTGACTTAGGAGATAGAGAATTACTTAACAGAGCACAATTACTACTAAGTTCTCTAGAAGTTACATCAGAAGCAAACTCAACAGGTTCTATTGTTATTGAAGGTATCCTAAATCCGCAAAACTATCCTACTAACCCAGCGTTGATTAGTTGGACAGGATTAAGTGGACTTGCACAAGGTGGACAACCAAGTTTTGCACAGATTGCATCAGGTGGTGGTATTACATGGTCAACTGGTGCTACTACAACTACATCAAATATTACTGCACAAGCAGGAGTAAATGCTGTACTAGATTCAGGAATATATAGATCAAGAAACGGAAGTAGATATATCTATGTAAATGGTTCAGACTATAGAGCAACATTTGGAACAGATAGTACAGATCCAGTATTAGGTAAAACAATTACAGGTAACAACATAAGATCCAATACAAGAGTTGACGGTGGTTATATTTCTGCAAGTGGAACTTATGGTTACTTATTCTTATCCCAGACACTTAGTGGAAACATTACTCAGAATACATCAAATGCAATGACAATTACATCACATGGGACAGTAGAAAATGCTAACTTTGCATACATTCAAAAAGCAAGTTGGGAAGCAAGTGGTGGTAGAGATGGTACAGCAGTAAGCCCAACAAGTTCATCACCAACTTGGCCTGCTAACACAGTTATTAACAAAATTGAATTGGTAGACTTTGCTGGTACTGAATATTATTTGATTGAATTTAACAACGCCGCTAGTGGAGATTTAGTAGCAGGTAGTGGTACTATTACACTTGAATTTAGTTCACCACCCTACGGACAACCAGGTGAAACAGTTCTATCATTTATTGCACAGCCAGGTTCTCGTGCTGACTTAGATCTAAGTCAATTGAAAGAACTTACAAATACTACATTAGGTGGTAGAGGTACTTTTCCAAACGGTCCAGACGTATTAGCGATTAACGTGTTTAAAACAACAGGCACTGATGTTGAAGCCAACATTATTCTACGTTGGTCAGAGGCTCAAGCGTAAATATTAAAATTTACTATACAACGAGGATTATCAGTTGGAAATCCACCTGAGTGTAAAGTTTCTCCGTCAAATAAAACTATACGTCCTTTTTTAGGAGTAACTTTTTCTATTACTTTTTCTTTTTCAAAGAATACAGTATCACCGTCACTATCATTTACATAATAAATTAAACCTAAATGTTTTTCAGGTCGATCTGTATGAGGAGCATAAAAGTCAAGTTTAGTTTTATGCGGCACTGTAATAAAAAGTCTTGCGGCAATGATATCAATAAAATCAATGTTTAATTCTGCAAAAACAGTTTGCGGTATTTTTGAAAAATTGCCATAGTGTTCAGTAAGTTTTGTACTACTCTTTAATACATGTTCAAAACTTACAGGTATGTTACCACCATCAAATGCAGTTGGCTCATATTTACAAACTAAAGGTAGTGTTGCATTAATTTTTGTACTACCAAAAACAAGTGTGTGATAGTAATCCTGTAATTCTTGTGGTATAAGATTATCTTTAACTATTATCATCTAGCATATCAACAAACGAAGAAAGGTTATCAAATACTCTTGTTGCTTTCCTAATATTTCTGTATGTAAATCTTTTGTTAATTAATTCTTCTGTTTCTTTCCCGTATCCTGTGCGAACTAATACAGGTCTTGCTCCCATCTTAAGAGCGGCTTTTAGATCTGATATTTTATCTCCAACAAAATATCCTTTATTAAATTTAACATGTTTTACTTCTTGTTCGCAACGCTTAAACATTCCTGTGTTAGGTTTTGCAAACATATCTTTTTTTGAACTACTTGCACTATAGTATAATCCGTCTATACTAGGACATCCTGCTAATCCTAATTGTTGAAACATATGTTCGTGTACTTTTTCAACATCTTCTTGTTTGTAAATGCCCTTTTCAATACCGCCTTGGTTGGTAATAATAACAATTTTGTGACCTAGTTTACGTAGTTTTACTATTGCCTCTAAACTACCTTCTTCAAATTCCCAATCATCTACTTTATAAACATAATCGCCAATGTCTTTATTAATTACACCGTCTCTGTCTAAACCAACTACACACTTAGGTGCAACATAATCTGGTCTATAGACGTCGATGTTAACATCATCACTCCATACTATCTTCGGGTCGCTCATCTGCTACTTTTCCTTTTAACTCTTCTAACAAACCTTCTTGGCTATCACCTGGAATAAGCCTATAATTATCTTCTACACTATCAGCAGTACTTACTTCTGTGATGCTACTGTTATCTTCTAATGCTTCTAACTGATGCGGCAATAATGGTTTATTACGCCACGTCATTCCTTGTGTTAATGTTTGACTGAATAATGTTGCAGTCTTTGTATCAATCCATCGTACAATAAAACTACCTTCATTTACAAACCAACTTTCATCTTTTTCTTTATGAAAATGCATACTAAATTTATTTCCTTTTTTAGTAAACACCATCATTTTGCCACAATATAAATCATTGGTAGCCCAAATTATTTCATAGCCCCAACCTTTATCTACTTTACCTTCTAATCTTGCCATGTTTCTATCCATTCCTCCGGTTTGGTAAATTTAAACTCACCTATTGTTTTAATTAACTTTGTATTATCACTACAAGTATACTTTTGATATTGACTAACCAAATTATCAGGCATTGGTATAGGTTCTACTTTTGCATTATATTTGTTTGCAATACTATGTGCAATAGTTGTAAAACTTGTTGTTTCGCCTGTACCTACATTCCATATACCCATTTCATCAATGTTCATCATTTTTTCAATAATTTTACATACATCTCCTACGTATATAAAATCTCTTAAAAATTCACTACTGCCTACAAATGGATGTACTTTGCCTGTTTCTTTTGCTTGGGCTTTAAACTTATGGAATACACTCATTTGATCACCTTTGTGTTCTTCGTGTTCTCCATATACATTAAAAAAGCGTAACCCTTTAATATTACATTTATAATCTTCCCATTTAATCATTTCTACACCACGATCAAATAAATATTTTGACCATGAATAAGGACTTTGTGGTTGCTTAGGTGCATCTTCTTGAAAATTTGTACCATCACCATATATACTAGCACTTGATGCATATATTAAATCAACTCCTTGCATGTCGCAAACTTGCATTAATCTATGACTGAAATCTAAGTTTTGTTTTAAAACTTTTTCAACATCACGTTCTGTTGTGCTTGATATTGCACCCATATGTAAAACTTTATCAAATTGACTGCAATCAGGAACTACATTTTCAATAAATTCATACTCTGCTATACCGTGGCCTTTGCTCATGAGATACTTTTTTAAATTTTTTCCGATAAATCCATCGGCTCCTGTAATTAATATTTTTAATTTATTCTTATTCATGCTTCTTTCTTTGTTATTCCTACGTGATGCTTCTAAACTCATTTTTAATTCTTGTTCTTCCTTTGGCCACTCTTCATGAAAATATTTTTTATTCATTTATTTTCTCTAATATATTTGTTGTTGAAAAATCTTCAACTGTAGGCACAATATAAACGCTAGTTAAATCATGTCCTACTACTTCATTAACTTTGTAATCACCACCTTTAACGATTAGGTTAGGCTTTATTGACTTGATTAAATCATATGGTGTATCTTCACTGAATACAATAACTTCATCTACCCAAGGTAATATTTCTAATTGTTTCTTACGTGTTTCTACAGGATTAATTGGACGATTATCTCCTTTTAATCTCCTTACACTACGATCATCATTTAATCCTACAATAAGTTTGTCGCCTTTTTCTTTGGCGGCTTTTAATAATTCAAAATGACCAGTATGCAATATATCAAAACATCCATTTGTAAAAACAACAGTGCTTTCTAAATCTTCTTTTTTTAATTTATATGTGCCACTATGTTTAACACTTTCAGTTGAACCTCTTATAGCAATTTCTAAGCATTTTTTATAATCATAACCTTTTACCAAACCAAAAACAAGTCCTGCTAAGAAACAATCTCCTGCTCCTGTTACATCTGATACTTCTACATTTTCTACAGGTATATTATAATCTACACCGTCAATATTAGCAATTACTTCTTTACCTGCATTAGTTGTTATAATATTTCCTTGCCACTTGTCAAATCCAAATTTGTAAAATTCGTTATAGTTTGGTTTTACTAGCCATGCACCTTCGTATTCACTTGCATTACGCTTAGGATCAACAATTATTTTACAGCCAAATTTATTAATATGATTTATTATTTTTTGTGTATGATCTAATGCACCTTTATTGTAATCACTTAGTATCACATAATCATATGGTGCAAAATCACTTTGCAGTATTTGTTCTAAAACAGCATCTGCATCAGCATGTTCATCTTCGTCTAATCTAGTTATATAATGTCCATCTGATATTATTCTTGTTTTAGTACTTCTATTTTGATTATTATGTACAAGTGTTGCATCTATATCTAAATTTTTTAAATTTTCTAATACAAGTCCTGCACCGCCTAGCGAAGTTGATACTTTATCAATATTAACTATAGGCACTGGTGCCTCTGGACTAATTCTTGAACTAGTGCCATACACATATTTGTCTACAATAACATCGCCGAATACTAAGACTTTCATACTATATAATAACTTACTTACTAAGGTTTGTCAAGTAAATTCAAAACTTTTGTTACAGTTTCTAATTTACTTTGATTAATTTTACTTTGCAATGTATTACGCAATCCGTGATGTAAAGGTTTAGGCCAACTTCCGCTCTTAACCCAAGCGTATCCATCATGTTCTCCGTTTAGAATAGGAATAAATTCTTCTTTCACTGCACACAAATAAGTATGAAATTGAAATTGATGGTCAGTTGATATAAAAGTTTCAAGAGGAATAGTCTTTTCAATCTTTGGATTAAATCCTACTTCTTCTTTTATCTCACGCTTTAGTACTTCCCAAGGTGTTTCTTTGCCTTCACCTGTACCTCCAACTAAACCCCATAAGTTCTTAGTTTTACCTTTAGTACGATGTAATAGTAAAAAGCGTTGTGTTTTTAGACTGTAGAACAGAGTTCCACTACAAATTATCTTGTTCATAAAAATAATTAGCCGTTGAGAGCGATCCGCCAGGTCCCTCCTGGATATAGACCTTCAACACTTAATAGCCATTCTTCGCCGTCCCAGCGATATTGAATGCCTGTTTTAAGGTTTGTTACGTATGTAACTTCTTTGCTAGTAGCCGCTTCAAATACAACTACAAATTTAGTACCGTCCCATTCAACAATATCATTGCGTTTTGCAACAAAGTCAACTCCGCCTGCTGATTTCCATGCATCTGGACCATCGTTATTCGATGCGTCACCTATGTCATTAAGCAATAGTATTCTACCACCTAATCCTTTCATTACATTTGTAGGAACAGTTTTTTGTGGATCAATAATATAATCTATAGTAGTCCATTGGTTATTATTTCTTACAGGACCTGAAATAACGCTATTACTTGGGAATGTATCTGTGTCCCAATTAATTATTAATTGTGTTTCGTCCATAGAGTTTACACTTATAGTACCAGTAATTTCGTGTGTAGTTTCGTTTAATTTTGTAAAGTAAATTCGACTAATATCATCTTGATACTGTCCTGGATGACTTTCTAGTATTTGTCTCCAACTAGTTGAGCCAACCATACCTTTACTTTCTATTTGTGCTAGTGTGCCTGTTACGTAGACTCCATAATCTTGGTAATTAGTACCTACTACATGCTGAACTGATGTTGTTTCTACATTACGATTGCCGTCTTTATCTGCAACGCCTCTAACAATACTATCATCATATGCATTTAATTCTGGCATACTTAATCCTAAGTCTAATGTTCCTCTTTCCTCATCAAATATACTTGTTATAATGTTTGTAATAACACCAAGCCTTTTTACTTTGACAGGTGGACTAATATAAATTGGTGTTGTAAATGTCAATGTTGACACATCAATTTCGCTATCAACACCAACTGGCACACTACGTGAACTCCATGTTACACTATCTAACATCACATGTGTTAAACTTGTCCAGTCTATATAGTTGTCAGTTGTTTGTACTTCTAAACTAGGATTGAATAATACTAATATTTGCTCTAATATTTGCAACTTCATATCAGTATTAGTTGACCAAATATCTGCATTAAAAGTTAGTTTATATGGAGTAGGCATTAATCTTTCTACAGTATAATTTTTACCTTCGTAGTTTAGATATTCTTTACCTGCTCCATCATAAGCACGTTCTCTAATGTTAACTTTACTAACATAACTAGCATCTGCTGTGCGTTCTCTATCAATTTCCATTCCTGTAACATGTACAGCAATACGTGGCGCACTTGGTATTTTGTTTTCTGTATTATCTCTTATAATGTTTGCAACCTGACGTGTTAGGTCTCCATAAGTAACAGGTATTTGTGTTAGTTTTCCTTTACCGTCTTTGACTGAAAAATTACTCATTAGTCTTACCATTTGAGTAACGTATCTTCTTACTTGTCCGTCATAAAAATGTTGCATTAATTATCTGCCTTAGGTCTAAGTGCTTTTGATAGACTCTGTTTTTCTTTAACAGTTTCACCACCGATTTGGTCTGTGTTAGTATTGTTAATAAACGTAGTCTTTTGTGTATTACGTGTATCAGTATTTGATAAATCTACTCTTACGCCATCTTGTAATTTTATCCAACGATTGCCATCATATCTAAATAACCTTTTAGGTGAAAAGTCTGTTCTCAAAAAATAATCTCCATCTTCTGGCACTGTTGGAAAACTTATACCCATACCATAAGGCGATCCATTGTTACCTTCAACGCCCAATAAGTAACCTTGATATCCTGCTCTATCAGGACGGTCGTTAATCATATCGGTTGTTGTACCTATATTACTTGCATCTATATCTGTTTCATCTGCGGTTTTCAGTGCAACAGTACCATCTGCATTTGTTGCTAAAGTATAGTAATGACTTATATCGTAACCTGACTTTTTAGAATCTGCTTCTGCTTGAGCAAGTACAGAGTTATTAATATTCATTTCTTTTTCATAAGTTGATAACACATCTCTTAATGTTTCAGTTGTTCCTTCTTGTGCAGGTAAATCAAGTATTTCTTTAAATTCTTGTGAATCAACAATCTGTTTTAATTTAATTCTGTATAAATGCGGATACCATGTAGGTGAAAATCCTTCTGCGGCTCTGTTTACATCTTCAACTACATAAAATCTTTTTAGTGCATACGAATAATCATTAGCCGCATATTCGTCCTTCAAATGTGGCAGTTCAATAACATCACCACTCATAATTTTTCTACCAAGTGTCTTTACACTATTATTAATATGTATTGTCATAAACAATGTATCATTTTGTAAAAACAAACCAAATTGACTCATATCAAAGTCAATATCTTGTACATTATAAATTCCACGCATCATGTAAATGTCAGGATCGTATTTGCGATCTCTATTTTCTAAGAATAACATGTCTTGAATGTTTGTTTCTTTTACAGCATCGTAACGTGGCTGGTCAGCAGTTGCATCTGCTTCATCAGGATTATTTGGGCCTAAATACTTGTGTACGAATATATCAGTTCCGCCCACAGTAAACATTTCATGGATTTGCTTGTCCATAAATGCGTAATCATTGCCCTTTTCTGGTTTATATAAGGATAGTCTTGGCATACACATATTTATCGTAAGAGACAACTATCGATAAATACTAGTGGAGACTTTACATATGGCTACATTAGCAACCAAAAAACAAGAAGTATACGATTACGTCTATGCACTTTTAGGCGGAGGCATGGTAGATGTTGAACTAGATCCGGTTCATTATGAAACTGCACTTGGCAAAGCCTTATCAAAATTTAGACAACGTAGTGATAATTCAGTAGAAGAATCTTACATGTTCATGCCAACAGTTGAAGATCAAAATACATATGTATTACCAGAAAATGTTATTGAAGTGAGAAGAATATTTAGACGTTCAATAGGATCACGTTCAGGTGGTGGTGATGGCGGTACATTGTTTGAACCATTTAATATGGCATACACAAATACCTATTTGTTAAGTTCATCTAATATGGGCGGATTAGCAACTTATGATATGTTCAGTCAATATCAAGAATTAGTAGGTAGAATGTTTGGTTCATATATTGAATTTAAATGGAATACTACTACAAAAGAACTTACAATGTTACAACGTCCAAGAACACAAGAAACATTACTATTACTTGCATATAATTACAGACCCGATGAACAATTATTATCAGACTACTTAGCAAGTCAGTGGATAAAAGATTATACTGTAGCAACTTGTAAATTTATGCTAGGAGAAGCACGTAGTAAGTTTGCACAAATAGCAGGACCACAAGGTGGTAGTTCTTTAAACGGTGATGCACTAAAAGCAGAAGCAACAGCAGAGTTAGAAAAACTTGAAATGGATGTATCACAACAAGTAGCAGGCGGTATGGGCTACGGCTTTACAATAGGCTAAAAATAATTCTTGACAAAATGGAATATTGATAGTATTATTATACTATGCATTATGAAGTCACACCCCTATTCTCTACACCTTTATTGAAAACACATATCGGCCCATTAGATCCAATTACACTTGCTTGGTTAAAGCGTTTAGAATGTCCTGATAGTTCTGTAGCACAATATGGCAATGAAGACCACTTACCAGCGTCAGAGCGAGGATTTGATGTGTTAAACCAGCCAAAATTAAGCAACTTACAAACACTTATAAAAAAAGCAGTAGATCATTTTACGTACAATGTATTAGATGTAACTGATGATACTGAATTTGTTTTAACTACTAGTTGGATTAACAAAATGAATACAGGTAGCGATATAGGATTGCATAATCATGCAAATTCTTTGATAAGTGGAGTATATTATCCTGAAGTAGGAGAGCAATCTAATCCTATTACGTTTAGAAAAAATAGGCAACATTTAAATTCATTTCCAGAACATCTACGCCCTAATACTAAAGAAAATTGGAGCCAATATACTGTAGGAGCATGGACAGTAAAACCCATGACAGGAGACTGTTTAATTTTTCCTAGCCACTTAGAGCATGAGGTTGCACTCAGTAATGATAAACACAATAGATATAGTTTGGCTTTTAATTATTTTCCTAAAGGCAAACTAGGAAAAAACTCAGTTAGGGTAAACATATGAAATATCAAACCACACCTTTATTTTCAATTCCTTTATTTTATGCAAATATAGGAACAGTAGATCCTGCAACAATGGCATGGATTGAAAATTTAGATTATCCTGATGAGGCGGCCGGGCATGATCATACATCAGACAAGTATGTATTAAACAATCCAAAATTAACATCACTAAAAGAGGACATACAAAATGCTTGTGATATTTTTGTAAAAGACGAACTTAAGGTAAATGACGATGTACATTTTGAAATGCAAAACAGTTGGATTAATAAACATTCAGCAAATGAACAAAACACATTACACTGGCATAGTAATGCTATGATTAGTGGAGTATACTATATTCAAAATGAACCTAATGCAGGAGATATTGTTTTCCAAAAATCACACTTATATTACAATTTATTTCATGATACTGTTAGAGTGTCTTTTAAAGAACCTACTCAATATAACACAAATGAATTTTACATATCACCCAAGTCAGGAGACTTAGTTATGTTTCCTAGTCATTTGGAACACATGGTTACCCCAAATCAAACAACAACTCCACGATACAGTTTGGCATTTAATTTCTTTGCTAGGGGGACTGTAGGCGGAGGTACATCGGAACTTAAATTATGATAATTGGAATATGCGGCTTAATAGGCTGTGGTAAAGGAACAGTAGGCGATATCTTAGTTGAAAATCACGGATTTACAAAACTAAGTTTTGCTGACAAATTAAAAGATGGTGTTGCAACAGTATTCAATTGGGATCGTGCTATGCTTGAAGGAGATACAGTAGAAAGTAGAGAATGGCGTGAAACACAAGATGACTTTTGGACTAAAGAGACAGGTAGAACAATTACTCCAAGATTAGTATTACAAGAATTTGGTACTGATTGTATGCGTAATGGATTTGATAACGGTATTTGGGTAAGTTTAGTAAAGCAAGAACTTGTTAGATATCCAAATAAAAACTTTGTTATTCCTGATGTAAGATTTCCAAATGAAGCAAATATGATCAAAAGCATACATGGAGAAGTATGGCGTGTTAGGCGTGGACAAGATCCTGTATGGATGCGTATGTACCAAGATATTGGCGTTGAACCTAAAGATGTACATGAATCTGAATGGCGTTGGGCTAAAGTAGACTTTAACCATGTAATATATAATGACTTAGGAATAGAGGAACTTAGAAGTCAGGTAAAAGGTCTCCTTGCTTCCAACGAACACCTTGTTTCTGCATAATACGTTGACAGTTTGCACATATAGTTTTTATATTCATTATACTGCAATTATCTAAATTACCATCTATATGATATACATTAAATTGCTCATTATGTTTGCTTTGAAATCCACACTTTTCACAACTGTCTTTTTTAACATATCCCCTTTGCTTCCATTTAGGCACTCCATGCTTTGGACCGTTGCGTAGGCATGCTTCACATTTTTTTCTGTAGTACGTCCGACCATTCTTTTTATAGTTTATAGCCGCAGGTCTCAGTTTACAATCACATAAAGGTCTCATGCTGTATTTACCACACCTTTTTGGTCCCTTTTTCTGGTGGTATTATAAGCATTTTAATTTCAATACGCATAAATACTACGAACACTTTTATTAAGGAGAAACATTATGGCATTATCATCACCAGGTGTTGAGGTTAAAGTAATTGACGAGAGTTTTTACACCCCATCGGAACCAGGCACCGTACCAATGATATTTGTTGCTACTGCCCAGGATAAACAAAATGGGGCAGGTACTGGTACAGCACCAGGAACGACGGCGGCAAATGCAGGTAAACCTTTCTTGGTTACCTCACAAAGAGATTTAGTAGAAACATTCGGAGAACCAACATTTTATACGGATACAAATAATAATCCGATACATGCAGGTGAACTTAATGAATATGGTCTACAAGCGGCTTACTCACTATTAGGCGTAAGTAACAGAGCATATGTTGTTAGAGCAGGAATTGATCTTGCAGGACTAACAGCAAGTGCAGACGCTCCAACAAGCGATCCAGCAAACGGCACATATTGGGTAGATACAGCAAGTACTATCTATGGTATGTTTGAATGGAATTCAGCGGCAGTAACTACAACAGGCGGACAGTCATTTAGTTACAAGGCTCCAACAGTAATTACTGACACAACACAATTATTTGGTGAAGTTGCAACAGGCGCACCAAAAACATCAGTAGGCGCAGTTGGCGACTATGCTATAACAGCGGCAAGTACACTACACAAACTATACTACAAAAATGAAAGTGGTACATGGGTTGAAGTAGGAACTGGCGCATGGAAAGCAAGTTGGTCTACAGTATCAGGTACTGCTGGTGCTACAACAACTTCAGGTTTGAACTTTACTTTGAACAGTACAACAATAACAGCAAACGCAACATCCGCAACAGCATTGGCGGCAGTAATTAACGCTTTGAGTATTTCAGGTGTTACTGCAACAGTTGAAGCGGCTAACGATATATTAAGATTACACTCAACAGGTGTTAATATTGTACTTGCAGAAGGCACAGGCGCATTAAGTGATATGGGTCTTACAGCAGGAACATATGCGGCACCGGCGTTGAATATTGCCCCTCATACAAGTGTTCCCGAGTTTGGTTCAGGCGATACAACTCCACGTCCAACAGGAAGTATTTGGGCTAAAACTACATCACCTAATAAAGGTGCTAAATGGGCAATCAAAGTTTGGAATAGTGCTACAAAATTATGGGACACTAAAGATGTTCCGATCTTTAGTACAAACCAATCAGCACTTGCTACATTAGACAAAACAGGCGGTGGCGTAAATCTTTCAACTGATTCACTTTACATCAAATCTAATGATGCAGAAGCAAGTGATTTAGTTGCTAACTTCAAAGTGTACAAACGTAGTGCAACAGGCGCAACTACCGTTACTTCTAGTGCAGTAACAACACAAGCATCTAGTGGCACAGCATCATTTACTCTTCAAGAGTCAATTGTAGGCAGTGCAACACTAGCAAGTGCAGTTACAATTTCACAAGCAGTTGATGGTGATGCAGGTGATGCAGATCATATTGCAGGTGCTATTAACTCAGCAGGACTTACAAATGTAAGTGCAAGCGTTGATAGTTCCAACAGAGTTGTAATTTCACACTCAAAAGGTGGCGACATTAGAATTAAAGACACAAGTGGACACTTAGTACAAATTGGTTTTAGTACATCAGATACTGCAAACTTATATACTGCTCCAGCAGGCGATACAAGTGCAGACTTTATTGCTACAAACTGGAAAGTGTTATCAGCAACTAATGGACCAACTGCTCCTACAGCATTAGCAGTGAATAATACATTATGGTATAATTCAGTTGTTGATGAAGCAGATATTATGATACATAATGGTACTACTTGGGTAGGTTACCAAGATTCATCTAGCCCTTACTATGCAGTAGGTGCAGGTGATAAGACTGACCCTGCAGGACCAATTGTAAGTGCAACTGAGCCAGTAGCGGCAACAGGACAGTCAGATGGAACTGGTCTAAAAGATGGTGACATTTGGATTAATACAACAAACATTGACAAGTATCCAGAGATTTATCGCTGGTCACATGCTAAACAAGTTTGGGAATTATTAGATTCAAGTGATCAAACAACTCAAGACGGTGTTCTATTTGCAGATGCACGTTGGTCGACAGCAGGTGCAAACAGCAAAGAAGCAACTATTATTGAGTTACTTACAAGTAACTTCTTAGACTTTGATGCTCCAGATCCTGCACTATATCCAAAAGGCATGATTTTGTTCAATACACGTAGAAGCGGTTTCAATGTTAAGAAATTTGTACGTAACTACATTGACTTAACAGCAGATAACGGACGTGATGGCGATGCACCAATGAGCGGATACTATCCACACAGATGGATTACTGAGTCAGCAAACAACGCAGATGGTTCAGGTAAATTTGGTCAATCAGCACAGAGAGCAGTTGTTGTACAAGCAATGCAATCAATGATTAACAGCAACCAAGATATTAGAGATGACGAATCAAGAATCTTTAACTTAATGGCGGCACCAGGTTATCCAGAACTAATTGGCGAAATGATTTCATTAAACTATGACAGAGGCTTAACAGCATTTGTTGTAGGTGATTCACCAGCAACACTAGATTCAAGTGCTACTGCACTTAACGAATGGGGCACAAACGTTGCTCTTGCAGTTGAAGACAATAGCGATGGTTTAGTAAGTAGAGATGAATACTTAGGTGTTTATTATCCATGGGGATTCACAAGTGACAACGCTGGTAACAACATTGTTGTTCCACCAAGTCACATGATGCTAAGAACTATTGCATTAAGTGATCAAGTTTCGTTTCCATGGTTTGCTCCAGCAGGAACAAGACGTGGTGGAGTTACTAACGCAACTGCAACAGGATACATTGATAAGGAAGGCGAATTTGTTTCGATTGCACTAAATGAAGGACAGCGTGATACGCTATTTGGAATTAGTGTTAACCCTATTACATTTATTACAGGCGCAGGACTTGTTTGTTTCGGACAGAAAACAAGAGCAAGAAATGCAAGTGCATTAGATAGAGTAAATGTTGCTAGACTTGTAATTTACATGCGTAGTCAACTTAATAAACTTGCTAAACCTTACATCTTTGAGCCAAATGATAAGATCACACGTGATGAAATCAAACAAGCGGCTGAAAGTTTAATGTTAGAATTAGTAGGTAGTAGAGCACTATATGACTACATAGTGGTTTGTGACGAATCAAACAATACACCAAGTAGAATTGATAGAAACGAACTATACTTAGATATAGCAATTGAACCAGTAAAGGCTGTGGAATTCATTTATATTCCATTAAGACTTAAAAATACAGGGGAGATTGCAGGATTATAATTCATAAAATGAGCCCCTGCAATATGGGGCTCGTTAATGATAAATACTTGTAACAGGAGTAAAACATTATGGCAATTTCAACACTCTCAAAAATTACAGTACCACTAGCGAGCGACGCGAGTTCATCAACACAAGGTTTGTTGATGCCAAAACTACAGTATCGCTTTAGAGTGACACTTGAGAACTTTGGTGTATCAACACCAACAACAGAACTAACAAAACAGGTAATTGATGTAACACGCCCTACAGTAAACTTTGAGGAATTAGAAATTCCAGTTTACAACAGTAGAGCATACCTAGCAGGACGTCCTGTTTGGGAACCAATTACATTAAACTTAAGAGAAGATGTTAACAACAGTGTACAAAAACTAGTTGGCGAACAACTTCAGAAACAATTTGACTTTTTCGAACAGTCAAGTGCGGCATCAGGTATTGATTACAAATACACAACACGTATTGAAATCTTAGATGGTGGTAACGGTGCTAACACACCAAACGTACTAGAAACATTCGAGTTATACGGTTGCTTTATCCAAAATGCAAACTATAACACACTAGCATATAGTTCAAATGAACCAGTAACTATTGCATTAGCAATGCGTTATGACAACGCTATCCAAACACCACAAGGTGATGGAATAGGTACAGCAGTTGGTAGAACTATTAACAGCCTAGTAACAGGTGGTGGCGGACTATAATAGACCGTACAATATTGCCATAGTATTATAAAAGGGTGGCTTAGGTCACCCTTTTTCATTTTATACGCACTTTTCTTTTAAGGATAAATATTTGTATGGCAAACATACTTAACGGATTTTTAAACAACGTTTTCCAGGGAGCATTAAATCCTGGAGGTAATTTAAAAGATTACCAACATGCTTCACGACTATTTGTTGATGATGGTATGCGCCTTGCACCCAAGACAAAGTTCTTATATCATTGTGTATTCGAACTAAGCGATGAAGCACAAAAAGTTATTCCACAACTAGATCAAAGACACAAGCAAGAAATAAACATGCTTGTTAAGTCAGTAGATTTACCTAAGTTTAGTATACAAACAGCAACTAAAAATATGTACAATCGAAAAAAGAACTTACAAACTAGTATTGAATATGATCCAGTGAACATTACTTTCCATGACGATAATATGGGATTGACCACAACACTCATGGAAGCATACTATAGGTTCTATTTTAGAGACGGCAATCATCGTAGCGAAGGAGTAAATCCGCCATATAATCCTAGAAATACATATGGTAATTCAATTCAACAAAATTATAGATACGGTTTAGACAACGATCATAAAACACCTTTCTTTAATAAAATAACAATCTATCAAATGGCTAGACATGAATACTTAGGATATACATTAGTTAATCCTATGATTACTGGTCTTACACACGACCAAATGGATAGTGCAGATAATAACACACCCTCACAAAACCAAATTAGTATTGCTTATGAAGCAGTATTTTACAGCAGAGGACCAGTAGGAGAAAATAGTCCTAAAGGATTTGCTACAGCACATTACGATAAAACACCTAGTCCATTAACAATTGGTGGTGGCGGTACTAGCAGTTTATTTGGAGGCGGCGGAGTAATTGGCGGCATTAGTGACGTTCTTGGAGATATTGCTGGTGGTACATTTAATTTAGGTACAGCATTAACAGCATTTAATACATTTAAAAACGCAAAGTCATTATCAAAAGAAGGACTGCGTGAAGAAGGATTTAATATTTTAAAAGGTGCAATCACAAACATAGGTAAAGAGAACGTTGGCGGATTAAGTAATATTAATATACCTAAATCATCAGGTAACGGAGGTAGTGCGTCAGTGACAAATACAAACGGTGGAACAGTTGATACAAGTTCGTTAATATATGGACAGAGAATAAACCAAGCGGCCGCTAATAATAATACATCTGCAGGTGTTAATTCAAGTAGTAGTTCTTTAGATGCTTTTGGCGGTGCTGGAGCGAATGTAGGTACTTCTACATCAGTTGGTTCTAGTTCAGGATCAACATTACAAGCAGAAAGAAATGGACCATAATGGCAAATGGCAGTTACAAATTAGAACCTAGCGATAGTTCATCAGAAGTAAAAGAATTTTTTGACAAATACTTTACAGATCCAATATCTTACAGTGCAACACAAGTTGATTCAGTAGTAGGTTTTTTTCTTAAAAGAGGATTTGAAGAAAGTTCAGCAACTGGCGTTGCAACGGTTTTATTACAACAAGCAAAAATAGATAATGTAAATGTTTACACTTTGCTTGACACACTAAAAGGTTTAGATGATGTAAAAATTAGTGGGTTAGTTGGAGAAATTGTTAACTACAATAGATCTAAAGTTAGTGTAATAGGATTCAAAACAGATAACACTATAACTAGACAAGAATCACGCAACATAGTGGTATAGATCCATGGGACGCTTTGCTCAAGGAAAATATAACCTTAAAAATCCAGACAAGTATATAGGCAATAGAACTCCTACTTATAGAAGTAGTTGGGAATTTGCTTTTATGAAAATGTGTGATGAACATGCTTATATTCAAGCATGGGCTAGTGAAGCAGTAAAAATTCCTTATAGAAATCCATTAACAGGCAAGCATACAATATATGTGCCAGATTTTTTTATTGCATATGCAAACAAAAATGGTAGTAGAAAAGTTGAAATAATAGAAGTCAAGCCAGAAAATCAAACACTAAAAGAAAAACTAGGACGTAGTAAACATAACCAAGCATCTTGGATTGTAAACCAAGCAAAATGGGAAGCCGCTAGAGCATGGTGTAAACAAAAAGGAATGTATTTTAGAATAGTTACCGAGCAAGATATCTTCCATAGCGGAAGGAGACGATAATGAATTTAGCAGAATACAAATCAAAAATGTTTGATATAGCAAACCGTCATCACAAAAAAGCAAGGGGTGCAAAATATATTAGACAATGGGATATACACTATCCAGAAAAAGAATACATGGTTAAAAAAGCAGAAGAGTTTGGTATGCTGAAAGATGTAAAGACAGCAGTTGATATAGGTACTGGTGTAGGAATGTTGCCATACTTGCTCATGCAAAAAGGTATACATGTTGAAGCAACTGATGTCGACGAAGAACAAACAGGTCCAATGTACAAACAATGCTGTGATATCATAAATTTGAAAAGACACCATTTGTGGATTGACAATGGTAAGCCTATGGACTTTCCGGGCAAATATGATTTGTTTATTGCTAGTAGGACATGCTTTGATAGAGAGTGTTTACCACCAGGAGAACTATTTGACTGGAAGTTTTTCTTTAATGATGTATTTCAATATGTAGATAAAGTGTTTATCAAAACAAATAATGCAGGAAGTGGTAAAGGATATCCTGAGTACTTACTTCCTTATTTGTACAATCCAGCAGGCGAAGGACTAGGCAAACCATTCAGAGCATGGTATATACACATAACTAAAGAAAAATGGGAGCAAGACCCTAACTCTGCTAAATAATAGTAGCAGTTAATGTGAGCATATAATGACAAAGAAATTACAAGATTTATTAGATTTGCCCGATTCTAAAGAAATAATAGACGAAGCATCAGAGCAACAAAAGCAACAGAAAAAATATGAAGTTGCTGAACAAAAAGAAACTATGCGTGATATTGCAGAGTTTGATAAAATTGCTAGTGCTTTGCCCAGCGTAAAAGGCCTGGGTGAAAAAGCAGATTCTGAACTTAATGAGATTGCAGATAAAGCAATGCAAAGTTATGAAGATTTAATGGATCTAGGAATGAATGTAGAAAGCAGATATTCTGGTAGAGTATTTGAAGTTGCAGGTAGTATGCTTAAGACAACATTAGATGCAAAAGTTGCTAAAATGGATAAAAAGTTGAAAATGATTGAATTACAACTCAAAAAAGAGAAATTAGACAAGGATTCACCAATAGAAGAAGGTGGAATAGTTAATGGACAAGGTGCTATTGTAACTGATAGGAACAGTCTATTAGCGAAGTTAAAAGACTTGGATAAAGATAAATAGTAGTAGAGGATGACCGTCATGAAAACATTTACACAAATATTAACAGAGTCAAAAAAGACTTATGAATTCAAAATTGGAGTGGCAGGCGAAAGAGAAGAAGGTTTTGAAGAAGCACTTGAAACTTGCTTGAAAAAATTTGACTTAATTAATATGTCAAATGGTAAAAAAACGCCAATACAAGAAAGACCACTAGATTTTCCACAATTACAAAACATGGAAGTAACATACTATGATGCAGAAGTTGGATATCCAACTACACCACAAGTATTACAAGAATACATTCCAAAATGTTGTCATTGTTTACAGAGTCATCTAATTGTAAGAAATGCTAATGATCCAAGAGAAGAATATCAAGCACCAAAAAGCGGTGAACCTTACGAATCAAAACTTGATACTTTAGAAATGGAACAAGCAGATCCGAAAGCACAAGATCATGTTGCTGGTAACAGAGTAATGGACTTACTCAAAGAGTTAGAAGTAGCAAGAAAAGAACGTAACACAGATCCGATGGAAGCGGCGCCTAGAGGCGAAAGTGCTGACATTGATTCATCAGAAAATACTAAAGCAGTTATAGGAGGCTAATATGAAAGATCTATTACAGAAACTTACGGACCTAGAGAACACTTTAGATTCTATGGATCCAACACCAAAAGAAGTCAAACAAATTAATGAAGCGGCTTCAATGAGTATTAATATGTCAGGTGATACAGCAGATGATGTAGCACGCCTAGCACAAATCATGCGTGACGGCGGAGCACCAGATGCAGGCGAAATGAAGCCAGATATGATGCCACCAATGGGACCACCAGAAATGGGAAAAATGCGTGACCTTGTTAAGTTAGCACCACCAATGGACATGGACGGAATGGACGGACCACCAGATATGCCAAGCATGGGCAAACCAGACATGGATAAAGATGATAAAGATAAACTAATGGGCATGGGTATGGAAGACGATGTTGAAGAAGCAGGATACGACAACTCACCAGAAGAAGAGTATAAAGATCATCAATACATGACAAGAGACTTATCAGGCGGATTAAATCGTGAGAAGCAACAATATGCAAAAGCACAAGATGGTGATAATGCAATGGCTGTAGAAGAATTACAAGCCGCTCTAAGAGATGCATTAATCAACAAAATGTCTGAAGGTAAAGAAGTAAAATTACCAAGTGGAAAAGAAATTAAAAAATGTTCAGATGACGGAATGAGCAAAGCAGATATTGTTAAGAAGTACACAGAAATGGGTTGCAATAAAGAAGAGATAGAAGAACTTTATGCGGCACATTGTATGGGCGAATCTGTATCAGAAGGCAAATACAAAAAAACTGGTAAAGACGGCGACGGTTCATTTGATGAATCAGGTTGCGTAGGCGAAATGAAAAAACTTAAAGCAAGCGGATGTAGCAAAACAGAAATGTTTCAAAAAGTACAAGACGGCTACGGTTGCGGCAAAGATAAGTTTGAAAAACTATTCGCGGCACATTGCGGTTAACGATATAAGGAGATAAGATATGCCAATAGTAACAGGAGTAGGAGCAAGACGAGTAACATCAATGGCCAACACAGTTGGCATAATGTATCAACCTAATGCGTATTGCTATAAAGTAACAATAGAAAATGCCGCAAACTCAGCAAGAGATTTACGTGCAGAAGACGATGCTGTAGATGAAGCGGCAGAAGCAATTATAAAAGAATTAAATCCATTAGCATATTTTATTGTTAATGATGCCAGTGGTGTTATCCATTTAGTAATGGATGCAAGTTATAGTAGTGCTAGTGAACTACAAGCAAGAATAAGAATGATTGGTAAAGATCCAGACCCAGCAACTACAACGTCAATTGGACCTAATGACATTGACATTTCAGGTTCTGATGTAGTAGCGGCATCAAGCATTACAGTTGCTTAACCCCCCAACTATTCAATAGGGCCTAAGGGCCCTATTTTTTTCACTAAATATTACTATGAGCAAATCACTTGACGGCGTTTTAATTAAAAAAGCCAATAAAAGAGAAACATTTACAAATGAGCAAGTTGAGCAACTATTAAAATGTAGCGACAAAGAAAGAGGCTACGATTTTTTTGCTAGAAACTTTGCGTATATACAGCATCCTGTAAGAGGCAAATTGCTGTTCGATCCATATGAATATCAAACAAGATTGCTTCAAAGTTATCATGACCATAGATTCAATGTTAACATGTTGCCTAGACAAACAGGAAAAACTACTTGTGCCGCAATTTATTTGTTGTGGTTTGCTATGTTTGTTCCTGATCAAACTATATTAATTGCCGCACACAAATATACAGGTGCTCAAGAAATTATGCAACGTATTAGATACGGATATGAAATGTGTGCAGATCATATTCGAGCAGGAGTTACAAACTACAATAAAGGCTCAATAGAATTTGAAAATGGTTCACGTATTGTAAGTGCTACAACAACAGGCAATACAGGACGTGGTATGAGTATATCATTATTATACTGTGACGAGTTTGCATTTGTGCAACCTAATGTTGCTACAGATTTTTGGACTTCTATATCTCCAACACTAGCAACTGGTGGTCGTGCAATTCTTACAAGCACTCCTAACTCAGACGAAGATACATTTGCTACCATATGGAAACAAGCAGAAGATAAATTTGACGAGCATGGCAACGAACAAGAATTAGGTAAAAACGGATTTCATAGTTTTCGAAGTTACTGGCAAGAACATCCTGACAGAGATGACGTTTGGAAAAAAGAAGAATTAGGACGCATAGGTGAAGAACGGTTCCGACGTGAATACGAATGTGAATTTTTAGTTTATGACGAAACATTAATTAATGCAATAAAACTTGCGGCAATGGAAGGTGGTAATCCTATTATTAATATGGGACAAACACGTTGGTATAAAAAACCTAGTCCAGAGTTTACATATGCAGTAGCACTTGATCCTAGTATGGGAACAGGTGGAGACAATGCCGCTATACAAGTTTTTGAACTACCAAGTTATGAGCAAATTGCAGAATGGCAACACAATACTACAGCAATTCCAGCACAAATAAGAATAATGACAGATATATGCAAACACATAGAAAAAGAAACAGGCGATCCAAATACAATTTATTGGAGTGTTGAAAACAACGGATTAGGGGAAGCGGCCTTAATTGTTATAAACGACTTTGGCGAAGAGAATATACCAGGATTGTTTGTGAGTGAACCTATAAGAAAAGGGCATGTAAGAAAGTTTCGTAAAGGATTTAATACCACACATAGTTCAAAAGTTACTGCTTGTAGTAGACTTAAAACTATGATCGAAAATGATAAAATGATATTACACAGCAAACCTTTCATTACTGAACTTAAAAATTACGTAGCAACTGGTTCAAGTTACCAAGCAAAACTAGGGCAAACAGACGATCTTATAAGTGCAACGCTGTTAGCCATAAGAATGATGGATGTATTAAAGGATTGGGATCCTAGAATCTATGATACTTTTAATCAAGCAGAGCAACATGGTGACTATGTTGAGCCAATGCCAATCTTCGTTACTAACAATTATTGATAAATATTAGCATGAAAGACTTAAATAAAATTGGCGAAGAACTGTTTTCTAAACTACGTGGTAGGTTCAAAAATATCACGATAGGCAATGAAGAAGGTATTACTACTAATATGCCAGCAGAATCACGTTTTTATGAATTTACATATGGTGATCAAGGTGGTAAAGTAAGTGTTAGTTTAGATGAAGATAGTGTTGTTGTAATGTATAGTGAAGACTTATTTGACTCTAACAACGCATCAATGAAAACAAAATGGTACGATTTTTTAAAAGAAATGAGAGTATTTGCCAAGAAAAGAATGTTAAACTTTGAAGTAAGAGACATACAAAAGTCTAACTTAGAAAAGAGAGATTACAAATTCTTATCTAATAAGAACGGAGATAACACCATGACAGAATCAACGATGTATGGAACTAGCAAAACTAGTTACCAGAATATAGCAGATGCAAGAATTTGTGTCAAGCATAGCGAAAACATAAACCAAGAACTAGCAGGCGGACGCTCACAAAAGATTGGAAGCATTTATATTGAAAGTGCAAACGGCGAACGTTTTAAATATCCATACAAACATTTGAATGGTGCTAGAGCGATGGCAATGCACGTAGCAGAAGGCGGCAACATGTACGATGACTTTGGCAAGCACATTGTTGGGTTATCAGAAGAAATGAACAAACTACGTAAGTTCAAAACATATATGTCAAGAAGCAGTGTCATGGCTGAAGGTCTTGCAGATTATATGGATGTTGTAAACGAGCGTATTGATACAGTTAAAAACACAGTAGCAAAATTACAAAATAAAAAATATTACAAAGAAGCAACTGACAATTTCCAAAGTGTTGTACTTGAAGAAGTTCCAGAAGATGTTGCTACAGATTGGACTGCACAACTTACAATCAAACAGTTCAATGAAGAACTTAAAAGTGTGTTCCCTTACATATATAAATTAGTAAGTGAAGCAAACAAAGTAAAAGAATTAGGACCAGAAGATTTATTAGGTGAAGAACTTAAAGATAAAGAAGATTACATGGCTAAGAAAAAAGCATTGCAAGATATTCAAATGAATCCTAACACACACAAAGATAAAAAATTAACGAAAGAACTTATGCGTAAAAAAGCAGAACTAGACGACCAAGGAAAATCCGCAGGATATAAAGAAGCAGACTCTATGGGAATGAACAAGTATGGACTTGCGGCAGAGAAAAAAGGCGATAAGTTTATCTCATATAGAAACGGTGAAAAAACAGGCGAGTTCGATTCTATGGAAGAACTTTCAAAACACCAACATGATTTAATTGCAGATGAATCAACTATTCCAACAGAAGCAGACATTGATGCAGGCTTTGAAAACATGATGGGCCAATTTGCTGAGAAATCAAAACCAGACTATATTGATATTGACAATGATGGTGACGAAGAAGAGCCTATGACAAAAGCAATTGATGACAAAGAAAATGATGACGATGAAGAAGCAGAAGAAGGCAATGCATTTGCTCATGCAGTACGCAAAGCAAAAATGGACGGTAAGAAAAAAGGTGATAAAATAGATCATCCAGATGATGACGAAGAAGATATCACACTAGAAAAAGAACAAAAAATGCCGTTACCAGAAAAGATTTTATCATTGTTTGATAGAGAAACAGGTGCTTTTCCAAAAGGCGAAACAGCAGTATTAACAATGGTTGAAAAAGACTATGGTGAAAACTTTATTGAGCCAGCAAAGCAGTTTATTGAAAAAATTATGCAAAAGTATGAAGATGTAATTACTGGTCCAGCAGTGCAAGAAATGGAAGCAGAGCATGAGCCAGAAAAAGTTACATTGGCTGTTACAGCAGATATAAACGCTTTAAAAAGAGCGGCAGGCATCGAAGAAACCAAAAGAACGGTATCTACCAACAAAGATTTGTTAAATATCAAAGCATTAGCAGGACTATAAAGGTCCTACTATAAGTTTTTTAAGTTTTTCTTCAAAAAAGACTTGACATTGTTAGCAGTTTAGTATATAATAACAACTGTGCTACTAACAAATTAAGGCACAAAGGCTATAAGGCAAACTACAGGAGGCATATATTATGGCATCATTAGCAGAGATCAGAGCAAAACTGAAAGAACAAGAATCACGCACAGGTGGTTCTCAAAGCGGCGGCGGCGATAACGCAATTTACCCATTTTGGAATATGAAGGAAGGCGAGAGTGCAACACTACGTTTTCTTCCTGATGGCAACGAAAACAATACGTTTTTCTGGACAGAAAGACTTATGATTAAATTGCCTTTTCCAAGTGTGAAAGGTGAAGCAGGTAGTAAGCCTGTTCAAGTACAAGTACCATGTATGGAAATGTATGGCGATACTTGTAATATCCTAAACGAAGTTCGTGGTTGGTTTAAAGATCCAAGTCTTGAAGACATGGGTAGAAAGTATTGGAAAAAGCGTTCATACGTATTCCAAGGTTTCGTAACTGAGAATCCAATTGGCGAAGATTCAACTCCAGAAAATCCAATTAGACGTTTTATTATTGGTCCACAAATTTTCCAAATTATTAAGCAGGCGCTTATGGATCCGGATATGGAAGAATTACCAACAGATTATACTGCTGGTGTAGACTTCCGTCTTAACAAAACATCAAAAGGTGGGTACGCTGACTACTCAACATCTAACTGGGCACGTAGAGATCGTCCATTAGGTGATGCAGAAATGAATGCCGTGAATAAAAATGGTTTATTCAATCTTAGTGACTTCCTTCCTAAGAAGCCAGACGAAATGGGTGTCAAAGTAATGCATGAGATGTTTGAAGCATCTGTTGACGGACAACCATATGATGCAGATCGTTGGTCACAATATTTCCGTCCATCAGGTATGGCGGCAAGAACTGGTGATCCAAACGTAGCACCAAGTCCTAATGCAACGGCTGTAAGTCAAAGTGCTCCGGCAGAAACTGCTCCAGCACCTCAAGCAACTCCTGCTCCAGTAGCAGAAACTGCTCCAGTGGCTCCGGCAACACCAGCGGCAGATGCACCTGCTGAAGGCAATGCAAGTGACATTTTGGCAATGATTCGCTCAAGGCAGAATCAATAAGAAATAATACCCAGTGCGAAACCGGAATAGAGATTCATGGTTTACCTGTCAACATTCCAAAAGCACTGGGATAACTTTAACAAGGAAAAACTATGGCTAAATCATTCGACGTTAGTAAGTTCCGCAAGGACTTAACTAAATCTATCTCAGGCATGAGTAGTGGCTTTAATGATCCTACAGATTGGATTTCAACAGGCTCGTATGCACTAAACTATCTAGTATCAGGCGACTTTAATAAAGGTGTGCCACTAGGTAAAGTAACAGTGTTTGCAGGTGAATCAGGCGCAGGTAAATCTTACTTTTGCTCTGGTAACATTGTAAAACACGCACAAGATCAAGGTATCTTTGTTGTATTAATTGACTCAGAGAATGCACTTGATGAAAGTTGGTTACAAGCATTAAACGTTGACACAAGTGAAGAGAAACTTCTCAAACTAAACATGTCAATGATTGATGATGTAGCAAAAACTATATCAACATTTATGGATGACTACAAAGCAATGACGGAAGAAGACCGTCCTAAGGTATTGTTTGTAGTTGATTCGTTAGGTATGTTACTAACACCTACTGATATCGATCAGTTTAACAAAGGTGATATGAAAGGTGATATGGGTCGTAAACCTAAGCAGTTGACCGCACTTGTTCGTAACACAGTTAATATGATTGGTTCACATAACGTAGGCTTAGTATGTACTAACCACACTTATGCATCACAGGATATGTTTGATCCAGATGATAAGATTAGTGGCGGTCAAGGCTTTATCTATGCATCAAGTATTGTTGTTGCAATGAAAAAACTTAAATTAAAAGAAGACGAAGCCGGTAACAAGATATCAGAAGTACGTGGTATTAGAGCAGGCTGTAAAGTAATGAAGACACGTTACAGTAAGCCATTCGAAGGCGTACAAGTAAAGATTCCATATGAAACAGGTATGAATCCTTATAGTGGTCTTGTTGAATTATTTGAGAAAAAAGGCTTGTTAGAAAAACAAGGTAATAGACTCAAGTACATTGATATGAAAGGTGAAGAACATATCGACTATCGTAAAGCATGGATAGGCGAAAAACTCGATTTGATTATGTCGGAATATGCTGAAAAAACAGCACCTGTGGTAAATACCGAAGAAGATGATGCGGTTCTAGCAGAAACTGAAAATCAAATTGAGGAACTTTCTACACATGAATGAAGAACAAATACAGGAAGTCTGGACGTTATTTAAAGAATATCTAGATAAAAAACATATCGAAACTGCGGCAGAACGTTATGTAGATCTGTTAGCGGATATGGGAACGCAAGATAACACATTCAATGAATCAATGGGATCTTGTGAAATACTTGATAATGCAATTAGGTATTACTTAGACGATGACGAAGAGGTATACGATGATGAAGATGGATTTAATTGGGATGAATAATGTGGTATAGTGAAGTATCTAGAAACATAAACAGGATACCTGATGCAGTTGCATACTTTGAATCAGAACTAAATGATGCAAAGAATGAAGTAAAACTTAAAGGTAATGTTGAACGTGCTTCTAGTGCAATGCCAGGTATTGTTGAACATAGATTCAACCAACTTCAAGAAATTGAAGCAATCTTAAATTATTTGAATATCGAACTACGTAGATTGCGTAGTTCGTATTTCAAAAAATATCTTGAAAATTATCAACGTGCTTTGTCTAGCAGAGATGTTGAGAAGTATGTCGACGGAGAAGCAGATGTCGTTGACTATGAAAAAATTATAAATGAATTCGCCCTCATGCGTAACAAATGGTTAGGAGTCTTAAAAGGCCTTGACCAGAAGCAGTGGCAGATAACTAATATTGTAAAGTTAAGAGTCGCTGGCATGGAGGACGCATCTGTTTAATGTACACATTTGTTACTAGCCTAAACAAGGCATATTGGAATTCAACTTCCAAAATTAATATTAATAGTTGGGTAGAATGTTTACCTGACGATGTAAACATTGTAATTTACAGTGAAGAAGATATCGACATTGGTATTTTTCCAGAGCCACGTGTAAGTTTAAAGCCACTATACAACTGCAAACCATTATTAGAGTTCATGAATAAACATAAAGATGATCCGCATTATAATGGACAAATTGGCTGTAAGTTAGAAGGTAGTAGTAAATCATTTAAATGGAAGGGCATAAAATTTGCACACAAAACATTTGCAATCTTTGAAGAAGCAAAACATTTAGAAAAAGGAAAACTTTTTTGGTTAGATGCAGATGTATTAATGCATAATACTATTGATCATGAATATTTAGATTATCTATTACCTGATACAAAAGCAATATCATACTTAGGACGTCCAAAAGAATATGACGAATGCGGGCTTATGGGATATAATTTAAACACTACATTTGCAAAAGATTTTTTAAAAAGATATGAAAATGAATACGAAGGTGGCTTAGAACATCTTCGAGAAACACACGATAGTTGGATATTCTTTCAATTAAGATTAGGTTATGAAGATCAAACACCTTTCTTAAATTTAAATCCTACACCTAAAGACAACAAAAGCCCATTTAATAATAGTGGGATTAATAGTCATATGGTACATACAAAAGGTAAAAGCAAAGAAAGATTACAACAAAAATTCCTTAAACGTTTTGCATTACAAAAGGCAAGAGAACAACGAGAACTATTAAATGGCTAAAGGACGTATTAATCCAAATATTCCTATACATCTAGGAGGACATGCAGATAAAACACATAAAGATAGAGGAACACTATGTTGGGCTATTGAAAAACTTCAAGTACAATCTTTATTAGATGTTGGGTGTGGCCCAGGAGGCATGGTCGAACTTGCTGACAAATTAGGTGTTAGTGCTTATGGTATCGATGGAGATTATACTCTTGAAAGATACAATGAATCAAAATTTATGATACACGACTTTACAAAAGGACCTGCTCCTGTAAGTGGTAATTATGATTTAGCATGGAGTGTTGAATTTGTAGAACATGTGTACGAAGAATATATACCTAACTATATACAGGCAATGCAAAAGTGTAAATTTTTAATTATGACTTATGCACCTGTAGGACAAGGCGGGCATCATCATGTGAATGAAAATACAGAAGAGTATTGGATAAAGACTATGTCTAATTATGGTTTCAAATACCTTAAAGACTTGAGCGAAGAAATGCGTAGGCATTCTACAATGGGTACAAAAAAGAAACATAGATTTCTTGCAAGAACAGGATTACTTTTCAAAAATGAACGTAGTAGCAATTAAAGAATTACTATGGAGTTGGCATCCTTTACCTAGCAC